TAAGGGGTAAACCCCTTAACAACCCAGTTAAAGAGTATAATGATTTTCAAATCTTTTGTCAAGAAAAAATTTTAACTAAAATTCTTTTTAAAAAAGTATTGACAAACGCTATAACTATAGTTTATAATATAGCCAACACATAAAAGAAAGGATATTACATGGAACCAATTACAGCAGAGAAAGCGCGCGATATGCGATATGTCGCATTAAAAAAGAAAAAAGAAGAGCGATTTAAGAAAGCTCAAGAATATGATTATTTTACTATTGTGATGGAAGAAATTGAGAAAGCTGCCAATGACGGCAAGAACAGCGTAGACTTCTATCCACATGTCTCAGACTTCTATGATGAAATCATCCAGAGTGGCAGCATCGTACCAGCCGCCGATAAAGATTTTTCAAATGTGCAAAAAGAAATCTTTGCAGCTATTGAAGAGTCTCTTGGCTATGACGTAACACGCAATGAACACTATCAAGTAACTTATTTCCGTGGCGTTGACCGAATTGATATTACGATTAGTAAGTATACTATCTATTGGTAGGCAAAAATGAAGCATACGCTAATTTTAATGTGCGGCGTAACGCAAAGCGGCAAGTCTGTATTTGCTAAGGCGATTCAAGATTCGCATGAAGACTGCATAACGGTTAAGCGAGACAATTGCCGCATGTATAATTCAGAAGATGCTGAGACAGTTGACAAGCGTTTCTATAATGCTGTCAACATCGCTTTGAAGTCACATCGCTATGTTGTAGCAAATGACCGCAACATTAATCGTCTTAAACGTGATAAGTTTTTCAATAATGTAGATTACAAAGGTTGCGAAGTAATTTGCGTTTGGGTTGAAACTCCGCAAAACGTTGCGATTGCGCGAAATCAGAATCGTGATAAATATCATCGTCTAAGCGAAGAAGAAATTGCAGATATGTATAAATACAAGGTATCGCCGCAAGACAATGAACCGTTTGACAAGATTGTATTTATCTCCGAACAGCAGAACTACGCTATCGGCACAAGCAATATGCGAATCTTGCCAATTATCGAACAATTAAAGGCAATCTAGTTACAATTGAATATTGAAGTAAACTACGATGAAAGGTTATAATGTTTAAAATTATTATTTTCGCTATTGGTGTTATTATCGTACTTGCGGGAATTATCGCTTGTCTATCTTTCTTTAGGGAAGATGAACATGAAGAACGCACGCCATTCAGTCTTCGAGTTGTGATTGTTGTCTTTGGCTTAATTGCTGTTATTCTGAGCTGCGTTTATTCTCAGGACGTTGGCGAGGTAGTTGTTCTTCGTTCTCTTGGCGGCAACCTTGCTGGGTCTACGACCGAAGCTGGTTTCCACTTTACTGCGCCTTGGAACGATGTGATTACGTTCGATACACGCAATAACTTAATCAATTTCTACGGTGATGGAACTGATTACTCTTATGATGGTGGCTCCGCAGAAGGCCCCTGCGTAACTGTAAACGACAAGTCCGGTTCTTCTGCAAATGTAGATATTCAGATTAACTATAGTCTTGACCCCAAGACTGCTGAGTATCTTTACACCGAGTACGGCACTCAAGAGAACTTCACTAAGAACTACGCAGCTAACGACCTTCGTTCTGTAGCACGTGAAGTCTCTGGTCAGTTTGATACTATCACTATGCTAACTGACCGCGCACAGTATACTAAGGCTGTCCAAAAGGCTCTTGAAAAGAAGTGGTCTAAGATTGGTCTTACCGTTGAGCAGGTAAGTGTTCAGGATATTTCTTATGCAAAGTCTATTACTGATGCTTATGCTGATTCTCAGGCCGCAGAGGTAGAGAAAGCCAAGGCCCAGAATCAGCAGGAAACTGCTAAGATTAAGGGTGAAACTAAGGTTATCGAAGCTACAAAAGAAGCAGAAGCCAATCGTGTTCTCAATGAGTCCCTTACCGATAATGTTCTAACCCAAGAGTATATTGATGCTCTAAAGGAAATGTCCAAGAATGGCAACACTGTCGTTGTGCCGCAAGGGTCAACTCCTGTAGTTAATACAAAATAATATGAATTAGTCCCAAAGTTTCTATTGACTTTGGGACTTTTTTGCTATATAATAGACTTAAATAAAATCCAAGAGAAAGAGATAAAATGGATATTGGGTCTGTTACAGTTATTTGTATCACTGTTCTTGTAGTTGCGGCCATTACTGGGAAATGCTATATGGAGCATATAGCGTTAGAGACTAGAAAGATTCGTTCTAAAGCAAGTCTGCAGCAGAAAAATCTTGACAATGTTCCTTATACTTGCGATAATATTTGGAAGAAAAAGTAATGATTAGTTTTGCTATTGGTTTCTTTGTAGGCTATGTAGTAGCTTGTCTAATGTTTAATTCTAGGGAGTAAAAATGGCGGATTGTCTATTCGTTCTATATATGCTTTTTGTATGCAGTTATTCATATGTAGCATTTGCCGCACGATTTGAGAAATTTCGTTTTGAAATCTATAAAGCGTTTCTTGATATGCTTCAACTTTTGGCGTAAGGATTATTATGCGTGATGTGAATCGAATCTATGATATTCTTGTAAAGTTTCAAGACCTTTGGGAGCAGTATCCTGACCAGCGTTTTGGGCAGATTATCTCAAATTATCTTGTAACAGACCGTGAGGATATTTTCTATATTGAGGATGATGAAATTTCTCAACGCCTTACCGACCAGCTTTCAATGATTGAGTGGTAATATGAACGTAAATTGTCTATTAGCAGCCATGAAAGATGTTTTGAAAGAAAATTCATATGTATCATTTGCATTATATGATATGCCTAACATGCGCACAGAATCAGTTCCGTTGAATGAATGGTTAATTGACCCAGAAGACGAAATCTTAAAAGCCAACGTAATTAATTTCGATATTAAGATTGATAAAAATTATGGTTATTTAATGTTCACTATCTTTATCACTATGTAAAGGATATTATGATTACTCAGTATGGTTACAGCACAGAGTTTTGCGAGACGGCAAAACGAAACGTTATTGACGCATATAAAAAGTGGTCTGATGAAGAGATTAAAGCTGACCTACAAAAGAATAGACTACCGATGGTTTCTATCTTTATGAATGTTGGTTATAATATCAACATTGCAAGTGGCATCCGTGCGCACAATGCTTTCTTGGGTAAAGAAGTCTACATCGTTGGCCGCAAGAAGTGGGATAGGCGTGGCTCTATCAGTACTCATAGGTATGAAACTGTATATCATGCTGATGATTTTGATGAAGTTCTTAAGATTCTTCATCCTCTTGGATATACTGTTTTTGCTGTAGATAATATTCCAGAGTACAATCCTAAGAATATTTATGACGCTGATATTCCAATGAAGTCTGCGTTTGTATATGGCAATGAATGTGACGGTTTGCCAAAAGAAATCATTGATAAATGCGATGAAATGATTTATATTCGTCAATATGGTTCTTGCCGTTCATTGAACGTTGCGCAAAGCGCAGCCTGTTGCATGATGGAATACTCTCGACGCTATAGGATGAAAGGTTAATATGCGTTATTGCAAAATTCAAACTATTGTAAATGATATTCCATATACTCTATATGGACAATTTGATAATCTTATTTCGTATGATGAAATTGAATATTATATCTCCGAAGCGATTGACCTTAACATCGAAGACGATGAAGAAGAGCTTGACCTTGAAGCTATGCTGATGGATGATGGTGGCACAGAGTTCAAGTGCGAAGATATGTCTTTAAATGACTGGCTTTCCACTGTTATCTGTGACTACAAGCACGTGCGGCCAATCCTTCAAATTTATGCCTTGGGCAATCTTATGGACAACATGGTTTCTATCTATCGTTCATATAATGAAGATATTAGCAAAACTCCGCAATATCTATATCTAAGTGGCGAAGTCAGCAAAGATGAAGGTCGTAAGTATTCTGCCGCATGTGTAGTATCTCCAGACAAGCAGCGTGTTGAAATAATCGAAGAAGGCTGGAAAGACCTTCTCAGCCGTATCAAGCGTGACGGCAACATGGGTGGAGTATATATCAAGACAGGCATCTTCACTGTATTCGATGTGCCGCAAGAGGACTATGAGCGATATAAGAAGAATACGGAATTAGTACTAGATTAAAGGTGGGATTCTATTGAACAACAGTATCCAAGTTAACATTTCTATCCCTCGTGGTATTGATGCAGTCAATGTATTAGGCCCATCAGATAGATATGTTAAGGCCGTTAAAGAGCAAATTGATGACTCTCTGCGTGTTAATCTTGGACGCTCTAAGGAAGAAAATAATATTGTCATTTTCGGTAAGGAAAAGTCTGTCCATCAAGCCCAAGAGGTATTTGAAAAGCTGATTGAAATTGCCTGCTCAAAGGATGATATTAGTACGGACGAAGTACAGCTTCTTGCCAAGCAGAGTGCTGATGGCGGCATTTTCGATAATTCAGATTCATCTACTACGATTCTAAAATATGGCAAGAAGGAAATCAAAGTCCGCACAGAAGGTCAGCTTGAATATCTAAATAGTATGCGGCACAACGCTATCACTATTTGTATCGCCCCTCCAGGTGCGTCCAAGACCTATACAGCTGTATGTTATGCACTATCTCAGCTGATTAGCAAGAACGTAGATACTATTGTTATCTCTCGTCCTATGGTTTCCGCAAAAGGAGAAGCAGATTTAGGCGCACTACCCGGCACTGCCGATGAAAAGTTTTCACTATATGCGCTGCCTATGATGGATGTATTTGAACGAGTTCTCGGTCGTGAGAAACTTGATTCATATATCGAGAAAGGCAAGATTAAAATGCTACCGCTAGGATATATGCGCGGATGTTCTTTATATAAGACTTTTCTTCTCGTGGACGAAGCAGAGAATATGAATACAATCCTAGGTAAGCTAGCAGTTACACGCCTTGGAGAAGATTCTAAGATTGTTCTGTGCGGCGACTTGGTTCAGCAAGATTCCAAAGGAGAAAGCGGCCTTGAATATCTTGCCAATAGTCTGAAAGATGTATCAGGTATCGGCGTAATTCGTATGACAGAAGCAGATGTTGTGCGCCATGCGCTTATCACTAAGATGCTAAATGCCTTTTCCGCATACGATGAAAAATAATCTTGACTTTTGGATTATTTTATTTTATAATATATCTAGATTAAGAAAGGATGCGGTCATATGAATTGGAATGATTTATCACCAGAAGCTAAAATCTATATTGAGTTAAGCCCTGTAGAGTTTGCAAAAACTTCTATGGCCGCTTCTATCTCTCTACTGGATAAAGCCAATAGCACGAAAGAGTACGAGCGTATTATCACTAATTGCGTTGACTTGTTGACCTTGTGCGGCAAGTCGATTGGCTATCATCCTAATTTTACTTTGGTGAAATAAAGTTCTTGACAGCTGATACATCTTATGATATTATATAGTATATAAGATGTGAAAGGATTTAATAAATGGCTGAGTTTACTAAGCATGATATGAAGATGTTCGATTTGGCGCGAAAGGCGGCACTGGAATCTACATATGAACCTTTTAAACTCGGTGCGGTAATCTCATACAAGGGACGAGTTATCGCTTCTGGTCATAATAGTCGTAAGACTAATCCTTTGCAAAAAAAGTATAATCGTAAGTATAGGACTTTTAGGTATAATGGTAAGCCTATTTATGATTATTTGCACGCTGAAATGGATTGTTTGCTCAATATTCCAAAGTGCATTGATGTAAATATCAATTATAGCAAAGCAAATATTTATATTTATCGCATTTCACCCGGTAAGCCGCTTCTTATGGGAAGAAGTTTTCCATGTGCGGCATGTCTTAATGCTTTGCGAGATAAGGGTATTCGTCATATCTATTATACTGATGATAACGGTCTAGCATTTCAAGAACTTTACTAAGGTGATAGTATGTTTATTGTAATTATTGGAATTGTTGCTATTTTTCTTTTTTCTGTATACGCATATTACTATGGAAAGCGATTTAAGTAATGCATTGTATGATTATTCCTGATAAGGAAATGAACGATTATATTACTAGGTATGGTGGTAAGGATATTACGTTTGTATGGTGTGAGCAGTATACTACCCTTGTAGATTTTGTGAATGGAAAACGTTATCCTGAGCATGATGTATACGATGCAATTGTGCCACATTTTTCTAGGCTTCATGGTGATGATGAAACTAAGAAAATTATTGGCAATGCTATTTTACATGACAATTTGACAGAAGCAACTCAGATTTATCATGACGCTAGCCGCAAAGTTTACATCATCACTTATTAAATATCTCCCCGTAACTTAAGTGCATAAAGCCAGGTCCTCTAAACCTAATCATGCGAGTTGGAGTCTCGCCGGGGAGTCCACATATAATATCTCTAAATGAGATTTTATATATTAGACAGCATTTTTCTTTGAAAGGATTTATTGTGAAAATTCGTGACTGGGACGAACTTGAGTATAACGATGATGATACTTTTGAAAAGTTTTCCCACAAAGCAAAGCTAATTCGTCAGCGCAAAGACGATACTTACAAAGCAAAACGTAAGGAAAAGTTAGAGCGTATGGAATTTGAAGAAAATGCTACAAAGGGAGAGGATTAATTCCTCTCCCTTTTTTGTATAAAAAAATATTTGCCGCACACCTATACATATGATATAATATTATTAAACCAAGAGAGAGGAAGATAAATGAACGAAGTCGATATGTTGCGTAATAGCTCGCTTGTGCGCGAGAAGCATCTTGCCAATGGAATCTCGTCCTTCAACTTCTCCAACAAGTGCTTCTTCGACAAGGCATGGAACTCCACCAATATAAAGGCGCGAGGACTTTTCGTGAAAGATAATGAGGTTATTGCTCGTTCGTACAATAAGTTCTTCAACATCGGAGAGCGCCCTGAGACTGAAATGGATAGCCTGCGCGAGAACCTTGTGTTCCCTGTGTGCGCATACGTTAAGTCCAATGGGTTCCTTGCGATGATTTCTGCTGACCCTACTGAGGACGGTAAGCTGTTCATCGCATCCAAGAGCACGAATGAGGGAGATTTCGCTGGATATATCCGTGACGTTCTGGATAAGACGCTGACCACTGCGCAACAGGCAGAGTTTTCGGACTATCTGCGTAAAAATGGCTGCACCGCTGTCTTTGAGTGCATTGACCCTATCCATGACCCGCACATCGTGGAGTATACCCACCCTCACCTTGTGCTTTTGGACTTGGTGTACAATGATTTCGACTATAGCCATGCGGGGTACTATACCCTTATTGATGTAGCTGGACATTTTGGATTCTATTGCAAGGTTCTTAGCAAAGTCATTGCTAACTGGCAGGAGTTTGAAGCCTTCATTGACAAGTGGGCCGCACGTGCATACATCGAGGGCTTCGTCTTTGAGGATGCAGACGGTTTCATGGTAAAGTATAAGACTCCGTGGTACAAGAACTGGAAGCAGGCTCGTGGAGTTTTGCAGCAGGTTTGGACTGGACGAGACATCGAAACCATTAAGAATATCAAGAACAAGTTAGCCTTTGAACCTCGTCTCATGGATGCAATTCCTGAGTTCGTGGAAGAGTGCCGCGAGCAGGGTCGCGGAACCTGCCCCTCGGTAATCGAGCTGCGTAATTGGTTTGAAAATTAATCTTGACTATTGGCTATATCATATGCTATAATTATGGTATAGCCAAGAGAGAGGAAAAGATATGATGGCTTTTTACAATACTGCTATTCTGCATCTTGCAAACTATTATCTTGAGCATCGTGACGATGGTTCTGGGTATCATGCTGATGGTGCAATTTACATGATTCACGTCATCTATGGCGTGCGCGTAGAGCGTGTTTCCGCTGACATGTTCAAGATTGCCGACCTTTTGATGGAGGACTAGTATGCTGCACATGGACAATTCTGTTGGCAATCCCATGATGCTTATGGCGACTGAGGAAGAGCTTGAGCAGAAGGTGAATTATATTATCGAAATGATTGAAACTGAATATGATGGGCGTGCTTCTGCCGATATTGTCTATGACCTCTTGGATTACTATGATGTCGAGACTTCTGATTTGCCGCAATGGTTGTGGAATCGTTTGGCCGCATATCTTTACTAATTTTTAGGGTGATTGTCTCTTGACAATTGCCCTTTTTTGTTATATAATATATATTAGTTTATTATGAAAGGAATGATATATGATTAAATTGGCAATTCCATTTCAATTGAATGGCGAATTGAACGATGAAGTCAAAGAGTTCAACATTCTCTTTTACAAATCTCGCAATTCAATTGAAGATTTAATTGATTTTGTGCAGGAGTATGCGGACACTCGTATCAATCTGGAATTCCCAGAAGGTATCCATATGCCAACAGTTAAGTCAATCAACAAGGTATCAGATAAGATTTATGTTCGTGTAGCTCCCGCAGACATTACAAAGGCCGCAGAACTGAAAGAGAACTCATACAAGTTCTTCTTCAATCAGGATATGAAGGTTCCTACATACTCATGTCTGGAATCTTTCATCAAGCTAGGTGTATCAGATGTATATATCGCAGATGATTTATGCTATAATCTAAAGAATGTTCATGATATTTGCCAAGAGAACGATGTTCAGATGCGACTAATCTTAAATCAAGTGCCGTCAATGACACTCGACCGTGGTATCAATCCAAAGGCTCCTATCTTTATGCCAAAAGATATGGATATTATCAATCCTTACTTTGATGTTTTTGAAATTGAGTGCGGCCTGCCATATGATTGGGCTAAGTTTGATGTTCTATATCGTGCGTGGTTCATCAATAAATATTGGCATGGTCAAATGAGTGAAATCAATGAAGATGTTGATATGGACTTCCATTGTGATGCAATTCATCCAAAGTTCACCGCAAGTAAGATTGACTGTGAGCGCCGTTGTTGTAAGCGTCTATCAAATCATTGCAATAAGTGTGAAGATTTTCTGTCTCTTGGTGAAGTCTTAAAGAAAAAGCAAATTCGATTCACAAATTAACTTGTTGGGCAAATGGTTATAATCTTTTGCCCATATTTTTTATATATTTTTAAGCAATCGTCTTGTCGTATAAGAATAGAAAGAGGAATTATCCGAATGAAATTCATTAAAAACAAAACGAAAGCATTGGCTACGTGCCTATCCGTAGTGGCACTGGCTGGCGTGACAAATGCTTTTTGTGTGAACGAAGCAAATGCAATCGTTGTTAATGACGAAATTACAAATGCGGTAGTCCGCACAACTACACTTGATGCTATGATTCCATATAAGGAAGATGGGTATGACAACGCTCAGACATGGCTAGTCGATAAATGTAACATGAAAAACTCACAGCATGAGGATGTTATATTTATTATTCAAAATTACGGAGATTATCTTGAACAGAATGACATTCTTGAGATTCAAGATATTATGGAGAAGCAATCTGTTTGCGATACAATTACCGAGTTAAAGCAATACAAGGCTCGACTTGATGGCTGGAAACAATATGGCGCAGACAAGAAACAGAAAGCACTCCAAGAGAAGAAAGAAGCGGAAGAACGTGCGGCTCAAGAAGCTGCGGCACAAGCAAGTTATCAGAATCAGCAATATAGCTCATATAGCGCACCTAGTTATTCATATGCTGACTACTCTTGGAACGGTTCGGCACGTGACTTCATCGTTTCTAAAGAAAGTGGCGGCAGTTATAGTGCCACCAATGGACGCTACTATGGCGCATATCAGCTTGATATTTCTTACCTTAATGGAGACTTGTCCCAAGAAAATCAGGACAGGGTAGCAGAGCAGTATGTATCCAATCGGTATGGTAGCTGGGAAAATGCGGCTGCACATTGGCAGTCTCATGGTTGGTATTAAAAATTTTTTAAGAAAATAGTTGACTTCTAGAAAAATATTTGCTATAATATTAACGAAGTTAAAGGAACAAAAGAATTAAAAGGAGAAGTAAATGGCAGAATCTTATGGTCTAAACTTTAATCTTGCTATGACTACAAATGAGGATGGTGTTGTAGACCTAGGTGTACATGTAACTGATTCTGACGGTCTTGACCTAGACCACAAAGCTAGCGGCAAGGACGGCATGAAAGTAATCAATGAGATTACCAGCACCCTTACCCGCGAGCTTATGGCTGTTTCAAATGGCCGCAAGCAGAAGAAGGATAAGGAAAAGGCTGAAAAGCTAGAGAAGGAGCGCGCAGAGCGTGCAACCAAGCTAGCAAATCTCAAGGAACAGGCAGAGAAAATCAAGAAGCAGATTGCCGACCTTGAGAAAGATGCTAAGGCCGCTGAGTCTGTCCGCACAAACCGTCCTTCCTATGAGAGTCTTCTTGACCAAGACTTTGCTCGTCTACTGAAGATTTTCGGTTAAAAAAGTACTTGCCAAGAGGTTTAAGAAGTTATATAATATAGTTAAAGAAAGAGAGAGGAAGGTATCATGGATTTGTTCGTCAAAGATAAATATTACAATATTGACTCGAAGCGCGACTTGGACGTTTGCTTGAAAGAGAACGGCTTCAACTATGATGAACTAGAGTCCATGATGCTTTTTAATTATCACAATACGAACTACGCAACTGGCGTTGAAGGTCTTATTGGCGATGATTTGTATGAGGTACAGCACGCCATCAATTCTGAGTTGAGTGACCTAGCTGACGAGATTAACAATCTCAATGGCCGTTCTTGTAAGAACAACACTCGTGCGGATATTGCAAATCGACTTCGTGATATTTACTCTAATCTTATGGACTTAAACCTCTCCTGTCAAGTGTATGACAGGGACACGCTGTAAGGAGCTTTTTATGGGACAAGACATTCACGTTTATCTTGCTCGCAAGACTAGCGAGTATGCACGAAAGAATGGATGCGAGAAGTATTATCCGGTAGAGTTGTTTTCTCAGTATTACGATAACGACGATGATAATGTTGTGTATAGTTATGCCGAGCCATACAATGGCCGCGATTATGAGCTGTTTTCTTGGCTCATGGACGGTAATGGCCGCGCATATGTAGATGAAGCTGACCATCCTATCGGTAAGTATCTTGAGTATGATGGTCTTGTGCCGCAAAAGATTCTCAAAGAGTGGGAAGACTGGGAAGAGAGTGGCGCATATGGATATAATGTTGTCACGCTTGCTGATATTATTGACCATTATAATATGATTGACTCTCATAAGTATGCAGTTAATGATATGCTCGGAAGTCATTCCTCTAACAATGAACTTAAAGATAGTGTCGGTGATTTTATCGAAGACATTAAGCGTTATTGTAGCATTGAAGGAGCATATTATCTAACTCCGCAAGATATTCTTGTTGTCTATTGGTTTGACAGCTAAAAAAAGTTCTTGACAAACGTTGAACCAATATGGTATAATATTTTTTAGTACAAGATAAAAGTTTTGGGCAAAAGTTTATAATTTTTGTTGCACAACTTTTATATTGTATAGTGGTGTTAGAGCCTGCAAGATTTCTAGAGTATTGCAGGCTCATTTTTCTTTTAACATTCTGAGCAGGGCTAGTATAACAGTAATACATTGCTCTTGTAAAGCAAAGCACAGGGGGCAGCACCCTGGCCCTGCTCAGAGTGCTAATCTTAGACACTCTCCAAGTGATTATAGTAGAGCGAACTTTGAACTCGTCTGTGCTATAATCCCAAGTCAATTTAGCGGTTTGGGCAGTCGCTATATAAATTTGCCCACTTTTGGCTCTTAGTTCAACAGTAGAACATATGACTCTGAATCATAAAATTTCTGGGCAGCACAGAAAGAGCCAGCCCGGTTAAAAAAATTACTTGACAAACGCCAAGTAATTTTATATAATATAGTTAACAAATCGTGAAGGTGAAGATGTGGGTTCGACTCCCATCCCAGCCCAGTGAGGTAGGGTAGTTGCAATTGGTGAGAATAGCACCTAGCGATATGTTATATTCCAGGACTTGGGGAGAGGTTATCGCTGCAAGGTAAATGTCTCCCGACTTCTATGGTCTTTTGCAGGGACTATAGATTAAAGGGTTGGCGGTTCTCCCAGTTTGAAACCGTCCACGTGATTATATTATCTTGTGCGTGCAAGGTTTTATATATGCCGTCTCTGTAGCCGTAGACAATGCGGGCCAGCGCATACTTGAAAAGAAGCGCCTAGGGGAAGAGGAATCTGGTATGTTTTGGTAGTTTTTAAACCTCGGCAGATAGGAAAACTACCGATATATGCGGAGTGGTGAAAAGGTATCACAGTTGTTTCATATGCAACAGTTAGAAGTTCGACTCTTCTCTCTCGCCACCTTGTTATAAAAAATTATTTGACAATCGGTTGAATAATTTGATATAATATATCTAGAAGGAAAGGGAAAAAGGATAGTCAACAGTACCGTCAACAAACCAGTGACCCTGCGGCTAATAATTGCCAACACCCACAGAGTGTAATACTCAGTACGCTGTTAGGTTTGACCAAATGTTTTCTTCTAGTGTAGTAAACCAAGAGAAAGGTAAGAAAGAATGGCACAGTCAATCGAGACGATGGAGCAGCGTTATCAGATGCTTATCAATCGCAAGGGTAAGAACTCAGAGAATGTAGGTATTATGCGCAAGCTACGCCGCAAGATTAACAAGGCAAAGCAGGGTATTATTCTTTCTTAATTAAAATATTTGATATGCGTAACGAGAATTCAGTTACTTCTTGAAGACAACATTTTATTTTAAAGATGCGGTACGCCGCACTTATAGTCTGAATTCAATTTTTCCGCATATTTTTCTTGACTTCTGGAATATATTATGATATAATATATTTAACCAAGAGAAAGAGGAACTTATGAAGAAGTTCGTTATCTGCCGTGAAAAGACTTGCGGCATCTATTCGATTCGTGTCAACACAGACTGCTCTACAACTCGTTTTGAAATCATTAAAGATTTTGATACGTTTGAAGAAGCAGATACTTATCTTCATAAGTATTTCTTTTATCTAAAGTAATCCGTTCTATTGGAGTGTAATTCAGTTGGTAGAATGTTGTTAATTCAACGTGTCGCAAGTTCGAGTCTTGCCGCTCCAATAGAACTGATGTGGCTTATCTACTCTGCTGGAGTGTAGCTCAATGGTAGAGCACGCGGCTGTTAACCGCATTGTTGTAGGTTCGAGTCCTACCATTCCAGCAGAGTGGATAGCTACTTAATTATCCAAAAGCAGAAAAGGAGCTTTGAATGTCCTTGTACTATGGTAAAGCAGAAGACTTGGAACGCAAGTATGCTTATATTCCTGACGATGCGGCCAATGCTCCCGCTCGTAAGAAGAAAAAGACAGTGAAGAAAGCCAAGCACAAACATCTGTATGACAAGAGTATCGTTATCAATTACTTTGATAAGTACGCTGGTGTATGGACTTACGCTTATAGGAATGTTTGTCCTATTTGCGGTCGTATTGGCGAATTCGTTGACAAAGAGGGAATCATTCAGAAGACTTTCCCGCACGTCAAGCCAAGCTGGTTTGGTTTTGCTGTTGCTTTTGGACATAATGACGAATTTGCGGAATTCACCGAGTGGTCAAAGACTTGGTATCCTGTAATTGTTTGGAAAGATTATCAGCCACTTGATGATAAGTTCATTCCAGACGAGTATTTTGACCAGCTTGGAATTCAAAAGCAGACCGATTAAAATCATATTAGTATGCCTTACCTTGGGTTGGTGGAACTGGTATACACACTATTCTCAAAAAATAGCGCCGTAAGGCATTCGGGTCCGACTCCCGAACCCAAGACAAGGCATACTAGAATTGCCGCAGTATCCCCCTAAAGACAGGGTCTTGACTGTAAATCAAGTGTCTCAGACTGGCTAGGAGCGTTACCTAGATGCGGCACCAGACAATTATAAAATACGTGATTAAGATTCAGTTACTTCGCATTGTTAACTGTTTTAGAGACTGAATCTAATTTCTCCGTATTTATTTTATTTATTATAATGCGTGATTAAGATTCAGTTACTTCATATGTTTGGGTTTATGTATTGTGACACTGAATCTAACTTTTCCGCATTTATTTTTATTAACATAATGCGTGATTATAAATCAGTTACTTCATTCTGGAAAAATGCGCTTGCTGGTTCGACTCCAGCCTTTGTGTCGGTACACATTTAAACTGATTTAGGCTTTTCCGCATTTATTTTATTGAATATGCGATGCGTGATAATGTTTCAGCTACTTCATATCTACATTCGGCTGATAACCAACACTGAAACTCCTATCTCCGCATCGCTTTCTCTTGTGTGGCAAGTGATTAGTAAAGAGTTACTTCATATGTATTTAAACAAGAGCAGCTTTCATTAGAAAGTAGCACCCACACTTTTTACACTATTTCCTTGCCATTATTTGTAAACCCCTTCCTCGTCTATATAGTGTGCGAGCTATGTAGATGCAAAAGTGCGTGATGATTATTCAGTTACTTCATATAGCAATTTTTATGACCAACAGCACTGAATAAACTTTTTCCGCACGCTTTGAAATTTTTATAGGGACTCGAAAAGAGTCCCTATTTTTTTATTGACTACTGGCTATATATTATGTTATAATATATTTAAGAAATCGAAAGGAGATTCAATGAGCGTCTTTGTTGTAAGTGACACCCATTTTCAGCATCAGCGAATTTGTGATTATTGTCCAAAATCGCGTCCGTTTGATACGGTTGAAGAAATGAACGAAGCAATTGTAAAGAACTGGAATTCCATTGTCTCTCCTGACGATGTAGTTTATCACCTTGGCGATTGTTTCATGGGTCAGATTGAGACTGTAACTGAGTACGGTTCGCGTCTCAATGGTGAGGTTCACGTCATTCCCGGCAACCATGATACCAAGAAGCGCATTGCTGAAATGGAAAAGCTCGGTTGGATTATCGAGAGCAAGACCTATGGTTTTGAATATAATGATACCAATTTTATTATGATTCATGAGCGTCCAGAGGAAATGCGTGGAGACAGCGCCAATATTATTCTCTATGGTCATGTCCATGACGCTGCCCCGAAGGGTCTTGTTGATTGGACGTATCATGTTGGTGTTGATACGAATGACCTCACTCCTGTGAACATTCATGACATTTGGCTTGATGTCCAAGAGAAGAAGATTGAGCTGGGAGAGTAAACATGTCTAAGTATGGGCCAATGAAGATTTGCCAGAATTGTCGATATTACGTAAATTGCAGCTGTTATCGCTTTCCTCCGCAAGTAGTCCTCGACTATGATTATAATGTCCGCACCGTGCATCCTTCGCCGCGAAGCGGAGATAGATGCGGCGAATGGGCAATTCATCCTAAATTGGAGAAAAAAGATGTGTGAAGAAATGTGTAGTATGCACCTTAATAAAATGACTGCTATGATTCTTGATTTCATCGTATATTTAAGTCAGCAGAAAGACATTGATAAGATTGTCGATGAACTTAAAGATGTAGACCGTGCTACCTTCCATGAGCTTGTCATCAATGCTATGGAAAAGAATCCTTCTCATACTAGTAACTACTGTGCTAAGGAATTATGGAATATGGCGCCCCTTACATCTTTAGCTCTCTTGGATTGGCTAAATGATTTTAACGAATTTTATGCTTAATTTTTTCTTGACTTTTGGTTAAAAATTATGCTATAATATAGTTAAAGAAACCAAGAGAAAGAAGAAATCATGGTTGAACCTAGTAACGTGTGCGGGAATTGCAAACATTATGAGTCCACAGACCTTTGGTATCTGGGCTTTTGCCGCAAGCATCTAATTGATAATGAACCTGAGAAGGTTTGTGTCAGTGATTGGATGTGCAATGATGGTGAGTACGATGAAGAGGATTACAATGGAAATTAGTGAATCTGACCGTGACGCATATCTTGACCTGCTATATGATATGTATGATGCCGACTTGGTTGATATTGCTTTAGATACTCTTGGCGAGAATGAGCTGTTTGATGGTATTCCTCGTATGCTTGAAGATTATTACTTTGACGAAAATGAAGATTGGTAGACTTTAGATTATAATTTATAAAGACCAAGAAAGCGCAAGATTAGTTTAATGGTAAAACAGCAGGTTTATACCCTGTATTATCGCCAGATTAGCGAAAATTTTTGGTTCGAGTCCAAAATCTTGCACTATCTTGGTCTAAATCATATAATCAACATGGTGCAATTTTTATATATATAATAAATACTAGAAAGGAAATATATATATGAAATGCAACATGTATTCTATATCAAATGAAGAGTTTTTAGAATTAATTAGACGAAGTTCTTCGATTAGAGATGTCGTTTTTTCACTAGGATATAATTCTAATTCAGGTGAAACGAATTTATTATTTCATAAACGCTGTGAAGAACTAGGGATTGATTGGAAAAAAGAATTAAGAACAAAAAATTATAATAAAATAAAAAGGACAGAAGAGAATGTCTTTTGCGAAAATTCTACTGCTGACCAAGCTACTTTAAGAGCTTGGTATGTAAAAGGTGAATATTCAGAATATAAATGTTCAATTTGTAATATTTCTGAATGGAATAATAAAGAGCTTACTTTAAGATTAGACCATATCAATGGTCATAACCATGATAACCGATTGGATAATTTAAGGTGGGTCTGTCCAAATTGTGACAGTCAGCTTGATACATATTGTGGTAAAAATGTTAAATATCGTGTTTGGAAAAAAGATAATTACTGTATAGACTGTGGAGAAAAAATAACCAATAAACGCGGTGTTAAAAGATGCGTTAAGTGCTTTAAAAAGAAGCAACACGAAAATAGAAAAGTGATAAATCGTCCTTCAAAAGAACAGTTATTAGAAAAATTAACTAAATCAAATTTTGTTCAAGTTGGCAAAGAATATGGAGTAACGGATAACGCCATACGAAAATGGTGTGAATCATATGGAATGCCAACAAAATCTAGCTATTATAGACAATTAAGTTCGTAAAAATTTCTTGACAATTACATATAAATATTATATAATTAACTTATAATCTAGTACACTCTGGTGTAGTTCAGCTGGTAGAACGCTTGACCGTTAATCAAGATGTCGCAGGTTCGACCCCTGCCGCCAGAGCGTGCTAGATTGCATATGGCTCGTTAACTCAATTGGTAGAGTAGCAGACTTTTAATCTGATGGTTCTGAGTTCGAGACTCAGGCGAGCCACCATTTTGATTATAAAATTAATTTGACAAGCACAAATTAGTTTTATATAATATAGTTATCAAATCGAGCATAAAGCAGATATGGGTTCGACTCCCATTCTTGCCCGACAAGGGCGAGATAGTTTAATTGGTTAAATACGGTTTTTACGTTCGACTAGATATATAGAAAATATAGGAAATAGCTTAAACCCTATATTTTCAACTTCTAAAGCCTAGCTAGCTTTAGATTAAAAGGTTCGCAACTATCCTTAAAATAGTTGCCACTAGTGATGGTGTGTTAGTAGTTTAACTGGCAGAATTACAAGGTGACGTTCTTGAGATTGGAGTTCGAATCTCCACTAGCACACGAAAATTTCTCTATGGTGTAATTGGCAGCACAACGGATTTTGGTTCCGTTAGTTTATGTTCGAGTCATAATAGAGAAGCCAAAATGTCCATGTAGCTCAGTAGGTAGAGCAGCAGACTGAAAATCTGTGTGTCGGTGGTTCAATTCCACCCGTGGACACCTTATGCGGTTATGGTGGAAATTGGCAGACACGCTAGCTTTAGGTACTAGTGGGGAAACCCGTGCAGGTTCGATTCCTGCTAGCCGCACCATTTAGTTTAAAACAACATTAGATACAGTATAATGATAACTCAGAAGCGCTTCCTTATAGCGAAACTTGACGAGAGAGGTCTAATGTTGTTTATATATGGAAACATGGCGTAATGGTAGCGCAGCACCCTGCTAAGGTGTCGTGGTGAAAGCCATTCTGGGTTCGAGTCCCAGTGTTTCCGCAATTATCACGCTCCTATTGGCGGTGGCTTTGAAGTTGTGCCGAAAACAGCTTTTGCGGTAGAATAGGCAACGCCGCATAGCTATTCGAGAGGATAGCGAGCCTGCTTGCTAGGAGATAAGCAAGTGCTTTCACGGAGTAATTGGTGAGCTGAAACACCGAAAACAGACACTCTGGAGGTGCCGTGAATACGCCTCCTGCTTTTGGCTAGTCAACTAGTCCAGCGACTAGGCCCGCCTAGAAAGCGGTGCGTTCCCGAAAGGGAATGGAGGGCAGCACTTCGGCTAGCCGCCATAAGGAGTGGGAACCGAACCAGCGTTCGGACTCGCCTCGAAAGCGATGTGTTCCTTAAAAGGAATCTGGGGCGGCACCAGTCCACTCTTCCATACATTATGTAGGGTAACTTCTTTTATAGAGGTTGCCCTATTTTTTTTATTGACATACAGCTATTTAAAATGATATAATATATTTAAAGAAAAGGCAAAGAGAAGGAGACAAATATGGCTAACCTTTACATCCTCGCTGGGGTTGCCGGGGTAGGAAAGACAACTTGGGCACGTGAGCATAACACAGACTTCAACGCCAAGGTAATTTCCCGTGATAACATTCGCTTCGCTTATATGAAGAATGACCCTGATTTTCTTCCTTCAATGGATTATTTCAAGTATGAGAAGGACGTTATCCGTGACTTCTATGCTCAAATTAATGGCAATCTGAGTGATGGTGTTAACGTTATTGCTGATGCTACTCATATCTCTTGGAAGTCGCTGCGCAAGACTGTTGAGAATTGCGGTAAGAATGCTGACAAGATTATTCTTGTCTACTTCAACCGTGGTCTTGATATTGCCTTGCCGCAGAACGCCAAGCGTGGAGGTGTCGAGCGTGTTCCCGAGGACGTCATTCGCCGCATGTGGTTCGGTCGTTATATGCCTGCTCGCGCCAAGGCTGAGGGTCTTGTAGACAAGTATATGATTGTGTAAATTAAAATAAAAAGGAGACTGCATGGTTACTCAAATTACACTGCCAAAAGATGCCGAAGGTAAAGAGGTTTCATTAGATACGGAGCTGCTATATGACGAGTATGGAAACCAACGCCGTATTGTGAAATTTATATATCATCATGACTGTGAAACTGGTGCGAGAGGGTGGACAGTCGAATATGATAACGGCGTTGAAAGATTCGTTTCGCTCATGTATCTGACACAGCCAGATAGCTGGAAAAAGCTAGAAGAGGATTTGAATAGAGCAACGATAGACAATGGTAAAGAGGTGGAATGTAATTATTTTGGCCTATCGAGATGCTCTAAAAAATGTCCAGCGTGGGGCGGAGATGGATGTTGCACCGTAACACTTGCGGAGAACATTCTTTCCCGTATTCATAAGCTGAGAGGTGAAAGTTAATGGCTCGATAGCGAGTCTACAATCATAATTATGGAAAAAGATACTATATATGTTTTTAAACAAATTTTAGATACTATCCAAGAGCTAGAAAAGATTGGTTCATCTATTGGCTTTGAGTATTGTGTATACGAAATGCCACAAAAAGAATGTGAAGATATATGTATAATCTTGCAAAAACTTGGGTATAATGCTACCATAGGACATAGACTCGGTAGCGAGTCTACAATTCGAGTTGTGAAAGAGTGAATATGTGTACTTTTGATTATCCTGAACACTATGATTATCTTACAAAAGACCAACAAGAAAGCGTTCTAAGCTGGTTTAATACCACTAAAGATATTGAGCGCAGTATTATTAGCACTTCTGTAAAGAGTAAGTCTGAACGTGAGTTAAAGGCTTTTTCCGAGAATCGTGAACGTTATGAGACGCAACTTCGCGGTGCTCAGTCCATTCTACGCTCGATGGGTATCTTCGTTGAATATAATTGGCCCGGCCATGAGCATGAATATTTTCTAGCGACTGCGGCAGATGCCGAGCGTTATCGTAAGGAGCATGAGTAATGGCCGCATGTATTCATGGAGACGTATGCCGTGCATGGATGCGGCAGACGGGCAGTATCGCGCCATTGCGTGCTTCTTGTCCTAATTGTCCTTGGTTTGAGCCTAAGTATCAAAGTCGTACAAATGACGCTTGGCAAGATTTTATGTGTTGTGCTAAACGATATGACAGCATGTTACGTTATAGTTAAAGTGGTAAGAAAGGTATTTTATGATTGCTAACGATGCTCGTACAATGGTTTATGATACTCTTTATAAGTATGAGTACGATATTCCCCAAGAGCTAGAAGATAAAATCAACGAAGAGATTATCGCTGCGGCAGAGCGCATGAAGTTCCGTTGCAAGGTCGAGCTTTTTCCTTGTGATGATGAACAAGGTAAAGATGTAGAGTTTCGTCGCAATATTGTAGTCTATTATCATAGTCTTGGTTACAATTGTTATGTAATTCCAGAAAATGGCAATTTTGTTTTAGTAGTGGAGTGGTAAATATGTTTTTTGTTTCAATGGACTGGTTTGAAGAGTGCGTAGAGAATTGTCGTGGTCTGAAAGTTATTCCTTTTCCCGATGATTTTGCCGATGAAGCCATCTTCCTAGCGCATGATATTGCTTACAACATGGACGCATGGGAGAAATACGAAAAGCCGCATGATGTATACGTGTATCATAGCGACAACGGCGTATTTGACGAAGATGATTATGTTATGTGTTCTTTTTTAGGCTGTGACAAGTTTACTAAGTGCGGCGAGCAGAAGTTTAATGGGGAACTTCCTAAGTTTTAAAATATATATATAAAATATGATGCAAGTTTATTTTGGAACATATGAAGGCTGGTGCGGCCTGTTTTGTCTTCTCTTTTGTATTTTTGGATTGTTTTTTTATATGTTATACCAAAACGCCAATGACACTATAAAAACTCTTGAATCAGAGTCTAGTTCTTATGCAGCCGAACTTCGAGCAGAAAAAGATATATCTAATAATTTAGAAAAAGAGGTTACAAGGCTAAGAAAAGAAATTCAAGAATTGCGGCAGACAAAAAGCAAAGAAAAAAATAAAGAAATTTCTTGGTGAAATAAACGGAAGGATTACCTATGAATACGAATTCTATGTTTAATAATATGTTTGGTAAAATTCAGAACGGTATGTGCCGCCTGTCTATGGATGGTCTTATTGCAATCAAGACCTCTTCTGGATATAAGACTTATAATATCAAAACCAATAAGCTGCAAAACTGTGATAATTTTGTATTTGATATTGGTAGCGATTTCTTTTTGTAATTCCTACAAATAAAGTTGCTGTTGGTGATATTATTCTCATTAGCGGACTTCCCAAGTGCGTGACTAAAATTGATAATGAAATCATTACGGTTCTTAACTATGAAAATTCCACTATTGAAAATGTTCTACCCGAGAAGCATGTATTTATGGGAGATACTTATTTCTATGGTAAAATTGTATCCATGTTTGGCGGCAATTTAACCAAGAAGAATGGTGGAAAGACTAAGAATATTTTTAAGTACATGATGCTTTCAAAAATGTTTTCCGGTTCTTCTGATTCAAATAATCAAATGCTTCCGATGATGATGATGTTTGGCAAAGATAATATATTTGACGATATGTTTGATTTTGACAATGTTGAAGCAGAAGATATGGTAGACAACAAGACAAAGGAGAATTAGCATGGGTGGTGGCGTTTGGACTGCTTCTGCGTATAAAGATTATGCCGTGAAACGTGGTATGTTCATTTCAGCAGATGGTACTCTTAACATAGGTAGCAATCAGTCGCATTTTATTAATCGTTCACTAAATGAAGATTTGAATCCGCAGAATATCGTTCGTGAATGTTGCAACACAGAAGAGCATCCAAATACTCTGCCAGTTATCCTTGCATTAGACGTTACTGGTTCAATGGGTGATGTTGCAGTTGAGATAGCAAAAAAACTTAATCCGGTAATGACTAATCTTTTAAGTAAGTATCGAGATATTGAATTCTGCGTAATGGGTATTGGCGATTTAGCATATGACCATGCTCCTATTCAGATGTCTCAATTTGAATCTGATACAAGAATCGCAGAACATTTGGATAAGATTTATTTTGAATTTGGCGGTGGCGGTAACGATTATGAATCTTACACAGCAGCATGGTACATGGGTGTAAATCATTCTAAACTTGATTGTTGGGAACAGGGGCGTAAAGGCGTAATCATTACAATTGGTGATGAATTTCTCAATCCCTATTTGCCATACAAGACTCTTTCTTACGCAACTGGAGATAAGATTCAAAGCAACATTGAAACGACACAACTATACAAGGCTGCTAAGGAAAAATTCGATATTTACCATATTGATGTTGCTCATGGCTACCGGGCTAGCGGTCAAGATTCTCGTATGGATGATTTCGCAGAGACTATTGGAAAATCTCACTGCTTTCCTGCTAATTTAGATAATGTTGCTGATACAATTGTAGAAATCATTGATTCTGTGCAGCAGGACAACGACGTTGCCAATGTAGTTAATCAAAATGGGGAAATTTCCTGGTAAGGGAGATAAGATGAAAGACATTAAGATAGTTATCGGCGCAAATTTTGGAGACGAAGGAAAAGGGTTAATGACAAATTATTTTTCTTCCAATCCGAATACTATTGTCGTATGTTCTAACGGCGGCGCGCAAAGAGGCCATACAGTTTTTGAGCCTATTACTGGTACACGACATGTCTTTCATCATTTTGGTTCTGGTACTTTAAAAGGAGCAGACACCTATTTACCAAAATATTATATTTTGAATCCAATTGTGTTTAACCAAGAGTATGAAGAATTATCTGAATATATAAAGGACTTAAACATTTATATCAATCCTGCTTGTATGATTACTACACCGCTTGATATGATGGCAAATCAAATTAAAGAACAATCTCGTGGGAACAATAGGCACGGCAGCTGTGGTACTGGAATTTTTGAGACTGTTGCTCGCTATAAAGCAGGTGTAACGGCATTAAATTATGATATAATTAGCGAGTATTATACCGAAAAATTTAAAAAAGAAAATATCCAGTTGTCGAAAGAATGGGTTGCGACTTTTTATGATAAAAATATTTTTAAATTGTTTATTGAATATGATTATCCTTTAATGAAGCAACGCACTACTGTTGCTTCTAATGATATTCTTAAAGAATATAATAATATTGTTTTTGAAGCTGGACAGGGGCTTCTTTTAGACCAAAATAACACGGCATATTTTCCGCATTTAACTCCATCTAATACTGGTATCAAAAATCCTGCTAAAATTATTAACAGCGTTAATTGGGAAGAAGAAATCAAAGTAGAAACTTGTTATGTTTCTAGAACTTATCTTACTCGTCATGGTGCTGGCCCGTTTAAAACGGAGTGTTGGAAAGAGGAAATCAATCCAGCTATTTATGATAAAACAAATGAACCAAATTGCTGGCAAGGAACATTACGTTATGGCTTCTTAAATATTAAAGATATGGTAGATAGATGTTATAATGATTTTAAATCTGTAAACATAAGCAACAATGTATTGTCTATAGCATTTACGCATCTTAACGAGCATAATGTTGATTTATCGACAGTTAATCTTTGTTTAGATAGTTGTAATATACCTCGTAAAGGGTTATATCTATCTAAAGAAGAATCTAGCGTAAAGTATTTAAAACAAATTAAATAGAAAGAATGTGAACAATGAATACTGAGGTCATTCAAGAGATTGCGAATCAACTTGGCATTACGGTTGATGCAGTTACCAAAGAAGTGATTCCAGCCTTTGCACAGTTTGAAACAGCAAATTATATCTTTGGGGCTATTCTATTTGGGTGTTTATTCGCTTTGACTTTAACTTTAACGATATTTTTTATTAAAAAGGGCATAATTGAAAAAAGAAATGGTGATTTAAATCAAGACTACGATTCAAGTCTTTATTTTATAATTGGTGCTATCGCTGGGTTTTGTGCAACAGTATTTTTCGTTCTTTTGTTTTGTTCAATTTCATCCATTGCTCTTTGGGTATATTATCCTTATGGTTCTTTTATTAATTATATTCTTAATTAGTCGGAAAGAATGTGAACAATGAATACAGAAGTTATTAAAGAAATCGCAAATCAGCTTGGAATCGCCGTAAGCGCTGTCACGAAAGACGTGATTCCCGCATACGCTTTATATGCTATCGCGGCGCATGTTAGTCGAGTTATTATTTTTGCTGTCGTTACTATTGCTCTTTTGGTCTTGGCGCAATTTCTCATAGCTAAAAGCAAGAAGTATGCTAATTGGGAACAAGAAAAGCTAACCAAGTATCAGCGCAGCGATATGAAGGATAAGTATGAAACTTTTGAAATGATAGGCTTTGTCTGCTATGGTATCAGTGCATTTACCGCAGTCATTTCAGTAGTAGAACTGGCAACTATGATTCCTTGGGTTGTATCACCTTATGGTGCCTTTGTACATCTTCTGATGCCGCACTAAAAAGTTCTTGCATTTCGCTATATATTATTATATAATATATATAGACCAAGAGGGAAAGGAAATTACATGATTGGCTCCATGGTTTTGTATAAAGCTCTGTATGGTGATGTCTACGGTGTAGTCGTTGATGTTCTTCTTTTCTGCGATTCTCTTGTAATTGTAGACGAAGATGGTGTATTTCACACCGCCAAGCGTGAAGATGTTTATTATCTCTAAGGAGTTTATATGTGCAAGTATTGTAATTTCAAGATGAATACTCGTTGGGGCGAGAGCATCGACTGTACTGATTATGATAGTGCTGATGCCGAGGTATGCCTGTATATTCACTATGCGGACAGTGAGAAAGCCTATTATCTCATGGGTGAGTATTACGACAAGGGCATTGATAAGCTAGGTTGGTCGCATGAGATTAAATATTGTCCTTTCTGTGGCCGCAAGCTCTAAGGAGATTGAATGACAAACAACCTTATTTCTAATATCCTGTCAGCTTTGGAGACTGTTGCATATACCGAGGGCTGGCTGATTGGTGAATATAATGGCGAGACGCGCAGCACTTTCTACTATCATGGCATCAAGTTTACAGTAGTAGGCCGCAAGCAAGTTCCAGTCTATTTTGATATTTATTGTGAGTATCAAAATGGAAATGATGTTACATTCAGCAAGATTGGCCGCACATATTTAGGCGAGAAAGGCGTAGGTGGAGAGAGTCCAGTACAGAACTTTGCTATCATGCTTTTCTGCGATATGGTGAAAGAGTCAAAAGTCCTCACTATTTTTTAGTTGACTTTCGTTCTTTAATATTATATAATATAATTAAAGAAAGCCAAGAGAAAGAAGAAGATATGCGTTACGTTTGCGATACTCCCCTTTACCAGTTCCCAGCTTGGTCTGGCGGCAAGACGCGCCTTGATGATTTGGTTGCTCACCCTGACGCTTACGACTATATCTCTGATATGATTGAAGAAGCTGACAGCTACGGTGATGGTGAGATTCGTACTGAGACTGAGCTGAACGATTATCTTTGGTTTGACATGTATGATGACTTGGCAGAAGCCGGGTATATGACTGAAGACCATGAGTGGGTTGAAGACAAGGACGATGACGAAGAGGAAGAGAACTAAGATGATTAAACTGTCTGTTGGAGATTATGTTACTTACACTAACCCCGCTGGCCTGATTAGCGTTGTCAAGATTCTGCACTTCAATAGCGATGGTACAGTTCTCGTCAAGTATCTGAACGGTTCTACCGTGCATGTGCGCGAGAACAGCCTTTCTCTATACTAGTCAGTAAACAGGGGCGAAAAGCCCCTGTTTTCATATTCCAAGAGAGGAAAGAAAATGAAAAGTGCCGAAGCTCTGTACGATACTATCTGTTATAAATGTGATGCAAGTGACATGTATAGCTGGAAGGTAGAAAGGTACAACGAATACGATAACGTGGTGTCGTTCGATGTGCGGGAAAAGGCAGGCGATGAACTTCTTTGCTCTTGTGGCATAAGTGGTTTTGAAGAGTATGATTATGGTAGTGATTATCCTGTTGGTCGTGTACATTTTAGTTTCTATGACGGTTGCAATGCCTTGGAGCTTAATGTAGAGGATTATAAGTGTGAGGTCGGTAGTATCTATATGAATGATATTATCGACATGGCAATTAAGATGCTCTACCGATAATTTTATACTTGCGGCTAGTCCTAAAATATTATATAATATATATAAAGAAAGACGAGGAAGGATATAACATGACTCAGAGCAGCAAGCAGTTCAAGCATACTATCAATCAAGTTTTCGCCAGTGTCAACAATGTGATGCGTATGTGCCACGAGGATGTGGCAATTGCAAGCATGGACGAGCATACTTATACTTATGCTTTTGGTGATAAGCATGCGACCGTCACGGCTTGCGTTGACTGTGAGAGCTTTGAGTATGTGCCGCGATTCACTATCGCCGCATCTGGCAGTGATAATGTCGAAGGGATAAATGTACATAACGCTGGCTATATGGAGTGTGCATATATTTATGCGGCCATTTGTGCCGAGCTTGGAGTGTAAGATGAATAAGTTTATGAATCAGCTTATCCATGATTTCATGTATGAGAACGTTTCTAAGTACTCTTGGCATATTCTCAATATCGTTAAGAAAGCAGAGGACAAACTTTATGTTCGAGTCGCTTCTGGAATTTCTGATAAGACTGCTGATTGTACCATTCATATTTATCCTAACGGCGATTTAGACGATAGTGATACTGCTGCTTACAATTTTGTGCTATGTATTCGAGACGATGAAGGATATAATGCAGGGACTACTGTGGGGCTTTTAGAGCATGTTTCAGATGCCGCGCATGTTTTTGACTGTCTATTGGCCGCAAGTGGATTTTATGAGGATGAATAATGAGAGATTTGGCTAAGGAAATTTTTGAGAGTCTGAAAGAGTACGCTTACAAGATTGATGAAACTTATCGTGAATGTCAAATCTGTACATTTCATTGGAAACCGGCTTACATCGCAATCGATGAAGACCACCCAAACAAAGTGTTTTTTGATATGGTTTATCTTGATGATGAATCTCTTATTGGCTGTGTCTCTGTCGAAGATTTGATAATTTATGATAGTAAATCGAAAACGAAGCATAAACTTGTTTTTTCTATTTGGGAGCATCAATCTTGGGGTGAGACTTCAAACGCTGAGTTTATTATTCCATATCATGGTGATAGTGATGATTGGTATTCTATTGGGTCATATGTCTATAGTTTCGTAAATGAAATTGACACTTTAATGCGTTGTTACTAGGAGAGCTATGAATGATTCAAATGCTGTAAATGTTTTAGAAAAAATCTACAATGCTCTTAAAAAAGAGAGTCTTGATAGAACTGCGTGTTGGACAGTTGATAATGTAAAGTTTTACGAAAAACATCTTGCTCCGTATTGTACTTTTGATATTTTTGCCGCATATAATCAAGAATCTTTTGGTCAGTGTACTATTACTCTAGTCAATACAGAAACTTGTTTTGATTGTTTAACTGTTTCATTTAAGGCGTATAAGGAAAGTGTCTACGGAACTGGCAATGTATACCCAAAAGTTGCTTTGCCGCTAAGTCGTTATGAAGTCACTGATGATGTTTTGGGACGTTATTTTTATCGTTTGATACATAACCTATATGCTTTGGCTGTTTTTTACTAGGGAAGTTATATTATATGACTGTTTTTAGGCCGCACGCCTAAAATTTTTCTTGCAGATGGTGAAATAATAGTATATAATATAAGTATACCAAGAGGGAAAGGAAAACATATGAAGCGCAACGATTACGTACAGTATCTTAACCCCTATACCCGCAAGTTCATCATTTGCCAGATTGAAGAGATTTATGGCGATGGTCATGTTCTTCTATATGCGGTTGATACGAACGAAGCGTTTCTGGTCAATGCTTGGGAACTTTTGTCTTATTAAGGAGTAAATATGATTTCGCCATATGAGGTTAAAAACAGGCAGCATGGTAAAGGCTATGATGATTTGTTTGAGCTTAGAATCGACAAAGGACTAACATATAGCTCTGTAACTGATTCTTGCAACGTAAGTTTTCTCTTTTCAGATGTCTCTAATGATAGGATGAAAACTTTGACGAAATATATAGACAATGGTTATAAAGTTACCGTGGAACCGAAATTTTACAAAGGTGAAATGAAAATCTGTGTTACTATTACTTATAAGTTTTAACAAAGAATTTTTGTCTTATTAAGGAGTAAGCATGGTTGAGCCTTTAGAGTTTCAGCGAGAGTATCTTCGCAGCAATCCACATTCTGATACGGACTTCGGCCTTGAGACTATGATTGATGCGTCTTTAAAGTATAGGTCTTATGATAATGTCACCTCTTGTACTCTTTATCGTCCGGGTTTAAGTGGTGCTGATATTAAAACTCTTGCTAAGTATGTTAAAGCTGGATATAATGTTGAAGTCAAGTACGTTGGTGATAAGGATTATAGTCTCCAGTTGCTTGTTTATTACGTTTACTGATATTAGCTCAAAAAAGTTCTTGCGTCTTGCTCGAAATTGTTATATAATATAATTAAAGAAACCAAGAGAAAGAAGTTCTTTTATGTGCAAATATTGTGAGTACAGTGACAATGCTCGATTCGGCGCAAACATGCTTGATGATGAATATTCCGAGGGCGAGGGATATTCTATCACCATTTGTGATGTTTTTAAAAACCCACAGCGCAAGTTTATTTGCATTGATGATGAATACGGTGAATCTGCCGCAAGCTCGATTGATATTAATTTTTGTCCCATCTGCGGCAGGAAGTTGTAATAGACCAATAGAGTAGGAAAAAATACTTGCAACCCGTCTTTTATTATTATATAATATAATTAAAGAAAGGCAAGAAAGAAAGGTTTTCTCATATGGCTAAGTACATGAAGGCTAACATCATCTTCAACAAGTTCTATGAGGGCGATGGTCGCTTCTGCGGCATCGAGTATACTGAGTGCATGTTCAAGAACCTTGAGCAGCTTGACCGCATTATGGCTGAGGTTGCCGCCAAGAACCTTCGTGAGCATCACATTGTTTACGAGGGCTATGTCGGCAGCATTGAGAATCTTTAGTATATTATATAGCAATCAACCAAGAGAGGAATTAGAATGGGTTGGATTTATCGTTCCTTTGAAAATATGGTCAATGAGGACGCTATGAATTTTATCGTTGCAAATTTCGAAGACGGCACTTACGATGGTGATACCGATTGGAGCGATGTCTTCGATGATATGTACGACTCCGATGATGTCACTGGTAATGCGTCACCTGTTGGACATCCTGATTGCTTTCTTGTGTCGCATGCGCCCGAACGTGAGAAAATTGCGTTTATGTTCGCAGACGAGGACATTCGTACAACACTTGAGGATACGTATGGTGACGAAGTGCCTTGGTATGAGTTCATCGGTCATGGTCAAGAGGGTATTGACAAGTTTGACACGTGGGTTCGTATCGCAATTCTTTGTGAGCTGAATGATGACCTTTATAAGTATTTTGAGCAAGTCCAAAAGGACTTTGGTAAGGAGAACTAGAGTGATTGGTGTAGAGAAGAATCCTGTGGCTGATAGTGTTCTATATAAAGATGCTAGTGTCCAGCATCAACTGTATAAAACCGATGAGGTTGCGTGTGCCGCACATCAGCTTGCAGCCGTGAATGCCAAGTTCCTTGCCAAATTTAACTATGGCACGGATGCTTGTGACCGCATTGTTGATATGGAGCTTGACAAGGATTTGCTTGAGAATCTTTATGATGCTCTTATTGATGGGCATGAGAAGCTAGTCCAAGAGAAGCAAAAGTGTGAGGAAGAGGTTCGCCGCAAGTTTAATCAAAATTCGGTCAATCAGATTAAGCGCGTCAAGTATGACAAGCCTTGGACTATTGTGTGGTGGAAAGACGGTCAAATTACTCGTTCTAAGTGCGCGGAGAATGACGTGTGGAGCGAAGCCGCGGGCTTTAATGCTTGTGTAGCTAAGCGCTATTTTCAGACTGCTGGCGCATATAACAAAGTTTTGAAAACATATTGTACCGATGTACACAACGATAAAATCACCAGTTGGCAAGATAGTTACGATACTGGCTATGCAGATGGTCGTGAAGATGGCTACTATGAAGGTCGTGAAGATGGCTACTATGAAGGCTTTGAGGATGGCCAAAACTATGAGCGCCAAGAACGAAAAGAAATGAAATCTGAAAACTAGATTGGCCACACAAGGAGGATAGAGAAATCTATTCTCCTTTTTTCTATTGGAGGTTATATGGATTATATCTATAAAGGTGTTTTAGATGCCCTTGATACTAATGATGCAGATAGCATCGCTGATTATGTCAATAAAATTGAAAGTGGCAGTGGCGAGACTTTCTATGATTGGCTTGGCAACGTGATTGACGTATGGGATGATGAAGATTATGATTGATGAAGTGTTTGGAGTTGTCTGTCTTGTTTTCGCAATCGTTGGAATCTGCGCTGTTCTATCTTTTATTTTCTCCTGCTGGGGAGACGATGATGAATCTGGCGGCATTGATTGGTAGTTCTCCTTTGAGTCTGTTTATCTTTACAGTAGTATGTTTCATTGGTTTGGTTACTGGTATCGGTATGATTTTGTATGCGGCCAAAGAGACGGTATATCTTGTACGTGAAGTAATCCAAGAGAAAGAAAAATAAGGCCATTTGCCGCACAAGATTTTTCTTGCAGTAGGCTTAATAATGTTATATAATATTATTAAAGAAAGGCAAGGAAAGGACTTCAAATGACTAACAAGTACGATAACCTGCGTCTTAACGTTATTCTTGACCGCATTAGCAGCCATGACATTCTTACCAAGGCGGCAAATGACATCTGCCGCATGAGGGAGAATCTTGATTGTCTTGATTTTATTTATATTCCTGCTGATTGTGTTGACGATATGGATTATGTGATTGCGGCCATCAATTATGTTATTAAGTCTTTTGGCTATAAGGCATCTTGGGATTGCCTGAATTATGTTGAGGTTGGCGGCAAGTATTGTATTCATCTTTATCTTGAGAAACTTTAGTTATAAAAAGTTCTTGCAGTCCGCTCTATAATATTATATAATATATATAGAGAAAGGGAGAGGACAAGATAAAGTCCTCCAAGAGAAGGAGAAAGTATATGACCAAGGTTGAGACGATTCTTGCACAGGTTGACGGTCTTCTGGATGCGGCATATGAGGTTGTCAATGGTGACAAGACTTGGAAAGATGTTACCCCTCTGGTGAACATTGCTGCCGAAATGCTGCTGGAAGAGCGCAAGGATTATTATGCTGGCTGTGCTTACTGGGTTATCTGCAATGGCACTGAGAAGGAAATGCTTGATGCTAAGGATGCCCTTGAGAACCTTGGCCTTTGCGTCACTGACTACTATTGGCATGATGCTGACGAGTATGATACTGCTGGCGGCCATATGAGCGTCTATTGGACTGTTAACAATTGGGATTAGGAGTGCATATGCTGTTGACTAATGAGAAGTATGAGAGCGTCTATTGGACTTTGGATTTTGTGGCATCTGCGGCGTATTATATTTATAAGTGTGCGGGTTATCGGGTTGAGATTCTTGCGACCAATCGGGATACGTGTAATGATACTGAGCTGCCGACTATGTATGACCTGATTGATGAGGTCTTAGTCGCTTGCGTAGATGAAGAGGGTGATTGCTATCTCTATCTGCCTGTAACTGATAACTATTTCTCTAGTTATCCTTTTGCTTGCCATATGGTCAAGGAAGATGGCAAGACTATTCTTTCTAGCATTGATGCAATTGATGGACTCCAATAGGTGATAGTATGTATCCGTTGTTTTTCGATACAAGAGGAAAAGACGCTATGATTGACTGGCAGTTTAAAATTATGGATTATATAACTGACCAGTTAGAAAATGTGCCGAATGAAACTTTTATTCTTTTTACTAAAGAAGAGCTTTATAAAAATGTATGTCCTAATGATATTTGTTGGGCTCCTTTTGGCACTAGACATTTTTGGCCTATACCTGAGTTGTTGGAGCTATGCGGCATAAAAGTTAATAGTGGTTGGAAGTATACAATGGAAACATTTGGATACTTTGCAGCCAGAAAAGTGGTGGAGTAATGATTTGGACTGAGCGCGTACATCAACTTGTTGAAGACATTATTAAACTTGTCTCTAAAGGTGTAATGGAATTCTCTGATACTGATTGCGTTTTCATGCCAACAGATAAAGACATAAAATGGCAAGAAATTCAAGAGGTTGTTAAATTTTTTCAGAGCAAAGGTTTTGAAGCTACTTGGTATCAGACGCCAAATCATGTATCTGTTTCTGCGCCTGTTATTATGGTAACTTGGGGTGTGCCGGAAGATATTAATAAGACCAATGATATGTATGCCAATGGCCTTAAAATGTTAGAAAATTATGGCAATAATATTAATAAGTTTGTGAACATTTTAGCTGAGTATCTTTCATATGTTTATCTTTGTTCTCGTAAAAGTGTTTGTGTTATTCCCATTAAATATTTAGATTATATTTGCGGCAACAACTCTGTATTCTTTAATTATAATATTTTTAAGAATGTTATTGATAGGTTGTCTACTCGGTACCATTTGAAAGTGCAGTTTGGTACTTTTGATGGAAATGAATGTGATATTGATTATATTTCTATCCAAAAGAGTGAGCAGAATGGATAAGTTAGAAGAATGGCGATATAAACTCTTTGATTACATATATGAAGAGTTTGAAGGTGCGCCACGAGGACTTTGTTGTATGTTTTCTGTTGAAGAGATTTGTGAAGATATTGGTATCTCTTGGCCTTATATTCGTTCGGCTCTTTCCTGTACAATAAAAAATCTAGAACAATACGGCATACGTGTTTATGATGATTATTGTGATACAATTACTGAGGGTTATTTTTTAGCCAAGAAAATTAAATAGTGTTTGTAAAAGACCTGCGGCCTATGGCCGTGGGTCTTTCTTTTTACTTGACAAATTGGGAGAGGTGTGCTATACTATAGGTGTATAGTTGGCCGTGTTAGCATTGTTTAGGCGCAATTCCGTGTTAAAAGAGTTAGCGCGGAAGGGTCTGCGGTAACGATTAATTCGGATAGTAAAATCGGAAGAAAACGAAACCGCAGGTATTTTGGTGGGTATTTTTTGATTATTTTGCAAGTTAAAAAATGAACACCAGTGCTAGAATGATTAAAAAATGAACACCAGTCAACGTTTCCCCAGCTAGATTGGTGACTATTTTTTAACCTTAGATTTTACCGCAAGCACAAGGAGGTGGATAAAAGTTAAAAAATGAACACCAGTTAAGGTAAAAAAGTGAAAAAATGAACACCAGTCCCTTCAAAATGATTAAAAAATGAACACCCCTAATAAATTATAATAAATTAATATAATAAATAATATATACATGTCGTGTGTGCAAGAAAGGAGAAAAGCATGACGAAAGAAAAAGAGCCTAAGCTGAGTTTTAGTGTAGACCCCAAGAAGATGGAGAATAAAAATTGTGACTATAACGCAATGGGTAGTTTGATGTTGGATACTAAGTTGGAGAAGGACAATACGCGAGTATTGTCTATGAAGGAGAGTCGCGCTAGGTTGAAAAGCGTTGGCTTGACTAACTATCAGATTAAAAATGTGTTGAGCTGTTTTGAATCTTTAGACGTTATTCAGATAAATGGCATGAATGTTATCGTACAACCAGTAGAAGGACAATATGTTACCATTCCGGTAGATACAGTTAGATTTTGTTTAAGCTCGTTAAGTGCGGATTGCTTCAAGACATATTGCTATCTTAAAAGATGGTATCAGCTTCACGAAGCGTTTTTTGAAGGAAAAGAAAATTATTTCTTTTCACGCACTGAGATTTTGAAGGCTCTTGGATATTGTAAGAATGCGAGAAATATTCGCAGAGTAGATGAATTTCTTATCGTGCTTAGGGATGTTGGACTTATTGAATATGCGGCCAAGGCTACATACAGAAAAGGTAAGCGAGGTCTTTATACTGAGTTATATAAAGTTAATGATTATGCACGTGCCCAGAAAGAGTCTATTGAGAATACATTGAGAGAACTTAAAGTATTCACTGAATACACTGAATCTGGTTGGTTAACTTTAGAGCAGGTAAAAGAATGTTATGGAAACTTAGATGAATACGTAGGTGACCAATGGCTTAAACATTTAGCTAGGTCTAGGGGAAATGAAGAAAAAGTAGATGCTATTTTGTCTTTATCTGAGAATAAATTGAATCTTGACAGGTTCAGTGATGGTTATTCATCAGAAAATGACTCACTACGTTCGTCTAGAAATGGTGCAGAATTGATTAGAGAAGCCGTCCAAAAGCTAGGAAGAAAGCCCATATAAGGGTAAAAATGATTACATGACCTAATTCATGGAAGTGCGCATTTTACCAGTTCAGCAAACAAATGTCAAGAAAAATTTTTAGCCAAGCCAAAATGATTTTCGATTTCAATTACAAAAACGAATTTCATTTCCAAAATAAAATTGAATCCCATTTCGGTTTTTATTTTCAAAACCAAATTCATTCTGAAAAAGTTCTTGCGGCCAGTGAAAACTTATAGTATAATATAATTAAAGAAAGGGAAGAGATAAAGTTTCTTCCATGGGTTCCAAGAGAAAGAAGATTAACATGACCCAGTTCGAGATTTACAACACCATCAAGTCCGCTATGTCCGACAACGCAGACGTGGTAGCGTTCTGCGACAAGCAGCTTGCAGCCATCGAGCGCAAGAAGGCCAAGGACGCTGAGAAGACCGCTGAGAAGCAGGCTTTTCTTGACGAGATTTACAAGGCTCTCGCATCCTTTGACGAGCCTGTGACCTCCAAGACCGTGGCTCTCCGCATGGGCGAGGATGTCAGCTCCCGCAAGGTCGCGGCCAATATGCGTTTCCTTGTTGAGGACGGTCGTGCCGAGAAGGTTGCCGAGAACAGCAAGACCTTCACTTACAAGGCTCTGTAGCGAAATATTTAATAGGTAGGGTCTACTTATTAGAGTTTTTAATTAGAAGGGCCGTGGAGTTCATTTGACGAGACTCCCGGCCTATTCCAAGAGATAGAAAGAAGTAAGCATATGCGGCATATCTATTATGATATGGATGGTAAAGAGCATACCATAGAGATTCCCGATGAATATGTCGAGTCCAAGAGACAGCAGGCAATCTTACAGGCAAGTGCGGCCAACCTCTATCTGCTAGAGCATGGCATCGAGTATGATGCAGCCTACAGGCCCGACACGGACAAGAAGGAGAAGAAAGTGTCTGAAAAGCGATTGATTATGAATTACATTGCAGATGCAATGGGAGAGCTTACCATGACCATCGGTGACTGGGAGGATTCCCCGCATGGCATCGAAGTAGGAGATGACGGCAAAATCCGATTCATTCTCAATTCCAAGACGTATGAGATGTCTATGGTGTGCAAGCGTAAGCCTAAAAAGAAGTAGATGCGGCCAAAATTTTTGGGCAAGAGTGTATAATTTACACTTTAGTAAAAACATATATTAAAAAACACTTTTTAAATGTAACTAATTTAGTCACATTTCCGCATTGATTTTCATTTCAGAAAAGGCATATGCCGCATACTCTTTTCTGTCTCTTGGTTTACAGAAGTCTATTTAACGATTAGTTTTGAGTTTCTACTGGCCGCAGGAATCAATACAAATCAACTTACGTTTTACGTGCCGTACAGGGGTACGCAATAAAACGATTAAAATTCATTTTAGAACGCTCTCTTGGTAGGCAGAGCTATCCCTTCTCACCATATAGGTGGGGAGGGATTTTCTTTTTTAGATTGACGCTACGCGTCTGTTTTAGGATTTTTTAGGCTGCTGGCTGGCAGGCCCCATTTCTACACATTTTCGCCATATAGGCGCAACGGCGGCGGCAGTCCCAAATATGGTATTATTGTATAGTATTCCTCTATTATATTATATCATACAATTTCCAGCTTGTCAAGTACCTTCACAAAATGAACACCTAATCTTCACAAGTAATAGTTAGGTACCTCACAATGATTCGGAGTTAACCTAGGGTAACACTTGCTCGGGTCGCTCGGTACCTAAGTTAATTTTTTTCGCGTGTGCGGCCCTGTAATAGCCCTAAAAGGCGCGATAGCAAAAAATGCCTAGAGACGCAAGGGCATAGGCCGCAAGGCCGTTAAAATGCATTTCAGGCGCTCAGTTTTTTGTGTAAAAGTTGTGCTTTTGCTTGAAAAATCTTGACAATAAGGTACCTAATCGTGTAAAATCGACCCAACTATGGATTTTCTGTGAATTTTTTCAAAAAGTCTTGACTTTTTCATGCGCTTGTGTTAGGCAGGGCGATCTTTTTCCTACTAGTTTAGTAGGAATTAAACGCAAAGTAAAGCGCCCTACTTTTAAAGTAGAGCGCTTTTATTTAATTGTGTTATTTTATTGTAAATTGCGTTATGAGCGCTTGCGCGCATTGTGTGAGCGTTTCGGCGTTTTCCGTTTCGCCGCTTGCGTAGGCGTTGCCCGCTAAATGCGTGAGGTCGTGTACTATCTTATGAATCTCGGTAGGTAGCAAAACTACTTTGCCGCTTTTCATCGCGTTTAGGTGGTGGGCCTGTAAGTCGTGCCCTAGCTTGCGGAGTTCTGTATCGGGCAAATTTCCGAATACCTCAATCAATGCCGCGCGTCTGTAATCCATCGGCTAGCCGTCCTTATGCTGCTCTATAGGTGCAAGGGTAGCGGGTGGGGCTTGTTATCGCCCCACCCTAGGAGACTATGCTACGATGGCATAGGCCATCTTGTTTCCAATGGGTGCAACCTTGGTGGCGCGCTTATCGAGCATGAGCAACCCGACAATCTTTGCGGCCTTAGACGCTGACGTTACCACACTCGGGAACTCCGACATAACCTCGGCGAGCGTGAACGGTTCACCGTTCGCGTGAGCTGCCGCGAGCTTTTCGGCTGTTGTACGGTTCTCAAGCGCAGTCTTAGACGGTGCCTTGGGCTTGGCGACGTTCTCCTTGAGGACATGGTACTTATGCGAAACCTTGCGGTCAAAGTTCTCGACAGTATGAACGTCTGCCTTATAGGTATCGCCCAGAACCTCACGAATGAGGTTATCGGTCACGCCCTTGGTGCCGCCTTTGGCAAGGATAGCAAACATCTGATAGTCGGTGAACTGAAACTTGGTGCGAGTGGTAGCCATGAGCTAACCCCTTCCGTCCCCGAGACGCGAGTGAGCCGCCGTTCGGCTCTTTTTTCTCTGTCCCCTTTGGACAACTATTACTTTACTATTGCATAGACTTTTTGGCAAGAACTATTTTAAAAATTGTGTTCAAAATATGGAAACCCCAGGTAGACGGCCTAGTTTTTTCAGATTCCCAAACTTTTCGGCAAAATGCCAGTAGCGCCAAAATGTAAGTAGCGCCAAAATGTATAGAATCAGGCCATTTGCGGCAATTCACGCATAAAATCACCCACGTTTCAGGATGTGTAAAGTTTGTGATGGAATCCACACTTCACAAAATAAACACTTGACAAATCTAATCTGGCGGTGGTAAAATTTTTGACCCAACCTCGGGTCTACGGTTGTTTAAACAACTGTATTTAAAGCGTTTCAATAATTGAAACGTTTCAACCTTAAAGCGTTTCAATTATCAGATTAATTAGTTAGGTACCTAACAATGATTCACGGTTAACCATAGCTAACTTCTTGCCGGATAATAAGGTACCTAAACGAAAAAATATCGCCATAGCGGCCATGAGACGCGATTTAAAGCCCCATTAGGGCAAAAGCCTTATTTTAATAAAGGGGCTTGCCGCACGTCCTAGGGCGCTAGAATCGCTCTATCTCATGGCAAAAGAAAAGGGGAGCCGTTAGGCTCCCCACTCTTTAAAGGTCGAGCGTTTTAAATGCCACGCTCGCGTCTCGCCAACCTTGACCGCGCGAACCGTGGCGCGTCTTTTTGTGCTTGGCTTTTGCCGCAAGCAGGATAGTGGCCTCAATTCGCGCGTCTGATAGTGCGGTATGGTCTTCTGTAAAATCGTGTTCCTTATTGATGAATCGGTAAACGCTTTCCGCGCTAGTGGAAGGGTTGCCCGTGGGCGTAAATGCGCCCGTCTCTACGCAATACTTGAGATAACGTTTAGAGCTAGTAATGTTACTTGCATAGTCCCAAACGTCACGCAAACGCAACTTGTAAGGCATAAACCACGTGGCGAAACCGTTGGAATACGTGCGCAACGTATTGTTTAGCGCTATCTCGTCAAATCGGCAATTGTACGCCCACGAACTCTTTACGTTGCACTCTTTACAATCAGCCTTGAACGTGCGCCAAACCTCATTAAAGGACGATTCGACCCATTCGCCCGTCTTGATACCCTCAAGATAGGTAGGAATCTTGTCGGCGTAGTAAGCGCTTTTCATAAAGTCAATCTGATAGAACGTATCAGTGACTACAAACGAACGCTCACGAATAACGTTGTTGTCGTTGTCGCGGATGGTGTAGCCAAAGTCATACACCAAAGACGTCTCGGGATGGGCCTTGTTATCCTTATGATTGACAGTCGGGCAAGTTTCACAATCTAGAACACAGAAGTTAGCCATTTCAAAACCTTTCAACTAGGCTTAACTTATTACACTAACTAGTATAGCGGTTTTTATTGTTAAGTCAACTGATTATTACTCTACATATTTCCAACAAAAACCGTAGGCATAAGGTCTACGACCTTTTAGAGCTGCAATTATGTTACCGCGTCCGTCTTTTTTAGTTAACCATCTTTCAGCGTCCGCAATACTACCGAAACGTTTAAGTGGTTGCTTTGTTTCTTTATCTAGCATTAAAATAGGAACCGCCAAAGTAATACCAATTCGCTTATTTCTAGTACCATAATTTGAATTTAAATAAGGCGTTGACCATTCAAGATTAGAAACGTCATTATTTTTTGGATTCTCGTCTAAATGGTTGATTTGTTCCCAATGGTTTGGATTAGGTATAAACATTGTGGCTACTAATTTGTGCAACCGCCAGTAATGCCTTTCGCCGTGCGAACTTAGGACAATAGAGTAATATCCTTTTTTATCTAATTTTGGTTTCATAAAATCATTTATGTTTTTGGAATAAACTCTACCATCTGAATAAATAATATAATTGTGGTTATCAGGGTATTCTTTTGTCATTACCATAATGTTCTCCTTTCATCAAGTATAGTATAGCATAAAAACATAAAATTGTCAAGTTAGCCATAGCTAACTCAAGGTACCTAACTGTAGAGAACGTGTCGCCGTTTGCGTAGCAAACGCCGGGGTTGGTGCAAAAAGCACCAACACCGAAGTCATAATGAGTGGGCTATTTAAGTGCCGTTGTCCTCCCGACTAAGGTTAGTATAACACTTTCAGGACTTGCCGCACGCGAGAAAATAGAAAAAGTTTTTCTAATTTTTCTCTTGCTTTTGGTTGCGTGTTGTGGTAAAATCGCCGCCAACTATGGCGTAACGGAAAAAGGCACCCTAACAGGTGCCTTTTAAAATATCCCGTATGCGATTATTGAAAATACTAAAATACCAATAGCAATATCGTAGTAGCTTAAAAATAACGCCACGACAGCGGAAAGCATAGCGATAGCAATTAGCCACTGAAAACAATCGTACAGTCTCATTTGTCACACCTTAAAATGTTTCACGTGAAACATAGGGGAGCGTTATGCTCCCCTAATGCTATTCTAGCTCTTGGATAATAAGCGATTCGAGCGCGTCTAGTAGGGTAGTACTATCTTTAATACATACCGCCTTGCCGCTTGATGTATCGCGTTGCCATGCGTGAACATTGCCGCTTTCATCGTCAAACAAGATACCGCCCTTGTAATTAGATACGCGCCATTTGTTCGTGCCATGCTTTACAACGTGAACGTTTCGCAAGTCGATAGCAGGGTAGTATTTGCGCAGCCAAGCACGTTTGTTTTTGCGCGTGGCGCTATCGAATTGCTTAGACGTTTCGCCTTTTGCCAACCAACTAACAACTTCGACCGCATAACCATAGCCCTGCAAGGCGGCAAGTAAACCGTTTAGCTTCTTGTAGTCTCCTAAAGGCTTAGCGATTAGGTAAGGTGCGGCATTTTCTGCTTGCAGCATAGGCAACCAACCATTAACGTTGTACAAGTCGCAAATGGTACCATCGAGGTCTAGTATTATTGCTTTCATTGTTCCCCTTAGAATAGTAGGACGTGGGACGGTTGCCCCACGTCCTTTATTGTATCAAATGATCGTAATTATCGCAACTGAATAAATGCGTTTGCGGCAATAAGTCCGAACGTTAGCGCAAACATAAACCAACCCTGTACTTTGTCGGCTTTTGGGCGGTCTAGTTTAATGTTGCGCGTAACTGTAATAGCGTTGGCAAGTAACCACGTTCCTTGACCTAGAAAGTAGTTAACACCAATAAGAATCTGCCCAACCACTGTAAGGAATAAAACAACGTATTGAACGTTTTCCCACGTAACAATTTTTTTCATCTATCTGTATCCACTTTCAAGGAGGTTGGGCAGGGCGCAAGCCCTACCCTTTAACTAACTAAAGACGCTCGCCCTTGCAAATGTACTCAAGATTAACGTTGTAGTCGAACTCTTCGCCCAACTCACGCACACGCCAAACGGAACTGTCAAGCTCTTTAGAATCTTCGCCACAATCCATGCGGGCAGCAACGATAGCAGCGGCGAGATTTTGTTCGCTATCAGCTTCAACGATAAAGTTATCGTAATCGTCAAGCGGATAGTCCGCGTCAATACCGTTAACAGAAACGAAATACAACATAACAAACTCCAATTCTAAAGGCGGGCGGGGAATACCCCGCCCTAGCTATCAGAAACTAACGCGCCTTGTAAACATAAAGAACGTTAGTGCCGTTCGACTTGAATACCATCGTATCCACCTCAAAGACCTTAGCCTTAATCAGACGGTCGAAGAACTCTTTGAGAGTGTTGCGCGTATCTTTATTATCAAGCGTAACATAGGTGTTACCGCTATACCAATCACGAACCTTGCTAGTTTTGATAGCTCCAGAACGACCGCACAAATCGGAGAACGTGAACCATTCATCACGGTTTGCGTTAAGGAACGCAACAAGCAGGTCAAGAGCGTCCGCATGGGCATCGCTAATTTCGGTAGGCGCGGTACCAACCAAACCAGAAGTACCAACCGCCGCGCGGTAAAGAGCGTCGAACGCTTCGTCGCTAAGCTCAACGCCCGTGGCAAGGACGCGCGTCTTGGTAGTGTTGTACTTGTCGGTGTGAGCCTGAGCCGAGAGATTGAGAGCCTGATTGTACTGCTTTGCGTTAGACATTGCTAACTCCATTCCGTCCCCGTTCGGGCGGGCTAGCCCTTTGCTAGCTCCTTGCGCCCTCGCCTTTGGACAACTATTATTATGGGGTATGCCGCCCAGTTTGGCAAGTCATAATTTGCCGCACACAATTCCTCCACAACTTTCAGGATAAAATTATTTTTATTTTTCTCAAGTTTTTTCGATTTGACACTTGACAAACGTTTCAGGCTCGTGTATAATTTTCTGCCCAACTATGGGCTTTTGGTTTGGCGTGGCATTGTTTCACGTGAAACAATAAACCGCCCACCTAAAAGGTGGGCGGTTATTATCTGCTAAAGCATTTGCTTTAGCTTTTCGAGGTATTGTTTGTCCCGCTTGATACGCGTTTCAACATTATTAATTTCTAACTGTATCTCAGCTTTACGGTATGCGATAAAGTTCAGACAATCGTTAGCGTCAGTCATTCGATAAATGAATTGCTCAACGGTTTTAACCTCAGTTTTGTCTCCAGCGTATCTTTCAATTTCATGTTGAAAATAGTCACTATAAGCACGCTTGTAAACGCTGTGAGAGCTAACAACCTCAATTTCGCGCGAGCCAGTCTTATGAATGCCAAAATAGCCCAGATGCTCACGAACCCAGTTAGCGCTATAGCAAACGTTTGAATCACTGTAGCGACCGCCAAAAAGCTCATTAGCGGTTGCGGCGAGTTCCTTATAATCGTGCATAGTGAACTCATGCCCATCAACAAAAGCGTCAAGCAGAACCAGAGCCGTATTCAGCGCCTTGATGGTTTTGTCAATGTTGTTCATAGCGGTTTTTCCTTTCCTTGTTGCTTCGCTACGCTTATTATTCTAGCAGATTGTGACGGCTATTGCAACCGTCATAATTTCTACAAGTCCCAATAGGCGCGATACATTTGCATAGGGAACGCCCACGCTGCCGCTAGTAGGTTAGCATTTACAGCGGCGTTTGCATCCGTGGCAAAGAACCAAACCAGCGTTACAGCATAGACAATCCACGCAACGACCTCGACAACATCATACCACTTTGCCATCGTGCTATCCTTGAACATTGCTAACTCCTTTTGGTTGGCTCCTTGCGTTACATCTTTAGTATAGTGGAACCTTGCATCGAGCGCAAGAACTTTTTTTCTAGAAACTTTTTTGCTTTTGGGACAACTTTTTTCAAATTGACTATTGCCTTGCGCACCCTAGCGGGTGTATACTAATCTTGTCAGTTGGGAAGAACAAACCAAAGGAGTTTTCAAATGACCGACCACAACTTCACAAACCTGCCCGCACTCGACCTGCTTGGGATGCTTTACTCGGCTCAGGCGAACTACGCAAACGCCAAAAGCGACCGCGAGCGCGAGATAGTCCAAAAACAGAAGGCTGAAATTTTGGCGTCAATGCGAACCATCGTAGACGTGCTCAATCAGCAAATAGAGCAATTTTCATAAGTTCGGCTAGGCTCCCCTCGGGGAGCCTTTTCTTTTTGGGACTCGGGCGGCAAGCACGCCAAAAAATTTTTTTGAAAAAGTTCTTGACAAAGCTGAATCGCGGCATTATAATTTTCTGCCCATAAATGGGCTTTTTGTGATTAAGTTTCACGTGAAACATGCAATCGTTTTCAGATTGAAAATCAGATTCAGATTCAATTTTCAAATCTGAAATCGTTTTCAGATTGAATTTGAAACTTGATTAAAAATCGTTTTCAGTCTCAAAACCAAAAATGCGGCAATTTTAAATCGCCCTGCTTTTGCGTTGCATCGCGTAGCGCAAAAGTGCGTACAGTTTCGGGATTGTGGGCAGTGTGTGGAGAAAAATTTTTTGAAAAATCTCGTCAAAAACTCTTGACAAAGCTGTGTAGGCGTAGTATAATTTCGCGGCCATAAATGGCCTTTTGTGGGCTTCGCCCTTTTGTGTTGACAACCAATAGAGCAACTAAAACAGTTGCATCCGACCAAAAGCAACTAAAACAGTTGCATGATTGTGCGGCGCTTGGGTATCAGTTTCGGGATAGCTCTAATGTTTCACGTGGAACATTTACCGCACGTGTGAGTATTTGACCAATAGACAAAAAAAGTAAAGGTATTGCGGCAAGTGCTTAATAGATAATAAAGGCGCTACCACTTGGGTAACGCCTTTGCTTGCATTTATTTAGCTATGACTTTAATCTGTTTAAGCACCAACTTAATTACGTGCCAATAATCTTCTTTAGTGCGTTGCTTGTTGTCTAAATCGCCGTAGCAATACGTTTCTTCTGTATCTATCGCCATGTTTACGTCAATTTGAGTGTTCACGTAAAGGTTCACCAACCACAAAATATCAGCAACACTGTAGTCCGCAGGGCGTGGCTTTTCGTAAAGTGCTTCACGAACGAACTCCGCAATGGCTTTAATGTCATCTTCGTCCAACACTACCGAATAATCAGACGTGATGTAGACCTCAATGCTATCGTCCATCTTTGAACCCTTCTCTTGGTTGCTTTCCTTACTGAAAAGTATAACGCTTTAACCGCATGGGTGCAACTAAAAAGTTTCAACTATTTGTGTTGACATTAACATGCGGGAGACCTCGTGCCCCCGCTACGCTGTCTAGTATAAGGCAATACTCGTCCGCTGTCTAGCGAAAATTTCTATTGCATCAGATAAAGTTTTGCCCTATACTATCCATGTCGGGCAATATCGCCCGCCAGTCTGATTGGAGCCTAACATGAAAAAATCCGCTATTGCCGCTCTTGCCCGTTCTGCTCGCCCTGTGTGCATCGCTCACGCTACTACCAACGCTGGTCACGTTCTGAACGTCTGTGTTGCCGCTCACGGGGACGTTTTGACGTTCAAGGCCACTAGGGACGGCGCGCCCGTTCAGACCCTTTCAGCGGCGTTTGAGCGCCGTACACGGGTATCTGATAGCACGGTTGCGGCTATCGCTTCGCGTCTGGTCAACGTCTTGGAGGGCTACGACCGCGACACGATGGAGACGTTCGCCGACTCGCTGATAGGCGGTTGGGAGTATGATTATAGCGCTCACGTGGGCGCGGCGCTCGACCGCTTGGCGGCTGCGGATCTGCTTCGTTAGTTTATTGCCCCCCCCCCTACAATAAAATGGGGGGGGGTCGTTTTGTGTTTTGGCGGGTCGTTCGCCCAGGTGGATACCGCCCACGACAAATTACCCGCCTAAATCAAATTTTGAAATACCAAATTACCGACCTAAGAGGATTTTTCAAATTCCATAAAACGCAATCCATTACTCTTTATTTTCTCTATTAGGCATTCAACCTTTTCCGATTATGGCATTGTCCGCATGAAAAAATTTTAGCCAAACTATTGAAAAGCGTCAAATCTTTTGCTATAATATAGACAAAACTAACCATAGCGCCGTTCCCAGTCGGCTTAGGAACTATCCTAAATCAAAAATCCCCAATGAGGTGAATAGCTGGGTCTTAAACGTTGCGGATTTATTCTGCCGTGAGAGGTGTGGATGCATCATCACTTGCATCAGAATATTCTTGCAGCCAAGCGGTCTTGCGTTGGTTTATTAGTTTACATGAAACGAACGGTAACTCTACTGTGCCGCATACAGAGGGGATAGGATACTCTTGGAAAAGGTAGTACATCCAATAGGTTCCATACAAGGGGAGAGTGAGTATGGGTAATAGTGCATAATTTTCCATACACTTTTTCATAGGTCTAACTATACAGATTTTACTACAGGGCGCTCCGCTGCGCAAGACGCAGCGTATCGCATTAACCAATAGACTAACAAAAATGTTAGTGTTTTGACACTAATATAATGTTGGCACCCGTTGCCGTAAGCAACGGTGTGACAACCTATAGCAAGCACTGCAATACATGTAATGATTTATGCGGTCAAAATTTGCAGGTGTAACTATTTTATGGGCAAAAAACGGTAATCCCATTTGCCGCATACTTAAATATAATGTATATAGAAAAAATATTGAAAATTTTATAGAATACACTTGCGTTTAATCACTTTTTATGGTATAATATAATTGCAAATAAACCAATAGAAAGAGAAGGAGAGCAAGACATGGCACTTGACTACACATTGAAGACACAGGAAGAAAGACTTGAATGTGTGCGGAAAACCATCGAAACCACTTCTCAAGAGAATCTAGATGCAAATTACCTGCGTGTAATGACAGATTACCTACTCTTTTCCGCAGACAAGAATCAAACCAAAAAGGAAAAGAAAAAAGAACGTAGTATCATTACTAAAAATAGAGAAGCGACAGTAAACAAACGACAGATTTCTTTTGAGGAAATGGTTGAGAATATGGAGAATGGCGAGGACGGCATCTACTCACTCGTCAACAATGATAAGAATCAAATTTTAGATAACAAGGACAGTATTTCAGAGGAAGACCTAGAGCAGATTCCCGGTATGCGGGAATTCGATTCTATCATCACATCACTTAAACGTCAATTTCTGACAGCTACTGGCAAGCAACGTTATTATCTAAAGAAGCAGATTATCGAGACATATCAACAGATGTATCTTTTGAAGCAATCTGTGAAAGGTTGGCCTGCCAAATCAAAAGTATCTGCGCAACTTAAAAACATGGCGCATATGGACTTATCTGAAAAAATTTATTTTGACTCTCGTGGATACCCAGTTTCAGATGGAGTTATCTCATTGTTTAATCCTGTACACATTTCATTCTTGCTCACATATTATTCATCCATTAAGCAGGAATGTTATACTGACCTCAATTGCGACATGCACTGGGAGCTTCTAGACTTCGAGAATCTAATCGAACAGACGTTTAAATCAAAAGACCAGACAACTACTATGCTCTATGACCTATTGGTATGGAAGATTGACGGCAAATCAAATGACGAGATATGCGGCATGATGGAACAAGAATATGGCGTTTCACATACTGCTCAGTATTTCTCTACCCTATGGCGCAAAAAGATTCCAAAGATGATTGCGGAACAGGCACAAAAGAATTATGTTATGTGGTATTACACAAATGTGGAATACGGTCAATGGAAAAAATGCGGCAAATGCGGCAAAACGAAACTGGCGCATCCTTTATTTTTCTCTAAGAATAATTCCGCGAAAGACGGCTTCTATTCTACATGCCGTGAGTGCCGTAAATCTAAAAAGAAATAAACTTTATCTACCCACTTCTTCCTTCGCTTGGATGGAGTGGGTTTGTTATATAGAAAGGAGTAATATGGCAGACGTACCTATGAAGACATGCGCGAAATGCGGCAAAACCAAGAAGGAAACTGACTTCTACAAGATACCGAATACAGATGATAGATGTGACCTATGCAAAACGTGTCTCACAATGTATATCGACAATCGTAGACCAGACACTTTCAAATGGATTCTAAAAAAGATGGACGTGCCGTATGTTGAGAAGAAATGGGTTGAATTGGCTAACAAAAGCTATATGAAAAACCCTGCAACCTTTGGCCCAATGTCGGTTATTGGAACGTATCTTCGCACTATGAATATGGAGCAATATAAGAATCTGACATATGCGGACTCAGAGAAAATCAATAACGAGAAATTTCAGCAGGCTAGGAAAGAGCAACAGAGCATTAAAGGTACTTCTTATGACGAAGAGTTTGAAAATAAACTGATTGAAAAGCTAGAAGCTGGTGAAATCTCACAAGCAGAATACAACACCCTTAGTCGCAAAAGCGTTCTAGACCGCATCAATGAGAAGATGCGGCAAGGCGAAGAAGAGGTTGCGAGCAATCCAGATAGTGTAATGGATACAAAAGAACTTGAAGTACCAGAAAACACAGTAGACTCAGATGATATTAAGAAGAATCTAGACGTAGTGAGTGCGGCCAAAGATGTTGAGCAGGAATTCCTAGCTAAAAAAGCAGAGAAAGAAAATAAAAAGGGAGAGGAAAAGGCTGAGCCGCAAGATGAAGTTCTTGACCTTATGCCTGATGTGGCTTCTTCTCTTGGCGTTAATCCAGTAGAGAATATCAATAGCGCTCCGTTAGATATTACTGGTGGTATGCAGAATGATTTTATCCCAGATGCCGCACGTATTGATGAAGGTCAGATTACAGATAGTCTTACAGAAGATGATATTAAATATCTATCTTTAAAATGGGGTCTTCTTTATAAACCATCTGAATGGGTTAAGATGGAAGAATTATACCGGAAGTACGCGGCAGATTATGAATTATCTACAGACCGTGAACAGGTACTAAAGAATATCTGCAAGACAGACTTAAAGATGAACCAAGCTCTAGATGTAGGTGATATTAAGACCTTTAAAGACCTACAGGGAGCAAATGACATGTTGCGCAAGTCAGGTAAGTTCACTGATTCTCAAAAACAGGAAGAGAAAAAAAGAGATATTGATTCTATTGGAGAACTTGTAGCCTTTGTAGAGTCAAAAGGTGGAATCATTCCTAGACAAGATGACCCAATCAATGTGCCGCAAGACAAGATTGACTTTATCATCAATGATATGAAGAACTATACAGACAATCTAGTTAAGAATGAGCTTGGTTTAGGCAATCTTATTGAATCTTATATCAAAAAACTTGAAGAAAATAAGACCAAAAGTGTTGATGAAATTATTGCAGAGGGTATTAAATCTGATGAAAATAATGCGGTGACTGATGAAGAAGCCGCAGACTTCCAGCAGTTCCAGATTGAGGAACGCGAGGAAGAAGCTAAGAGATTGGCTGAGCAATATGGCACTGAGTAATTTATTGAAGATTGCGGCACATGATAAAAAAGGCGTTGCCGAGATTGACCCTAAGAAAATTGAAAATAATCTGGAAATATATCAACGTATTATTGCCTATTGGCGCATGTATCCAGATAAATTTGTAGATTATATGGCTTCACTTAATCCAGATAATAAGTTCAAATTTTATCCAACTCAACGTATGATTCTTCGTATCAATATGCGGTATAGAACTGTTTACGAAGTCTTTAGTCGAGGATTCTCTAAATCTTTTATGGCTGTTTTATCTCTAATGATTAAAGCTATTCTTTATCCTGGCTCTACATTAATTACTGTAGCAGATGCAAAAGGTCAGTCAGCAATGATTCTTTCTTCAAAAATGACAGAAATCTGTAAATTAATTCCTGCATTAGCTAGAGAAATCGTTTGGGATACGCGCGGGACACCGATGAAAACCACTCAATCTAAAGATGAAGTCACATACAGTTTTCGCAATAGCTCAGAGATAAAGAATATTAGTATGACAGCTGTCTCTCGTGGCGCTCGTGCTCAAGCCGTACTTACAGAAGAAGTTGCGACTATTACAGACCAGCAAAAGTACGAAGAAATCATTCAACCGATGCTCGTAATTTCTAGACAAGTAAACGGTAAAGTAGACCCAGACGAGACTTTGAACCAGAATGACATCTATGTTACATCTGCCGGATTTAAGGGTACTTACGCTTACGACAAGTTAATTGACGCGCTGTGTCGCATGGTATCTAGTAATGGATATGATTCTTTCATTCTAGGAGGCGACTGGAAAGTACCTGTAGTCGAGGGGTTACAGCCTGCGAATTATATTCAAGCCCAAGAGACAGGCAACTCGATGGACGAAATTGGCTTTGAACGAGAGTATAAACAAATTCTGTACTCTATAAATATTATGAATTGCTGGAAAATCTTAGTTAAGATAATCAGCAGCCAACTTTCATAAAGATGGTTCAACGACTATTCCGTAAGGAAGTACGCCGCAAGTGCGGTGGAAGTGTAATACAACTATATTTTGAAAGGAAGTGTTGAGCTATGATGAAACAAATCATTGTAGATAATCAAGTCACACCTTATTATATAACCGATGAAGGAAAATGTTTTAATTCCAAAACAAATAAATATTTAAAAGGACAATTTTCAAATTCTGGATATTTAAATTATATGATTTCTATTACACCATCTAATAAAAGAAGATTATATGCACATAGATTAGTTGCACAATTCTTTTTAAACGATGGTAAAGAAATATTAAAAGGCTTTGAAGTTAATCACAAAGATTGTGATAAAATTAATAATAATGTTGACAATTTAGAGATTATTACTTGCCAACAAAATTCTCAACATGCTTGGGACAGTCATTGCCATGCAAATGCAAAAACTGTTTATATGTATGATAAAGATTTTAATTGCATAGGAACTTTTTATAATATTGTAGAAGCGGTGGCTGAAACTGGTGTATCAAGAGGTAAAATTGTAACCAATGTTAATGCTAAATGTCCTACACTGACTACAGAAGGAAATTATTGGTCATACAATAGCAATCTTACTGAAAAAGATGTGATGAAACTTGAAAATACTGGTAAATCTAAAGTTGTTGTTCAATTTAGCTTGGATGGTGAGTATATAGCAGAATATTCATCCTGTGGAGAAGCTAAGAGAATTGTTTTTCCAGAAATGAAACGTGGTACTGGACATATCTCAGAGTGTTGTAGAGGAAAATTAAAACATTATAAAGGTTATATTTGGAAATATAAAGATGATATAGTCTAATCTATATAGCAATATATAGCAGAATACGTGTGCGGCCTAACGAACCGCATAGAATATAATTGGGAAGTGTGTGGTCAGGAACTCTAGACGGTGCTTTCTTCGATATGAATAAGTTTGACAAGCACAGGATTATCAATCTCGCCAAAAATGGATATGATAAGGGACAAAATAAAGACACGTTCTATGTAATGGGTGTAGACGTAGGCCGTCTTAATTGCCCGACAGAAATTGTAATCATTGAATCTTCTCCCGCAAGAACAACAGGAGTCAATGATAAGAAAATAGTGAACATTTTCACTCTATCTGAATCGCATTTTGAATATCAAGCCATTAAGATTAAACAGCTCTTCAATGCGTTTAAGTGCGAAGCCATTGTTTTGGATGCGAATGGCTTAGGCATTGGTCTGCTTGATTACCTCATTACAGACCAGAATGACCCAGATACAGACGAGCTTTTGCCAAACATGGGTATCATCAATTTAGACGATATTCCCAATGAGCAAGACCGCAAGAACTACAAGTCGTTTGAGAATGAGAATACAATTAAGAATGCAATTTGGATGATGAAAGCCAATGCGCCAATGAATACAGAACTTTATTCATACACTCAAACACAGCTACGCAATGGTAAGCTAAAGTTTTTAATTGATTCAAATACAGCCAAGAATAAACTTTTGCAGCAAGCACAGGGCAAGAAAATGTCTCCACTACAGCGCCAAGATTATTTGCGGCCATATGTTGCCACGGATATTCTAAAATCACAAATGGCAAATCTTGTTCAAGATAACGAAGGTGCAAATATCATCCTGAAACAATCCAATAGAAAGATTCTAAAGGATAAAGTTTCTGCTCTAATCTATGGACTCTATTGGTGTAAGCGCCAAGAGGACAGGCGAAATCGCCGCAATTCCAGAGATTTAAGTGGATTCATGTTCTTTACGAAACATTAGTAGGGTGCGGCCCATGCGGCCGTGCCCTATTTTTATATAAATTTTTTTTATAAAATTTTGGGCAAAAGTGTATTATTTTACACAGTGTAATTTTATATGGTATAGTAAGAAATTCCGAAAGGACAAATGATGCGTGATTCTTTATTAGAAATAAAAATATATAATATATTGAAAGACGCAGGTTTACCTTTTGAGGAAGAGTATGAATTTGAGGGGCTTGTCGGTAAGTCTGGTAGAAATCTTAGATTTGATTTTTGTATTTTTGACGATTGCGGTAATATTGATTTTTTGATAGAAGCTCAAGGCGAGCAGCATTATGTACCTGTCAGTCGTTATGGTGGCGCTCGTGCCCTCAAATATCAAAAGTATAACGATACGTTAAAAAGAAAATTTTGCTTGGAACATAATCTAAAGCTAGTCACTATTCCTTACTATGACGAAGGAAGACTTAGCTATGATTATATCATGAAAGCAGCAGGATATTAGGAGGTGAGCTTTGGCTACCGTTAAAGATAAAAATGAACGCGATTGCCGCATCATTTCAAATGGCAATAGCCAGTCTGGTTCTTTGGCATTTAATAAAATTAAGGTAGGGAACAAAACTCTCTCCAATGACGTTGTTCTAGATATTGGTCAAGTTATTACAGACAAATACTCTCGCCGCAAGAAATACACTAAAGAAGATGTAATTAAGGCGATTGAGCAGAACAATCTCAACGAACAGCGCAAGATTTCAAATTATTTCTTTAAGACTAGCGGTATCTATAGCCGCCTATGTCGTTATATGGCTTTTCTATTCAAATATGATTGGTTTATCACGCCAATGATATATGATGAAAAATTAAAACAAGATGGTAAATCTAAAAAGATAGTCGAGGGCTGGTACAAGTCTACTCGCTATCTTGAAAATTGCAATCTCAAAAAAGTATTTGGCGAGATTGCCCTAAAAGTTGTGCGCACAGGTGCCTATTATGGTGTGACTGTGCCGCAAAAGGATGCTTGTTTTATTCAAGAATTACCTATTTCCTATTGCCGCAGCCGTTATCAACTCAATGGTAATCCTGCGGTTGAATTCAATATGAAATACTTCGATGATGCTTTTTCCGATACTGCGTATCGTTTAAGAGTTCTAAAACTGTGGCCGAAGGAAGTTCAGAAGGCTTACCTTGCTTATAAGGATGGGAAGTTACCCATTGACTATGCTGGCGATACCAACGGCTGGTTTTTACTTGACCCATCGACAACAGTGAAATTTAACATCACGGGCGGTGACGCGCCACTGTTCATGAGCGTTATTCCTAAGCTGTTGGATTTGGAGGATGCGCAGGATTTAGATAAGAAAAAGATGCTTCAACAGATTTTGAAGATTATCATTCAAAAGATGCCCATTGATAAAAATGGTGACTTAATCTTCGATGTCCAAGAAGCGCAACAGCTCCATACAAATGCCGTTGCCATGCTTGGTGACGCTGTTGGAGTTGACGTGTTGACAACGTTCGCAGATGTTGACGTAGCCGACCTTGCGGACAAAGGCAATGTTTCTTCCGTAGACCAGTTAAATAAAGTTGAACGCACTGTGTACAATGAAGCTGGTACAGGACAAAACCTTTTTAATGCGGACGGCAACCTTGCACTTGAGAAATCAATTGCGAACGATGAAGCAACAATGTCTGACCTCATTTTACAGTTCCAGACATTTGCGGAACGTCTGTTGGCACCATTTAACAAGAACAGCAAGCGACTTTATTACCATGTCGATATTCTGCCGACAACGGTTTATAATTATAAAGACCTGTCCAAGCAGTATAAAGATATGACCTCTATCGGCTTCTCTAAGCTCTTGCCGCAAGTTGCTCTTGGTCAATCTCAGAGTGCGGTACTTATGACCGCATACTTTGAGAATGATGTTATGTCTCTCAATGATGTTTTCGTTGCCCCTGCTCTATCTTCTACCATGAGTAACGGTAGTAATGATAATGTTACAATGAAGACAAAACAACAGCAGACTCCATCTTCAGGAAATAAGGGCGGGCGTCCTGAAAAACCTGACGAGCAAAAGTCTGATAAAACAATCGCTAATAGAGAAGCGGAAGGATAGAATTAGATGCTAAGAAACAGGTCTGTGGCTACAATTGATAGCCCAGAATTCATTAATCTAGCGCCAGATGCTATCAACCCCGGCATTTCTAAATGTGAGATTAAGGTCATGTATCTTGGAAAGAATCGCAATGGTTCTTTCATTGACAAGAACACGGCCATCCAGATGGCGAACTCATTACCAGCTACACCAATTGTTGCAGCATACAATGAGAACAAAGAAGACTTTGGCGACCACGGTGAGGTACTTCACATTGAAGATGGGGAAATAAAATTCTCTTGTAAGACCGTTCCATATGGTTTCGTTGCTCCAGATGCGGAAGTTTGGTTTCAGAAATTCGATGATACGAACGAATTTGGTGAAACAACTACACGTGAATATATGATGACTACTGGTTATCTGTGGACTGGGCAATATCCTGAATTGGATAAGTGTATCAACCAAGGCCAAGGGCAGTCAATGGAAATTGATGACGTTGACGGCCATTGGACTACAGATAGCAACGATATTGAGTTTTTTATTATAAATGATGCAATCTTTACAAAACTTTGTATCTTGGGTGATGATGTAGAACCTTGTTTTGAGGGCGCATCTGTCACTAGCCCAGAAGTAAGCGAACATTTCTCTTATAATAAAGAGTTTTCGCATACTTTATTTGCTATGATGAATGAATTAAAAAGTGCGTTGACAAAAGGAGGGTCTATGCCAAAAGAAAACGTTGCTGGCGTTGAGGTAGAGCCTACTGCCACAGTCGAGGAAGAAGCTCCTGTGGTAGAAGAGTTTGCTGAAAACGTTGAGACAAACAAAGACGTTGAATCTAGCGAAGACTCCGCCGAAGAAACTTTTGCTAAGGAAGACGAGAAGAAAGAAGATAAAGAAGACTCCGATTCCGAAGATAAAGAAGATGATTCAGACGATTCAGATGATGAATCTGACGATTCAGATGATAAGGAAGATGAAAAGAAGCCCGAGAAAAAGCATGAGCTTGAGAATCAGGTTTCCGGACTTTCTGAACAGCTAAAGGAACTGACCGACAAGTTCACAGCTCTTGAAGCAGAAGCAGAAGAACTTCGCAAGTTCAAGGCAGAGCGCATTGATGCCGATAAGGATGCTATGATTGCCAAGTATCATATGCTCTCTGACGAAGACAAAGCGGATATTATCGCTGATAAAGATAAATTCACTCTTAGCGAGATTGAAAGCAAGCTCGCTTTACTATATGTACAGAAGAATGTTAATTTTGATGAAGAGGAAGAAGTAGATTCTACACCTCTTACTACATTCTCTCTAGACGATGAAACAATTGCGGATGATGCTGACCCAATGCTATCTGCTCTCCGCGAAGCACAAAACTACTAATAGGAGGATTAAATGGCTCTACATGTAGACCGCGCTGATACTAAGATTCAGCTTACAGGCCACGACAATCATTCGGTTGTCGAGCCTAACCACCTTTCTGCTCCCCGCAGCGGTGGCGTTTATGGTCAGCTCCCTGCTGATGACTCTATTGAAATGCTTGAACAGGGTACTTTCGTCAAGTACGATTATGCCGCTGGCAAGGTTAATTTCACTGGTGAAGGCCCTTGGATGATGGTCTTCAATGAAGAAAAGCTCTATGACGAGCGCAAGCAGATGCACCGTGACTACGCCATGAAGAAGTCTGACTTCTATGACGGCGTTATGACACCTCGTGTTTTCCGCATGTATGCTGGTGACATTTTCACCACCAATAATGTCAAGGCTGACGATTATGACCTCGGTGACGTTCTCGTTCCCGGTACTACTGGCGTTCTTGAGAAGGGCGCTAAGGGCGAAGGTCTAGCTGTCAAGGTCGCTAAGCTCACCACCATGCCTGATGGTCAGCCCGGCCTTAAACTACAAGTCATTGCTGAATAAGAAAGGAGTAAGATAGATAATGGAACTAATGAAATTTGACGAACTTAAAAAGCTCGCTCGTGCCGCTACCAAGAATGCTCCCCTTACTTTTTCAGTAAATGGCAACGAGGAATCATTTGACGTTGATACAGTCAACCGTACCCTTCGTGAACAGTTCAATCTACTTGCTGGCGATTATCGTCTCTTCCGTCGCAACGAGGTTGCTGTCTATGAACTAATTGAAAATACCATTGACGAGATTCTTCCCGTTAAGGTTATGCAGCAGTTTGAACAGTTTGCTGATGTTCAGTCCATCGCTCAGGGCGATAAAGCTGTCTTTAAGCTCCGCATCACCGAAGCCGCTCGTAAGCGTGCCAAGGCTTTTGTAACTCGTGTCGGCCTTGCTGGTCGTTATGAGACAATGATGCTTGATGGTAAGGAACTCGAAGTTGCTACTAGCGCTATCGGTTACGCTATCCGCATCGGTTTTGAGGAATTCCTTGATGGCCGTTATTCTTTCGCCGACTTCACTAACATTATGCTTGAGGGTGTCGATGAATACATTTACGCTGAAATTCTAAAGGCTCTTGCTCAGACTGTCGAACAGCTCCCCACAGCTAACAAGTACGTTGGCGCTGGCTTTGACGAAACAAAGATGGATGAACTACTTGCTATTTCTGATTCTTATGGTAATGGTACTTCCACCATCTACTGCACTCGTGAATTTGCTTCTACAATGAAGCCTGCTTCTGCTGATTGGGCTTCTGATTCTATGAAGGAAGAGCTTTTCCGCAAGGGCTTCTTTGCTGATTATAAGGGCCACCCTGTAATCATCCTCCAGCAGTCTATGGTTGATGAAACCAATACTGAGAAGATTGTCGACCCCTCTCAGGCTTACATCTTCGCTTCTGTTGGCGAAAAGCCTGTCAAGATTGTCTTCGAGGGTCAGACTGCCGTCCGTACTGTTTCTGATAATGACGATTGGTCAACCGACCTCCAGACTTACAAGAAGTTTGGTGTCGCTGTATTCTCTAATCCTTCTATCTGCTCTTATCAGAACACAGCACTAAAAAAAGCAACTCGCTAAACCCAACGCCAATGCCTGAACCAGAACCTCCCACACCTGGGGAAGACGAGGTAAATGCTGGCGATTATGATACTATCTCAGAAGCAATTGCAAATGTTCCCGCTGGTGGCACACTATTTGTTCCTGCGGGAACCGCTTCAATTGAAGAGCCTGTAACCTTTAGTAGCGATATTATAGTTAAGGGTAACGGCGTAGCTTTTGAAAAACCAGTAGTAGTTCAAGATGCGGCAGTTACGTTTGATAACGTTAAGCTGACTGCGGCTGGCACAGATGCCAACGATAAGACTGCTATGGCTATCAAAGTTAGTGGAACTAAGCCCTTCACTCTAAAGAATAGTGAAATTTCAGGCACTTCCCGCACAGCCCTATCTGTAATGACTTCAGACAAGATTGTTTTCGAGAATAACGTATTTGATGCTGGCGATAAGAATATCTATAACATGGTTGAGTTTAGCATCAGCAATGCACGTGACATTACAGATGTTACCTTTAAGAACAATACGTTCAAGGGCAAACTAAAGAATAATGGTGTAAGCCTTTATAATCTTGCCGAAGGTGCTACTGTAAACTTTGTGGGTAACGTGTTTGAAGATATTGACGTAAACAACAATCCAATCCGTCTAAGCAATCCTAAGAATGTTTCAGCAACCTTTAATTTTAAGGATAATACGTATTCATTCAATAGCGATACGCCTAGCGCAGATGGTTATACTGCATTTATGCTGCTACAGGATTATTCCAAGGCTGGCAGTACGCAAGATTTTTCTAAGTTCACAATTAACTTCGATAACCTTGTTCGTGGCACGAAGAAGCTCACGGAGAAGGGCGAGGGAATTGATAAGGTATACTATGTATATGCTGATACTCAGGGAATTCTTGCCGATGGAGTTAACGACCCCGTTGTTAATTTCAAATAATGAATTATTGGAAGGGGCGCTCTGCGTCCCTTCTTTTTTTAGATTTAAAAGGAGAAAATATAATATGAGTAATGAAGTTGAACTGATTAGCGATGATACACTAGTCCCTATCCGCAATATCGTAAACTGTGAGACTGGCTACATTCTTTCGTCTTCTGGTCGTTCACGCCGTCTTATTCCCGGCGTTACTATGCGTGTTTCCGCAGGTGAGCTACGCGAGCTGTTTTTCCAGCCCGGCGGTTCCATTCTTCTACAGAATTACATCAATGTTGGCAATAAATCACTTGCCGCAGAATTTGGTGTTCCCTGTGATGCACTAGAATATGATTGGACAGAAGCAGATGTAAAGAAGTGCCTGCTTACAGATGAAATTGATGTCCTCTTGGATGCGCTCGACTTTGCGCCCCAAGGTATTATTGAAACTATTAAAGATGATGCAATTAAACTTGAAATCAATGACCGTGCCAAGATTAAGGCTATTGCGGAAAAAACTGGTGTCGATATTGATGCCGCTATTAAGAATAAGCACGCCTATGATAATAATAGCGATACCAATGTTGCTGAGCAACCACGTCATCGCCGAGTTCAAAAAGCTGCCGAACCACGCAAGCGCCGTGTAAAGACAACTACTGAGTAATATGAAATAAGTAGGAGGTTTACACAATGCCACAAGATATAGATATTGATAAAGATATGGAAGTCATACCTCCAACTTCTTTTCAGGAGATGTATGAATTTTTCCTAGCTGGTGTTACCGATGATATGTTTATGGAACTCACCAAAGAGGATACTGAAAAACTGCTTGAAGAAATTCTGATTGCGGCAGTTCCTAAATTTGAATTCCCGCATTGGGCGCACCCATTTACTTTAGATTATGAAAATAAATGCTTTTCTACTTGTCTTACAGTAGAGGAAAAGACTATTATCCGTTACTATATGATTGCCGAATGGATTAGTTACCAGCTTGCTACTGTTGACCTTATTCGTCAAAAGTATTCAAGCTCGGACTTTGCATTTACTTCTCAGGCTAACCATATGCGCTCACTTATTACAATGAAGCAGGAATATGAGCAGAAAGCCTTTCACGCACAGCGTGTTTATTGTCGCAGGTATGTTGATAAGAATGGCCGTGTTCGTTCTTCTTTTGGTATGATTATGGAGCCTGTGAAATAAAATGGCGTTGATAGTAATAGATGATAGGATTTTAAACTATCAGGTAGAAAATGTAAAGGATAGTTTAGAACGCATCACAAATCAAATTTTTAAACTTCTACCTACATTTGAAGATGGTAAAGATTGGATTAAGCCATTAGACACATTGGTTGTTGAAATTACTGGCATGGCTCTTGTTACCCCTAATGCACCAAAACTTTATCAGCTTGTATACAAACTGCAAGGCGTGAAAGAGCAAGGCAAGGATATTGAATTTATGCTCTTTCGCCGCATGATTTTTGAAGCCTGCAATATCGCCAATGAGATTAGGGAGAGCCTATGAGTATACAAACCTTGGGTGCTCGTCTTAACTATTTAGGTGGCGATAACATGGGAAGAATTAACAAGTCTAAATATAGGTCTTTTCAAGCGGCTTTAAAGAATGACTACAATAAGAGAATGATTAAATTCAACAACCAGTCTTGGCCTTGCCTGATTAATTCCATGTCAGGGGGTTTGAAGGCAAATTATGACCGTAAATATATCTCCGTTGATTTTAAGAGCGGTCTAAAGGCTGGAGAAACTTTTGAATTGTTAGATAGTGGAACTCATTGGATGGTTTATCTTCCAGTTATTACAGAGACGGCTTATTTAAGGTCTGAAATTATTCGTTGTGATTATACTCTGAATGTTAATGGACAAGACTATTGGGTATATTTTCGCGGTCCAGTAGAAACAGACTTACGTTGGTTTATTAAAAATAATATAAATATCAACGAGCTTAATCTATCTGGTACACTTTATATTAAGAATGATGAAAATACTAGACAGTTTTTTCATCGTTTCACGCATATTAAGATTGCTGGACATACATGGGAAGTCCAAGTTACAGATTCTATTACAGTACCGGGTATTTTAGAGCTTGAAATCCAAGAGTACTATGATAATAGTATTGCTGAACTGCCTAGTATTCTTAAAGACGAGACTACGCCAATCAATGTTATTAGTGGTGCTACAACGGCAAAGCAAGATACAATTGTAGGCTATGCTATTTCTAATGAAGCCTATGACCCCAAGATTCACTGGGAAGTCAAGAATAATCCAAGAGTTAAAGTACTTGAAGAATATGAGAATGGCCGCATGTGCAAAGTTAAAATATATGCGGGTGCCATCAAAACATTCGATATTTGCTATGGAGATGTCTTCCAGACTGTAACTGTTGAATGGCAGAAGCCGCTAATTCAAGGGCCGCAAGAGGTTTATCCCTATGATACTCATACCTATTGGATTAAGAAACTTCCAGAAGGAGAAAGAGTTACATTCTTTATTGATGATGAATCTATGGCTAAGATTGTAGATTTTAATAATGATTCTTGCAAGGTAGATATTGTATCTGGTAAGAAGGGTAAATTTGTTATTCATGCGGCATATGGCGATGTTGAGACAGATTTACCAGTTAAGATTAAATCGTTATAAGGATTGGAGGTTACATGAAACACGTTGCTTCTAATATCTTACGAACTAATTACAAGTCCACTTTTCTTTCACATGCAGAAGACCAAGAAACTATTTGGCGCAAGCTTTTTGTTGAAAGTAGACCATACAGCGATATGCTGAAAAAATTACTTATTATCAATACGCCTGATTGTCTTGATAGAACTCAAGATCAGTATCAGCGTAAGATTGAACAATATAGTATTAAAGACTTGCATGATAATCAATATATTAAAGCTACTCCTAAGCTCTCTTTTGGAGAACACGAAGAAGTTAAATCTTATATTATGCTAGATTTTGATGATTTTTCTCCTTCTGAGAATCCTCGGTATCGTAATTGCGTTATCAGCTTTACAATTATTTCGCAACTTGATTATTGGGAATTAGACGATTATCAGCTACGCCCTTGGATGATTGCGGGATACGTTGACGGTATTATGAATGATGCACGTCTTTCTGGTATCGGCAAATTGCAATTTATGGGTGCGCAACAGCTGGTTTTGAATGAGTATCTTGGCGGTGTAATGCTACGATACTCAGCTTCACACAGCGAAGCAGATGATTCGCAAAATATTGATAATACCAAACCTGCGCCGCAAGATTTATAAAGCTGGTGCGGCATGGCAGAATTACAAGGAGATTTAGGTAAATATCTTTCTGGTATGCCAGTGATGGTTGCGGGAGCTAATGTTGCTGTCTCGCAACCATCTATTAAAGATATTTGCGCTTTTGGTGAAGATTCGTTTCTTATGTCTGTTGAGTTTTTTGTCAAGGCAAAAGAACTTGCCGCAGAAATGAAAAATGTGGGCAAAAGTCAATTAAGATATATGGACGATTTTCAAATATTATTAGTAATCATCCAACAGGACGAAACGACAAAAAGAAATGTAGATAATCTTTTTGGTTTAATTTTTCCTGATTATATAGTTGAATATGACGCTGGGTGCATTAATTTTAGGGTGCAGAAGAATGGTCCGATAGTAGGACAGCTTAATCCTATGAATTTTGAAAACTTTAGGGTTATATTAAAAGAGTTGTTTCTACCAGTAGGCGTTGATAAAGATGAAGAAGAATTTAACCCTGCTAATGACGCAGCTGCCGAGATTGCGGCCAAACTTCAACGAGGTCGTGAGATACGAAATCAGATAAAGAGTGATAAAGATAAGAAGAAAGCTAATAGTATCTTCGGTAATTATGCTTCTGCTCTTTCTATTGGTTTGGCAATTGATATTAATGTTATATATAACTATACTCCATTTCAGTTGTTTGATAGTATTAAACGGTATACAATTAAGATGGCATACGACTTATATCAGAAAGTCGCTACTACTCCTATGATGGATGTTAGTAAGATGGACGAACCTGATAATTGGATGGATGGTATTTATTGAGTATAATCGCAGTTTTGCTGCGTTTATATAATAGACATGGAAATTAGCGCGTTATGTTTCTATGACTAAGGAAAATGTATACAAATTCCTAAACGTAAGGAGAAATCTATGAATAGATTTGGTGTGCGTGAGATTTGTGATGTGGTATTTAAGCCCCTCACATCCGTAGACCTCGGTGGTCAGCATTTCGATGCTGGTCAGCCTATGCTTTACATCGACACAGCCAAGACTTCTAGTCTTGAGGGTGCCGCTACTACCGTCTACGCCCAGGGTAATTTTTAACTGCCCACTTTAATAGTAATATTAAAGTAAACACTATTTGAATTGCTGGAACACTTTATTTGACAAAATTATTATAATATGATATAATATGTTAAATAAAGAAATCAGCAGCGAAAGTGTGAATATTATGAAAGTTTGTTTAAATAAAAGTTTTCCTGAATTAAAAGATAGGTATTATATTGATGAATTAGGAAATCTTTATACTGATTATGGCGCGAAGAAAATGGCTAATTCTTTACATAACAAAGGATATATTGGAAATGACCTAATTAGAAAAGATGGAAGTCATAAATTATATTTACGCCACAGATTGGTTTTACAAACTTTTAATCCAATTGAAAATTATGAAGAAATGCAAGTGAATCATATTGATGGTATAAAAGCTCATAATTTTATTGAGAATTTAGAGTGGTGTACTAATCAAGAAAATAGAATTCACGCTTGTCAAAATGGATTAGCGGCTCATTTAAATGGAGAAACCAATCCATTCCATAAACTTACAGAACAAGAAGTGTTGGAAATGATTGATGATTTACAAAATCATGTCCCATATAGTATTTTGATTGAAAAGTATAATTGTTCTAAATCAACCATATCTGCGATTAAAAATAAAAGAAATTGGTCTTATCTTACTAAAGATATAATATTTACATAACGTTCAACGACTATCCCTGATTGGGAGTAATACCAAGTGGTATGAAGTGAATAGATTCCTAATTAATTGTAGGAATAAGATATAGTCTGGTCTATATTGTGAAATATAGCTCAAAGCATTTGATGTAACGAATCAAGTGAAACATATACGGGCAAAGGTAATCCTCGTCTTATCGCTTGGGACGGCGAAAAGACTTTGACCTTCACAATTGAAGATGCTTTAATGTCCCCTACCAGCTTTGCTATGCTTTCTGGTGCTGGCCTAGTCCACGGTAAGAAGACTGGTGATAAGAACCCTATCTATGTCCATGCTACATATGATATGGTTGCTGAAACTGTCAACGATAAAATCGTTGCCAAGCTAACCGATGAAGACCGCAATGGTGCGACCCTCATTGTTACAAAAGAAGCTCCTATCTATCCTGTTACACTTGACAGTGCTGGCGCTCAGGCTAACTATCTTTCCGCTGTCACTGATAAGCAGGTCTTTACTGTAGATGGTAAGACTCTGACTGCTGTCACTCTTGGTGACCACGGTGAAATCGCAGCTGAGGGCAAGACAATTGCCTTTGAACTTGGTGCCGATGAACCCGGTGACTCTAAGCAGGATGCTGCTGTTAAGGCTGGTGATACTGTACGTATTGACTGCTATGAGGTTCATTACGATGAAGCCTACGAGATGCAGATTGATGCTGAGAACTTCGCTGGTTACTATTACATCGAAGCGTCTACCCTCTTCCGTGATGAAGAGACTGGCGTAGACCTTCCTGCTGAATTCGTCATTCCTCGTGGTAAGATTCAGAGTAACTTTACGTTCTCTATGGCTAACAATGGCGACCCAAGTACCTTTACATTCACTATTGACTGTATGCCTGCATACACCAAGTTCAATAAGAAGAAGAAGGTTATGGCTACACTACAGGTCGTTGATAAGACTGATACAACCCACAACTACAAGAACAAGAATATCCTTGGTCATGATGGCCGTACAAAGGATTCCGATGTTGATAGTTGGTATTCTAAGTCTGTCTTCTCCGAAGTAGCGGGGGAATAAAGGCCGCAACGTCAACTGAATCTGCGGCTGGCGAACAACATTCAGACGTAACTGCCAAGGCAGTTGATTCGACTACAGAGACTACCGTAGCTGAAACCATTCCCAGTGTTTCTAAGCTAAAGAAGTCTGTAGCTAAATAAGCTAAAGGGTGTTCCTTAACTGGGACACCCTTTTTCTTTTTAAATAGCAATAATATGTAATTGCTATTTGCAATATATATTAATGTTATTTAGGAGGTAATATGAGCGGTTTTAATTGGCGCGCAGTCCAAGCATATAATGGCGGTAAAGAATATCTTGCATATACTATTGCAAGGGGTCAAGCCGACATTGATGATGATACTATGCACCGCATCATGAAACGCCAAGTAAGTACATTTACTCAAAGGTTTAATCAAGTAAATGGAACGAAATATACTGGTAGACAGATTAAATCTTTAATGGACAATTGGACTTCAAATGGTGGTGTAATAGGTAAAAATATTGATGCCGCTATGCAGAATATTGCAAACTTTGACAGTAAAGGCATTGCTAAATCATATAGTACCTCTGGTGATATTTTTGTAGACGGCATTGGTTTGGCAAATGCTGGTACCGCATTTAGTGCATCTGTACAAGATTGTCTAGAACATGTATCGAGTGTTACTACAGCTGTCAATGAAGCTGTTAATAATATTATTTGGACGCTTGCATCTAACTATGAGTACTTAGTTGCCGCACGCCTAGTTGATGCTTATTATACAAATGGAAACGTCCCATCAGACTTACAGGGTATTCTAACAGATGCAAGTATCAGTGCTGGAATGATTAAAGAAACTGACACTAAAATTGTTCTTGCAATGGAGAAAGTGCGTGAAAATTTAGATATTCTTGCTTCTCTTAGCAATGGTGGCGCTGCGGATATTCAAAATAGCTTTCAGTCTGCCGTAGATTCTATTGCGGCTGCTTTCAACTCTATTGGCGGCACAGTTCATGAAATGGCAGAAGCGCACGCAATCAATGTTGCGGCTAATGAGGGTCAACAACTTATCATGGAAAATGATGAAAAGATAAAGCAGATTGTATCTGCCGCAGATGGTAAGTTTTATTCTAATTGGACAGCTCAACAGATAACAGAAGACCTTGAAGGTAAAGAATCTAAGGAAGATGTTCATATCTATTGGAATAAAGGCGGTATTGTTCTTGAATTTGGCGGCAATATCAAGTTGCGTGAGAGTGCGCCGTTTCAAGATAGTGGCCCCGGCTCTCGCGCTCTGGGAGTTGAGGGATTTGTTGCCAGAAGTATGACGTATCAACAGTTGGCGAAGAAGTTAAACGCTTTTGCGCCCGGTGCTGGTCAATATGGTTATAGTCTCGTTGGCGCTCTTGGTACCACAGTTGATGCTATGGATTGGTATAACATTCGACAGGCCGCAGGTGCTTTAAGTCTGGTTGATGCTATCGCAGGTAGCGGTATTGAAGGAGATTATTCAACACTGCTTATCGTTAACAATAAAATATTTTCTATCTATGACATTCTTAGAAAGATTTATGATAATTCAGACACTATTTTGAAGTATGGCGGTAGCAAATATTACCTTGTCGAAGGTTTTGATTTAGGAACTTTAAGAAGTAAGGTTATGCCGTCACAAGCAGGAGATAACGTTTTCCGCATGGCATTAAATCGTAATAAACTCGCTTACAAAGTGTTGAATAATACTAAGATTAGCATAACTCTTAACATGGGCCGTATATTTACGCCAGATATTTTTAAATCTTAGTTGACATAATTTTAAAAGTATGGTATAATATAACCATATAGGTATAGAGACAAAAGGAGATTTTATGGCAATTCTTTTTGAAGAAGAGACAGCTAAAAAGCTGACCTCACAGGACATGTATGACATTATCCATTTTGCGGCGCAGTCTGCTGAGGATAATGGTTTTGTCAATCAGTTTGTTTTTGAACGTGCGCTATATGCGTATGCGGCAATTATTGTCTACCCTGATCGCAAAGAAGAGCTTGGCCGCATGGTGTCAGACAATATCCTAGACGCTTGGGATGCTCTTCTGGCTGACGGCACTATTGCAGATATGAATGAAAAATTTGCGGTAGATATGGATGCTCTCGGTCAAATTGGCAGCGTTTGGCTTGATGATTATATTAAGTATCTACAGTCTGCTCGTGGTATCTTCTCAGTATTCCAAAATTTTAGTGGTGATATTGTTGAGTCTACAGTAAATCGCTTCAAGGACGCTTTTAATGAAAATGATGCACAGACAGTTCTTGATATTGCTGACAAGTGGGGCATGAATAACACTCCGAAGGATGAAAGCGCTCTAAAGGAAAAGGTCAAAGTTAAAGCTATGGCAACTCCTGAACAGGTCAATGATGCCATTCAAGCTGCTACAGATTATTTGGCTACGATTCCAACAAAAGATGAAGAAATTAAAGAAGATAGTGAGCAAGAAGACGGCCCACTATTCGAGCTTTAGTACAAAATTCAATAATTATTATGAGCCTACTTTTATATAAGGTAGGCTCTTTTTTATGCCTATATTAACGTTAATAAAGATGTAAAAGGAGGTACGATGGTAAATCGTAAAGTTGAGCAGGAGGTAGGTGATTACCATTAGTAAATATTCAAATACTATTGAGTATAATTTACGAACTACATTAGACCGCTCTGGTTTGACTCAATTGCAGACTGAGCTTAATAAAGTTTCTGTTCAATTGAAGGAAATGCAATCTCAGAGATTACTTGACCCTTCTCAGGTAGATTCATCAATCAGCACAATCAACAAATTTAAAAGTGCATTGAATTCTAGCTTCAATTCAAAAATTGGTATGCTTGATATGTCAAAATTTGTTGGACAATTGCAAGAAAGTAAAGTATCTTTAAATAGCTTACAAAATTCTTTTGCTTTAACTGGTAATACTGGCAAGGCTGCATTTGCTGGTGTGTTAGGACAGCTTGGTAAAATTGATACCGGCATTAAAAGTACAAGCTCTATGGTTGACAAAATTTTTAACACAATGGGTAATACCGTGCGTTGGGGCATTATGTCAAGCGCTTTTAATGGTGTAACTGATTCCATTCGTCAATCCGTTGAATATGCAAAAGACCTTGATGATTCGTTGACACAGATTATGCTTGTTACTGATTATTCGCGCGATTCGATGGTTCAGTATGCAAAACAAGCTAATGAAGCTGCTAAGGCTCTTGGTTCTACGACTGTTGCTATGACAAACGCTTCTCTGGTCTATAGTCAGCAAGGCTTTGACCTGAATAAGTCTCAACAACTTGCTGAAATGTCAACTAAATTAGCAAATGCTTCTCAGCAAGATACTTCTACAACGTCAGACCAAATCACAGCATATATGAATGCTTATGGTCTTGATGATAATATTGATAAACTTAATGCGGCACTAGATTCTTGGGCCAATGTAGCAAATATTTCTGCTGCTGACGTTGGAGAACTTGCAGAAGCATCACAGAAAGCTGCATCAGCAGCAGCTACTCTTGGAGTTTCTACAGATCAACTTAACGCCCAAATTGCAACTATTGAATCTGTTACCCGAGAAGCCCCAGAACAAATTGGTAACGGTTTAAAGACACTTTACGCACGCTTTTCAGACCTATCAATGGGTAAAACCCTAGATGATGGAGTAGACTTAGGAAAAGTAACTTCTACGCTAGATAAAATTGGTGTACAGGTTTTAGACGGCGATGGAAAAATGCGTGGCGTTGGCAATATCATGGAAGACTTAATGAAGGTTTGGGATTCTATTGATTCTACACAAAAAGCTGCCGTAGGCCAAACGCTTGCTGGTAAATTCCAACTTACACGTTTTGAAGCATTGATGAACCGTGCAGATTTATATAAGCAATATAAAGCTGGTTCTGAAAATGCTAATGGTACACTTGATGTAATGAATGAGAAGTATGTTGATTCATTACAGGGAAAATTAAATAAATTACAAACTACCTTTGAAGGCATTATAAATAGCCTTGGTGATTCTTCTGATTTTTATGGATTCATTGATGGATTATCTACTGCATTAGATTTAATGCAGAAATTAGTTGATTCTATTGGCGGTGGCTCTGCTGCTCTAACTTTACTTGGTGCTACTGCTACTAAAGTATTTAGTACAACCATGTCTCGTGGTATTGCTTCTATGATACAAAACCATCAGGTTAATAAAACTCGTAAAGTGAATGCGCAGACGAGACAGCAAAAATTGCAGGAAATGGGCTATAATCATATTGAAGAAAATGAATCTACAAAGCCCATTATGGATTTTGTCAATACTGGTATTAAATATCAACCAGACATGAATGAAGGTCAGGCTAAAGAATATAATAGTATTCTTGACAGTTTAGTTACATCTGTGCAAAAAGTAACTACAGAAGAAGATAAGATGCGTGAAGCTGTTGAAGCTACTAACATTGCTATGAGAGCAGCCTTAGAGACTTCTTTTGATTATCTAGAACTTACGAGAGACGAGAATGGCGTTCTACAAATTAAGCCAACCGATGTATATGACATAGCGATTAGAAATAGTCAAGATAAATTAGGTAAGCTGGGCACTAATGAGTTGAAGCAAATTACTGGAGAACAGGCACTTAAAAGTGGTGCTTATAGTGCTAATCTAACTAGAAACCTAAGTACGATAAAGGCTGCAAAAGCAGAAGACGCAACAGCTGGTACTAAGACACGGGCAACTGCTGCTATGCAGACAGCGCTTGACAGGGGTAAAAGTCTAGTAAAAGAGTTTATGGGTACTGATAACATTTGGGACGATCGGTTCAATGAATATGAAGAAAAAATTGAAGACCTCAGAAACCCAATTCAGCGGTTAATTGTTAGTCTAAGAGAACTTTCAAAAGTTATTAATGAAGATAATTATAATTTTGATGCAGCGATTGAGACATTGGAAAAAGTACAGAACGCAGCAAACGGAGCAGCCGAAGCAGCTGACGTTGCTACAAAACAGCAAAATGCAACTCGTAAAGAAGACAGAGTGCCGTTATCTAATGTTGGAGAAGCAGCACAGCAAAATAATAAAATGCAAGCTGCGCAAGAAGAGCTGAAAACTGCGCAAGGCCGTGGTGAAGGCTTCAACGAAGGTATGGATTTACAAAATGATATTCAGCAAATTGTTCAAGCAACTTCTGCTATTGGTCAACTTGGTTTTGCTTGGCAATCTTTCCAGAATTTAGGCTCTATTTGGGCGAATGCAGATTTAACAGACGGTGAAAAATTAGAATCAACCTTTTTAAATCTAACTATGGTTTTACCGAATATTATATCTGGCATTACTATGCTTTCTGATGCGTTAAAAGCCCTTGATGGTTCAAAAGCAATGTCTTCTTTGCTAGATATTTTTAATGGTATTAGTTCTTCTATTACTAATATGACAAGTATTCAAAATACCTCACATGTTTTTGAATATGTTAATGATGAATTAACATATTTGGATGATGGAGCGCAAATTGCATCTGAGGGTATTGAAGGTTTGTCGGCAGCATTTGCGAGCGGTTCTTCTGCTGGAACTAGTTTTGGTAGTGTAATTAGCAGTCTTCTTAGTTCAATTAATCCAGTTACTCTTGCGCTTACAGTAGCAGCTGTTGCTATTGGTGGATTAACATTTGCCATGAAGAAACATGCAGAAGAAGAGCAAGAACGCATAGACACCATTAGGGATAATGCAGAGCAAGCTAGAAAAGATTCAGAATCTATTAAGGATTTAACATCTTCTTTTGATGATTTATATTCACAATATCAAGATGGAGCTGATAATTCTGATGCCCTTTCTTCTGCTGCTAAAAATATAAATGATGTTATTGATGACCAGTCTTTAAAGGTTGCAGCAGCTTCTGGCAATTGGAAAGAATATGCTAACAGTTTAAGAAAAGCACAGGTCGCACAACTTAATCAACAAAATAAAGATTTATGGGCTGAACGAAATGAAGACGCTTCTGCCGCCAATGATAGCTTTAATCGTATTGATTTTAAAGAGATAAAAACAAAAGGTACTTATAAAGATATTACTTCTGGCAATGCCGCTGCAACAACTGGCATTGGTAAAATGATTAAAGCATATGGAAAAGATTTTTCTGATTTATATTTTAATAATTCGACTGGTACTGTTTCAGTAGATAAAAAGCTGAATGATGAAGAAGCCTATAAAGAGCTAGAAGCATTTTTAACTACTTATAATCAGCATCAAGAAGAATTTTTATCAAAACTTTCTGCTAATGATAAAGACCGTATAGAAAAATTCGTGGCATCTGCTAAAGAGCAAGTTAATAATGAAAGTGTCCAGTCTGTTCGCACGAATGACCAAACTCTTGGAGCTAATTATGCTGAAATATATAAAGATGATAAATCTTTTAAATATCAGGAAGGTCAGACGATTGAACAGTATACCAATACTGTTAAGCAAGCTCTTAAAGAACAAGGAATAAATGCTTCATCAACTTTACTTGACGCTTTCGTACAAGGCATGATGCAAGGTGATAGCGATTCAAGCAAACAACTTGCTGCTGAGCAAGTTAAAGAAACTTCTCAAAATACTTTTGAAAACAATATTAAGAATAATTGGGAATCAAGTAAATTATCATTTAATACAGACCAATTAGCTAAAAATCCTCAATCAATGGATATGACCGAGGGGCTAGATTTTTCAAAATATAGTAAAGAAATTTCATCTACAATAGCTCAAGCGGCTATAGACCAAGTTAATGAATCTTCTTTAAGTGACGAAGATAAGCAAAAGCTATTATCTAGTATAGACTGGTCAAACAGTATTTCAGATATTTTAGCAACTATTACAGAAGCGGTTGATACTGGAGATGTAGAAACAGCTTTGAAAAATAATACAGGCAAAAAACATAGCAATGGAGAGCTTGCTGCGGGATATGAGGATAATACTGATTTAACCAAACATCTTGAAGATGAATATGACGTTTCTAATGATGTAATAGATACTTATAAGCAACAGATGGAAGCTACAACTGATTTAGGAAAAACTAAACAGAAATTAGCTGATGAAGTCAAAAAAACAACAGACGAATTTGGTTCTGAATCAAAAGAAGCTAAGCAAGCACAGCGTAATTTAGATAATTATAATGACTCTGCTGATGATACAGCTGCAAAAACAATACAAACCCAAAAAGGCCTTGATAAATTATCCGAATCTTTTGAAGATAACTATAAAATTTTAAAGAGTGGAGATAAAACTACTTTATCATATGTTCAAGCATTGACCGAAACAAAAGATGCTTTGGCAGATGTTTTAAATACTTCTTCTGAAAATATCTCTAATGATTTTGTAGAGTCGCATTTAAACGAAATCAACCAATTAGCAAATGGAGATTTATCTGCTCTCGATTCATTAAGAGAAGCAGCCGCACAAGATTATGTTGTTAAAATCTCTCAAGAAGGAAATCTGACCCCAGAAAATTTGGAATGGCTTAAAAATCAAATCACTCAAATTTCTGGTATGAGCATTGATGTTGGTTCTTCATTAAATGACCAAGGTTTTATTGATGGATTAAACGATATGCTTGATGCTGGTACAATGACTGTTGACCAAGTAAATTCTTTATTTGGTATGATGGGATATGACCCAACTATCACTTGGAAAACTGAACGCAAACCAGTGTTTGATTTAAGTAAATATTCCATTAAGCTACCAGACCCACTTGGTGAAATTAATCTACCAAATATTAAAATTATGGGTGACGTATCTGTTCCGCAGATTAGTGGTGGCTCTAATACAAAAGGTAAAAATGCCCCAACAAAAGTTGGTGGCGGTAGCGGCTCATATTCTGGGCACGGTTTATCAGCTCCATCAGGAGGCGGCTCTAAAGGTGGAGGCGGCGGAGGCGGCGGAGGAAGTGGCTCCGGTTCATCTTACACTGCAAAAGAAAAAAAAGAAATTGACAACGAAGTTGATTTGTATGAGCGCGTCAATACAATTCTTGAAAAAGTAAATAGCCAATATGAACAGCTAAACAAAGAGCGAGATAGACTTACTGGTAAAAAATTAGCTGAAAATATTGCTAAAGAGACAGCTTTATTGGAACGTCAAATTGCTGTTCAAAAAGAAAAGCAAAAGATACAGGATAAAGAAGCCGCAGACCTACGTAACGAACTTTCATCGTCTTTTGGCGTACAATTTGATTCAGAAGGATATATTGCCAATTATGCAGACGTATATAATCAATTAGTAAATAAAGTTAATGAACTTGGAGCAAAATATCCAACACTTACTTCTGATGAACAGGAAAAAGCGCTAGACAAAGAATATGATGCCGCAGAAAAGGCATTAGATAAATTTAACACTAAATATAAGCGATATGATGAATTATTTAGTGGAGATATGGAAGAAACCAAGAGCACTATTGAAGACCTTAAAGATTCAATCGAAGATTTACGTATCGAAGTTTTAAAGACTCAAGTTGAAGCTCTCGATAATCTTAAAGACATTCAAGAAAGTCTCATTGATTTCGACCGTGCATTTAATCGTGGTATCAAACTAACGCCTTATCAAGAAGCAGCCGATAATGTCGCCAAGCTCGGCAAATACTTTGATGTTGCGACTATGAGCGTTAACGAATATTACGATAATCTTATCAAGAAGCAAGAGGATGCCGCAAATGCCGCAGGCATATCTGACGCATATAAGAAATGGTCGGCAGGCCGCGTAGATGAACTCAAAGCCGCTAAGCAGCGTGCGCTAAATGGTGACAAGAGCGTAGACTACTACGGCACTGGTTATTTCGATATGTCTATGAAGAATCTAACTGATATTAACGCTCAGATGAAGCAGTTTGAAGAGACTGGCAAATCTGATATTTTCGGTGAGAATTCCGCAGACCTCTATGACGTAGCTAAGACAGTATATGAACAGGCCGCGGGACTTGCTCAGGACTACTGGTCATTAATTGAAAGTCTACATGACAATGTTATGGATATGATTGATGATATTAGCGATAAAATGGATAGGCGTAAAGACCAGTATGAAGCCATCACAGATGAACTTGAGCATTGGTTAGATATTACAGAACTTCTACATGGCGAAGAATCTTATGATGATTTAAATACCATCCTTGGCGCACAGCAGAATAATTACAAAGCACAGCTGAATGAATTAATGCAGCAACGCGATATTTGGAAAGATATGCTTGGCTCCATGAAAGAAGGTTCTGAAGAGTGGAATGAAGTATCTGACAAGATTAAAGATGCTACTTCCGATATTAACGACCTTATTCAGAATTCTTTAGAGAATCTACAGAAGCAGTATTCAAATACAGTTTCAAAGATTACTAAAGCATGGGGAACCAAAGCTGTCGGCACTGACCTTGACTGGATGAATACGCAGTGGGAGCTAATCAACCGCAACGCTGACTATTATCTCGATGATGTTAATAAATCCTATAACATCCAAAAGCTACAGAGTAAGTATCTTGACCTCTTGGATGGTTCAAATGATTTAGCTATCCAGCAGAAGATTTCAGCGCAAATGAAAGAGCAGCTTGAATATTTGCGCGACAAGACTAAGCTATCTGAATATGATGTAAACTATGCAAACGCACAGCTTGAAATCTTACAGAAGCAAATTGCGCTTGAAGAAGCTCAGCGCAATAAGTCTCAAATGAAACTTCGCAGGGATACTCAAGGTAATTATTCATACGTTTATACAGCGAATGATGATAATGTTCGTTCCGCACAGTCTGACCTTCTAGATGCACAGAACAATGCTTACAATATGTCTAAAGACCAGATGAAGCAAACCCAGGCAGATTCACTCTCTGCGCTACAGGATGCTCAATCTACAGTCAATGACATTTGGAACAATGCCAACCTGTCTCTTGAAGAGAAGACCAAGAGGACACAGGCAATTATTGACTCGCTCAAGGAATATCTTGCAGGAACCAGCGAACAGCTAAGCACATCCCAGAAGAACATTATCAATGACTTCATCGGCATGTGTGATATGCTCACTGGCGAGAACAAAGATAATCTACAAGATGTATACGACCAGATTGTCAATGGCAGTACTGATGCTTTTGACCATATTGATGCACGTTGGTCTACTTCTTTGACCTCTTGGTTACAGAATATGGACCAGTTCAAGGCCGACACTGATAAGATGCTTGGTGATTTGACGCAAGCTGGTAAAGATTATGCGGACGGCACAAAGACAATTGCAGACCTAGCTAAAACTAATTTTGATGATATTTCCAATAGCATTAGCGGCACAACGGATAAGACAAAAGAACTTGCGGACAGCACAAAAGAATTTGTCAACATCCTTAAAGATGTATCTGGTGAGGTCAAAAAGACCGAATCTACGATGACTGATTATGCCAATCGTATTACAGATGCTAACAACAATATGCAAGCATTTAAGCAACTCGCTGATGAAACTGCTAACAAGCTATCTAAAAAAGAGCAAGAAAACGCCAATCTAAGTGAAGCTCTAAAGCAGGCTGAGCAAAAGAACTATAACTATGAGCACTATGGTAACGCTAACGGTCCTTCATCTGGCGGTGGTGGCGGTGGAGCTGGCTCTAATGAAGATACTGCTTGGGGCATTGCTAAGGCGATTTGGACTTATGGTTGGGCTTCTGGCTGGGGCAATGACCCTGTACGTTCCAGCAAGCTGACTGGCGCATACGGTACAGCTTTTGCCCGCCACGTTCAGGATATTATCAACCAATACTCTAGGTCTGGTAGACTTGTTGATTACGGTTCTATGAAATATAGTTCCAAGAATCTAATCGGATATGATACAGGCGGATACACGGGTTCTTGGTCTGATAAGACCGCAGATGCCAAGAATGGTAAACTTGCATTCTTACATCAGAAAGAACTTGTTCTTAATGCTACAGATACGCAAAATATTCTTGCGGCAGTTGAATCTGTAAGGTCTTTTGCGGACAGTCTTAAATCTACAAGTCTTGCGCAGTCACTTTCTACTGCTCTTGGAGCTGTGAGTGGCGCGAAAGCAAATAACGCATCCGAGACAATTGACCAAAACGTACATATCACTGCTGAATTCCCAGCTGCGAACAGTGCGGCAGAAATTGAATCTGCGCTTATGTCACTGAATGACAGAGCGGTTCAATACGCTTATAAGTTCAGATAAACATGGGCAAAATTTTATAATCGAATATTTGTGGTTTTGATATGTCTTAGAGCATAATTTTATGAACGGGAGAGCTTTATGTTCTCCCGTTTTTTATTTGGATTGAAAAGGAGTTTGACAATGGCGAATCTACAGGACGTTGTTCTTGAAGCTGTGGATACAATTGTATCCAATAGAATAGAACAGATAGCTACGGATAAAACAGTTACCGCCACTGTCGCTGGCTGTACTAATTCACTTACAGGTGAATATCTTGTTTCATATAATGGTGGCAAATTAAAGGCATATGCCCAAGAAGGAAACACATATACTCAAGGTCAATCAGTGTATGTCCTTATCCCAGAAGGTGATTTCACCAAGAAAAAGAACATCGTAGGTGTTGCGCAGGCAGCAGAAGATGATAATAATATCAGTTTTGTATCTTCGGCCATTAGTAATTACAATCTCATTGGCCGCAATTGCCTTAGTGATAAAAATAAAGTCACGCCTGCGGGACTTCGTTCTTACAAAAAAGAAGATTACAAAGTTCTATATAAGAAAGATGAAGATGTAAGCGGCTCTAAGCCTAAGTTCTTATCTATTGATACTCAAGAGCTAGAGAATAATATTAAACAGGCCGAAGCGGTGCTAATTGAAGCGTCTTTCCGCACGTCTTTGCCGCGAGAGCATAAACTTACAAAGACTGGCGAATATGGTATCACTTTTATCTTAGCTTTTAAAGACGGAGACGCTACAGATGATAAAGGTCAGGCGTTAGTTAAAAAGCTATCGTACACTATTGATAGTAATAGTATGACAGGTTCGCCGCTTCAATATCAAAGTTATTTTGACCAATATCAGATTTTCCCAGTAGACGTTGAGAACTTCTTATATATTGACCAGATTATTTTCTATTGTAAAGATTTCGTAGAAACTACTGACCCAATTCAATCCCAAGATAGACCGATTGGCTGGGGCGATGATATTTTCATTAAAGACGTTGAATTTTATGGTCTAAGGAAGATTAGTGCGGCCAATGGTGACTATCAGATGCACCTATCTATGCCCAAAGGCTCAACGTTTAGAAGCATAGCTGAGAATTCTTCTCTAAGCGTTGTTGGCACACTTCGCCATAAGAATGAAGACCTTTCAGGCGATGCAATGTTTTACTGGTTCAAAGAAGATGGACGAGTGACCGCAAGCTCAAAAGACTATAAGATGTATGGTGGCGCGGGTTGGTCTTATCTTGAAGCTAAGGGCAATAAATATAACTTTGCTACTACTGGCGCAGAAAATCGTGCCTATGAAAATAAATATATGTGTGTTTGCGTCTATAAAGAGCAGATGGTTTTAAAAGACTATTTTGTTCTATATAATGAAGCCGCAAAGCGCGATATTGAAATTACTTCTTCTCTTGGAGTAAGTTTCAGTTTCGACCGTGGCGAACCTACATTGACTTGTCTCTTGGATGGCAAAGATAAAAGTTTTGAAGCAGGCAAGGCAAATGGACACCCTGACAGTTACTTTAGATTTGTTTGGTCTAAGGTTGACGATTACGGCCAGACATTATCGTTCATCGAGACGGTAGAAGAGCTGAAAGCTCGTTATGAAGAGGGCATAAAACAAGGCATCGGATATAATAATTTATCTGCATTGAAGAATCAAATGAACGCGCTTGAAGGCGCGTCTTGGGATAAGAATATTTTAACGTATCCAGTTAAAGGTATTGATTCTAAAGCTACATTCAAATGCGCAGTTTATTTGCGCGACAGAGAACCTACTGGCGAAGAGACTATAGAGGACATTGAATATGGTATCGGTACGGCAACGATTACATTGAAAAATGCAACTGCCGCAGACCCTACAGATTATTATATCACTATTGAGAATGGCGACCAAGTATTTCAGTATAGTGAATCTGGTGTGTCTCCTGATGATGACAGATATGAAGACCCGTTAGAGGTCAAGCCACTTACCTGCCATTTCTTTGACCCTGCTGGTCTTGAAGTCAATAAAGACACATACGATATTAAATGGCGAGTGCCATTAACCGATTCATTGATTACCATTCCAAAAGAAGGAATGGTTTTAAATCAATCTAATCAAAAGATTGAATATTGTACATCACAGATTTATCCTATGGCGATTGCCGCAAATTTTGATTATTCCGCAGTTTCTAATCAGATTGAAGCTATCGTAACATATCAAGGTGTTACATATAGTCAAATGACAGATTTCTTATTTACAAAAGTTGGCGAGAACGGTACCAATGGTACAGATATTGTAGCCAAGATTTCACAAACATTCAAGAATCTAAAGAATAAGATGCTTGCGCTCGTTATTGACAAGAATAACAAAGTAGAATGGAATACAGGCCAAGCTATTTCACAGCAAGTTCTACAGTTCCAGCTATACCAGCGCAACGAGAAAATCAATGATGATTCTACTGTCTCTTGGTCTATGGGCTACGGTCAAAGCAAATATATGAGCTGTAATGATGGTGTTATATCTTGGGACACTACAGATGCGGCCAAGCGTAAGTTCATGAACCAAATCGTTAAAGCACAGACAACTTATACGGTTGGAGATACTTCTTATAAATATTATGCTTTCTATGGTATCCCAGTAATTAAGAAGTATGCGGACAATGATATTCAGATTGATAAGACCTTATTATTGAAGTCTATTACATATAATGCAGATGGGCGCAATCCTCTATATAATAAGAATCAAGGTGTTACGCTTGTTGGTACAGGTCTTGAAGATTTATTTATTGAATGGATTGCCGAGGGCGGCGAGCCTTCAAAGACCGGTCAAACATATGATGAAAATCCGCTAAATGCTTGTTTTAAAATTATTACAGAAAAGAATACGTCTAACGGCGTGCAAAAAACCGCACGCACAAAAGGATTAAGTCAAATTTATATTCTTCCTAATGATGTATATGATGGTGAATATGGGAACAATTTAGTTCACTGTAAAGCCTACACATCAGAGAGTGCGGCCAATCCTGTTGTTGAGCTATATATTCCTATCTATATGTCATTGAATATATATGGTCTTAAATCGCTTAATGACTGGGATGGAAATCATCTTGAAATCAATGAAGATGAAAATTACATCCTTGCACCGCAAGTTGGCGCTGGTGAGAAGAATAAGAATAACCAATTCACTGGCGTGGTAATGGGAACCTCAAAGACTTATGATTCCAATGAATCTCAGATTGGTTTAATGGGCTTTTCAGAAGGCAAGCAGTCTATTTTCTTAAATGCTAAAGATGGTTCTGCTACTTTTGGTTTACCAGAACAGCAGGCATCGCAGAATAATCATTTTGAGGAAGGCCGCATTAAGCTAGTTCCAGGTGGCGAAAGTTACATCGGTGCATGGCGCATCGGTTCACGTGCGCTATATAATATCGCAAATGCGGAACTTGATGAAGAAGGTAACTTTACCGAAGCTACTGTAGATAGACCATATACAGACTATCCTGTAAAAGATTCACAATTCTCGATTCCATCAGATAAGCAAGGTCTTATCTTAGGCGCTAATCCCGCATACATTTCAGTCAAGGGCAAACCGCTTACAAAACAGAATTCAAATATTGATTTTGATGGAGCAAATGCCGCACTTGCAGAAGGTGATAGCCTTGAAGTAGAAATCGACCCACGCAAAGATTCAACTTTCTCAATCTATAGACATTATAAAAAAGATGATAAATGGCATAGATACCCGCTTGTTGGCATCAATCAGTTTGGTCAATTCTATACTAATGCTATTCAAGACCAAGAGTCTTCAATGGGCATTGGTAAAATTGGTGCTTTTGGCAAACGTGCGCTTGACGCTAAATACATTGGCGCTCAGTTCGGTTGGTCTGATACGAATCTATTTAAATTCTTTGTTGACGGCACAGTTGGGAATTCTGAAAAAGCAACTACTGACCTCTATCTGTCTACTGGTACAAACGTAAACAATGAATATCCAAGAGGTTTCAATGTTTATGGCAAGCATGTTAGTCTTTATGCACCAGATTTAGGAAAGGAATCTGCTGATAGCTCAACACATAGATTACATATTGATTCTGAGCAAGCGATTCTTGGACATGAGAATTCTTATCTAAGGCTGTCTGCGTTATCAGCAGCAGATGATACTACAGAAGGAAAGACAAAAACATCTGTTTTATATCTTAATAACAATTTTGAGTTTATGAATCCAAAAGACAGAAAAACCACTATGTCTACTGGCGATTTTACTCTTTCCGCTATTGGTACGCCAAAAGATGATAATACAGATAAAGATGGTAATTATACATATGCCATTGGCGGCAATTTAAGACTTAATGCAACTAATTCAATTACGAATATTGCGGATAAAGATTTTCAAATTAAAGCTGGCGAAGATTATCTGATGTATTCAAAGGCTTTCTCTTCTGTTGCAAATAACGAAGAGGGAACTTTTACTATTGGCGCAAATAATGCTAAAGCAGTTTTGATATTAAATAATAATACAGGCCAAGATACTACACTTATCGGCGAAGGTCTTAAATTTAACGCTTCAAACAATGGTGTTAAAATTGTAAGCGATACTTCACCAAATGGTATTAAATTACTTGCTACTGCTATTAAAGATAATGAAGCACAGGGTGGCGTAAGTATTAGTCTTGTGCCGCAGTCTGGTGGCAATGGTGCTTTTTATATTAGGTCTGGTACTGGTACTATTCAGTCTAATTATGACAATGTTCCGCATGTCGGCAAACGAACTTATGTCAGTATTGGCCATGGTGTTGTTTCAAATTGGGGTGTATTCACAGGTACGCCTGATTCACAGTCAACTACATCATTAACTGCTGAACGAGATATACGCAGTATTAGTGGTTGGAACTACAGCAATGAATATTGCTATAACAATGGTTACGCACATTGGTGCATGGGAGCCAATAGAAGCTCGTCAAAAATTTCAGACCACTTAGGTTGCATTTATGATTTATTAAATAATTTGCAAACACAGATTAGTAATGAAGTAAGTGCTCGTCAAACGGGAGTACAGCAAGCCAAAGATGCTGCTGCTGCTGCTAAAAGCGCTGCTAAGACAGCACAGGAGACAGCTGATAGTAAAGTTGATACTAAGACTTATAATAATCACATGCACCAATTTAAGGTTATGCGTAGTAAGGTACGTATTGACGGCAAAGAAAGTGCTAATGAATACATTTATGGTTTATCTACTGGTTCTGGATTCTTAACATCACGACCTATTTAGTAGATTATAAAGATTAAAGGAGATAAAAGGATATGAACGAACTAGAAGTACGTATGAGGGTTCATGCTCTCGCTAAAGATATGATTTATAATTTTATGGCAAAGAATGGAGTCAGTGCTACTGTCATGGTAGATGCTCTTAATTCCGTTCTTGTCGGTCTTTATCCAATAGCTCAGGGTGAAATGCTGCGAGCTATTGATATGGATACTGCGGCCAAGGCTCAACAGCAGGCCCAAGAAGTCAATCAAGCAGAGCAAAAAGCCACTCCAAAGGAGAAGGAAGTTAAATAATGGCGGTAAAATCCTTTATTAAAAAGGTTGGTCAAAAGGCCAAAGATGGTTCACTTACTTTGCCTTACTCTGAATTTGGAGTTGGCTTTGATAACGTAGTGGACACTCGTAGCGGTAAAGGTAATTATTCTTTAGCTCAATTTTTTGACAATTATATGGACTACATGAAAAATACAACATTTGTGTATACTGGTAAAACTCAACCTACTAATACTCATGTTGGTATTTGGATTGATACAAGTTCTTCTAACCAATAGAAAGGAAGAGTGAAATATGGCAACAGTCGTTAGTACGCTGTATCCTCCTGTGGTTTCAACGTTTCAAAATGCTTTCGTAAATACAGAAGATGCTGTTGTGTATTTTACTCTTTCTTCTTTTAATTCCGCATCTGAGATTAAGCACGTGCATGTCAGTTGTGTAAATCAACTTAATAATGAGAATGCCTTGAATAAACTTTCGGGCATTCTCATTGAAGATTTACAATTCGATAAAGTAAGCGGTATGTATTATGTAACGATACCTACCGCTTATATTGAAGGCAACGCTTTCAATACAAATCAGTTCTATAAAGTTCAAATTCGTTTTGACAGCTATAATGGAACTGATGAAGTGCCTATCAATGATGAAGCAAAGAAGAATAGTTATCTTTTATCACATACACAATATTTTTCAGAATGGTCTTCTGTATGTTTAATTAGACCTATTCACCAACCTAAAATCTATCTATCTGTATTTGAAAACTATACAGGCAATTCATATATGACTTTCAATAAAGGCTTGACGCAGATTGCGGGAGGTCTTCTTTTCGTTACTAAAAACGAAAGTGGCGAAGAAGTTGTATTAAATACCGAGACTGAGACACTTGAAGCATATCAATTTGATATTCTAGATGATTCAGATAATGTATTATTCTCTACGCCTACAGTCTATACTGGTGAGAATCTTAATCCAAATAACATTGTTTATAATATTGATTTTTCATCTTTGAAGAATAGCTCAGATGGTTCAACCTCAGACCCTGCCAGCACATATTACGTGTGCCGTATCACTTGCCGCACAAAGAATCAGTATCAGCTTACTAAGGAATATAAGTTCCAAATTGGCGAATATACTGGCGCGGACGAATGGCAACCGATAATAGCCGCAGAAGTCGATGATGAAACAGCTTCAATTAAGGTTTCAGTTAAGAATGAATATTCTTTCAGTGATGGTGTATCAGTATATGTAAGACGTGCATCTAACAAGGATAATTTCAAAGAGTGGGAGACAATCTACAGCGCAAAGCTACAGCAAATTGATTTTTCAATCGTAGATAATACTGTAGAAAGCCTAACATGGTATCGCTATCGTGTAGAAGCTCTTACTTCTACTGGAATGTCAATCGCTAAGCCTACGATGTCAAAAGTAGTCTTGCCGCAATTTTATGATGCTTACTTCTCTCGTGGAGACGAGCAATATGCTGTTAGATATAATTATCAAGTTAGTAGTTTTAAGCCAGTGGTCAATCGAGCTAAGATTGATACTCTTGGCGGCAAGTATCCTAAGTTTGCGGAAAATGCTGTATTAAATTATAAGCAATTTAGTATTTCCGGCATGATTAGCGCTGAGTCTGATGTTTATTCTGAGTTTGCAAATAAGACAGAGCTTATTCATCATAATAACGATACTCTTAAAGATTTATATTCTGAATATAAAGACGAGACTGGCGTTGAAGATTTAATTCGTAACGACTTTAAAAATTGGCAGAAAACTGGCGGCAATCAATATCCTAGCTCGCCTATATCTGGCGTTACATCACAGGAATATCTAACGACCACAACAAACGATTGGCTTTACGAGCGTGAATTCCGCGAGAAGCTAATTGCATGGTTAAATGACGGCGAGCCTAAGCTATATCGTTCTATGGCAGAAGGTTCGATGGTTGTAATGGTAACTGACGTTACTGTAACACCTAATGCTACCGTTGGTCGCAGACTGTGGAATTTTTCGGCTACGGTTTATGAAGTCGAGGACGCTTCTTCTCTTGACACTCTTGATACTCTTGGTATTTATAATCGTAAAATGATTGGCTCTATCAGCGGTAGCGGAAAACAAGAATCAGAAGATGACCCTAAAGATTATATCGAAGTTATTAAGCCTGCGCAGATGTATAAACTTACCGTTACCAATAACAATGATATTAGAAATGACATTAACGATGCTTTAACAAAGAAGTACAGCGGTATTCTTTCAGGCTCTAAGGCAGAAGATATTGTTCTCAAGAACGTGAAGATTTATTATCATTCTAAACCTCGTTACTATACGTTCCAAGCTAACTCGGATGGCCTAACGGAAGTAACTGAGAATACCAATGGCATCGCTGAAATGTTACGTCAGAACCAAGTTCAGCGAGGATATTATTTTGGTGTTATTACTCGCGGTAGTGACGGCAATCATAATATTTTCGTTAATGAACGTGGATATTATCAGATTCCAAATAAGTTAGATGTTACTGGTCTTTATTTCCAAATTGGTGATGTTGTCACAATCGAATATACGCTTTGCTATAAAGAACGTTCTAGTGCAAAAGAAGCTGTATCTGGTGCATCAATTGACCGCACGCTTGTAGGCCAAGAGAGTGGAGTGTTTAAGCCTAATGCCTATCTTGGCAATAAGATTAGGAATAAATACAACTTCATTCAAATGAATGGTGATGTTATGCTTTCTAGTAAGCGCATGAAATACTGGAAGGGCATTTGCTTAGATGTTACTCCATATGCGGTTGCAAGTATTAAATATCATAATGAGAGTGAATATAAGAACTATCTCGTTGGCGGTACAGGCGTATTGCATATGCTTAGAGATGTTCCAGTAGATAATATATGTTTCTTGGGCATCCGTATGAAGCTCACGGATAAGAAGAAATATCTTCAAGAGAACGAATTCAGACTTGATTCATCTGTTGGCGCGACAGCTGCGACAGCACTTAACTGGTTTACCGTTGTAGATAGCAGAGACACAGAACAACCAGTTTCAGTTATTCAAGACGAACAAGAGCCACAAAATACCTTTGGTGAAACTTGGAATCCTATTGGTATGGCTGTCGGTAGTGCAATGTACAATTCAAAAGAGGAAATCAAGAGCCCTATTTTGAATACAGTATACAATATCAACAATGAATTGAAACTATATTATAACTATCAATGGTATGATTTTGCATTTGCGTCAATTGATACCATTGATGGAAATGTATCAACTGAGCGTATTGGTATTGCCGCCATGCCAGTAGAAGGTATGATTAACTATTATGGCACTGTAATGACCACAAATTATCAATAGGAGGGAAAATGAGAAGGACATATCCTTATTTGAATGACAGCTTTTATGAAGATGCCAATAGCACTTTAAAGCGTCGAAACTTTCTCAAGACTATTGATAATTTCGTCAATCAGAAACAGTATGTGCGGCTAACCCTTCTCAATTGGAACGAAGAACCGTTAAAGGAGATTCAAGGCGTTATTGCATCTGGTAGCCTTTCTAAAGACGGTTCTTCATCTATTAGACGTACTTGTTCATTGACCGCATCAATTAGTAGTGGAGAATATGATATTGAAAATGTATCATATGATTTTGCAATCAATAAGAAAATCTTTATTGAGATTGGTATTGAAAATCATAGCAACAAATTTCTAGATTATCCTATCTTATGGTTTCCGCAGGGTGTTTTTTTTATTGCAAATGCTAGTGCATCGTCTTCTGTTTCATCTGCGGTGTCTTTACAGCTGACGCTGAAAGATAAGATGTGCGGCCTATCTGGTGACGTTTCAGGTACGCTGCCTGCCGCAGTTATCTTTGACGAAGTAGATACACAAGACGCAAGTGGCGCATACGTTACCAAAAAAGTACTAGTTTATGATATTATCAAAGAGTTGGTAAATCATTATGGCGGGGAAGATTTAAACAATATCGTTATTGAAGATGTACCTCGCCGCATTAAAAGAGTAATGAAATGGACTGGCTCTAATCCGCTGTATCTTGTTCCTAAGCAAAGTGGTAGTGCTGGTGTTGTATGGTATGCGGCGTATCTTGACAGGCCAGACAATCTAGAAGATGGTACGATTGAGATTTTAAGCGGTCAAGATTGCGGTTATGTCTATGATGATTTTGTCTATGACTCTGAACTATCTGCCAATCTTGGTGAAAGTGTAACATCTGTATTAGATAAGATTAAAAATTATCTTGGTAACTTTGAATATTTTTATGATGAATTTGGCGTATTCCATTTTAGAGAAGTTAAGAATTATCTTAATACTACGCAAGCTACTACTTTAGTCAACGATATGAAGAAGCATGATTACCTTGTAGAGACAACGACAGGTAAGAGTGTGTATACTTTTAGTGATAAAGATAATATTATCAGTATCAGTAAGACACCTCAGTTTAACAATATCAAGAATGACTTCATCATTCAAGGAAAACGTCAAGGCACGAATAGTCAACAGCAAGTAGATGTTCGTTACCATCTTTGCATTGACCGCAAGCCTTTACCTATTTCTTCTGACGAACGCGGTAATAATTATTATAATACTTATTATAATCTACTTCTTTATACAGAAGAATCGACACAGGAAATAAAGGCCGCATTTCCAGCTGTGTATACGACTAAGAATGATTTCCCTACTATTGGCGAATTCAATACAATTTATTTTGATGCTACAGATAAGTTTGCTTACTATTGGAAAGATGATACATATAAGTCTTTGAAATGTTCGGCATATTATCCAGCAGTAAACACGCTGTCTATTGCGGTGGTTGCAGAAACTGGTTCTACTGAGACGAAAGAAGAAGAATCTAAGCCTGTTCCAGTTCCAATAGTCAATGGTGGCTATTTGGTTAAGGACTGGCGCACAGAACTTTATCTTGAAGGCATGTTGGCTAAAAAGAATGGTATTGATTCTGGTAATTATTATGCTAAAATTGATAGTATTGCTGGTTGGCAAGGAAACGTTCTACAATATGCACATAATTGTAGAATAGATACAGATTACTATTTTGAAGAGTTAGATGCGTTTTGGCCACAAGTCTATGACCTTGTAGACCAAAAGTTTATAGGTGAGAAAGAAAATGCGGAACTGCTTACATCTGCGTTGACTGATGGTAATTATTTCTTAGACTTTATTGATTCTTCAACATCTGATTTAGGTCAATTCTCTGTTTCTGCTATTGGCCGCAGAACTGATGCTGTGTCATCTGATACGGTTAATTGTCTGTTTGCGCCTGAGATTCCTAATATTGTATTTATTAATGCTGATGAAGATGACAAGGGTAGAACGAAACAGCAAGAATGTGAAGATAACGGTATGCCATATACTCAAGTACGTGGCGAGGTCTTCTATAATCTTGCTACTGGCGGTTATAAGAATGGCGCATTTGACCAAGTGAAGTATGAATTATATCTTCATACAACTTATCAGAATTCAGTGTCAATTACTGCGTTGCCAGTATTCTATCTTGAGCCTAATTCTAGGATTGAGCTAAATGATACTTCTACGAATACATATGGCGACTACAATTTAAACACGCTTTCTATTCCTCTAGGGCCGGGCAATACAATGACCGTCTCTTGCAATCAGTCAATAGAAAGATTCTAGCAATAGGGCAAAACCGTATAATCGGTTTGCCCTATTTTTTATTGTATATTAGGTATATTTTTTAGAGATAAAAGGAGGGAAATTGGCAGCCACAAATATTGGTCAGTACAGATATGCTGGTGCAAGTAGTAATTGCATTACAAATATTAAACTGCAAAAAAGATATGTTGATTCTAATGTTGACATTACTGGTTTAGATGAACAAAATACTGGTTTTAAAGATGTTGCTATTATTCCCGATGGCGATACGTTTTCTAAAGGTCAGGATTATTATTTGAAAGTTACTATTCCACAAGACATGAATTATGCTATGGAATTTACAATTAAACTTGTGAAAAATACAGATACAGACCAAGGCGCTTATCAGTATATTAGAACAGTTAAAGTTAATGCTGGTGGGGACGGGACTAACGTTTATAATGTAGCCTTATATGAAAAGAATGATGGTAGTATTAACGCTATGATTCCTCTTGAGTATGGGAAAAGTAATATCAATGGCGCATTATATTATAGAGAACAAGATAAGAAATATTATCTTGGCACTGGCGGCGTACGATACGAACAGACTGATAAACGTAATATTGTTGCTCTTACAACATCTTGGAAAACAGATGTTAGTGAACGATATGGCTTATTTGAAATGATTTTTAGGCCAATAGAAGAAGGCTTCGTTGCCGTGGTATTGTCTATGACAAGACAATCAGAAGATTACAATATTCAACATACTACAAACAATGGTATTATTTATGGTCGTATGCTAGACCTTGAAAAAACTACGTGCGAGTTATATAAAGTAAACAACCTAGTCAATAGTATGAATTCAAATGCAAACTTAGATAGGATTGGTGTTTGGGGTCACTCTGGTTTAATGATGGCTATTAACGGTGAAGAAATTAAAATTGGACCAAGTGGATTCTATGAGCTATCAGAAGTTCCTATTTCTTCTCTTGGTGTAGTCGCTCGTGATTTTAATGATTCTTTCACAGTAGACTATGAATTCTCCAATCAAGACACAGAAGAGGTAGGTGAATAATTTTGGACTCGCTTTATGCTTCACATGTAGGCAAATCTTTTGAGATTAAAGCTGCTTTTCTATCAGTTCAAGATATGATAGACGCTTTCAGTATGGCTGAGAACTATAAATCGGTATGGTATGGTGAACACGCTATTATTTCATGTAAAAATAAAAACCATCCCGACAACGGTAAAGTCTTTATGCGTGGCTTGGATTATCAAAATTCAATGGGCGGCGCAATTTATAAATTTCAAATTATCGGCCCATCAAGTGGAACGCCTTTCTTTCAAGTAGACACAATTGACAATGTAACGAATATGTCAACAGCTGCACTTGAAGAAAACACTTACCGCAGGTATCCCGTTAGTCAAAATACTGACGGCACAGTTGTCACCAACTGGAAGCAAGATGCCAACGGTAACTGGTATGACGCTGGCGGTACGCTTAAAAAAGATTTCAAATTCAATATCCAAAACCGCACTCTTGTTCCCGGTAAGAGCGGTGAAATTTTCAATGATGATATTGAATATACGTGGATCAATATTCGCAAAGACGACGAAGATGCGGATTCTTGGTTCTATGTAGGCATGAAGTTTCCTTATACCGTCATTGACTATAAGGCTCATGCAGTTTCTCAATACGATGCGGCGGGTAATATCAAGAAAGACGCTGATATGACTTCTATCAGCCGCATTGATGATGCTTCGCATCCTTTCTGGGAATATTGGGATATGGGTATTCCCAAAGGCTTAAAAGGTGATACTCTCCGCAATCTCAAAGTCATTGAAATGACCGAAGAGCTACGCAGCAAAGTCTATGCTACAAATAATATTGTAATTGATTCTATTACTGGTCTTGCGACAGTCGGCAAATCTGGTTATCCTAATATGGATGATGATATTGCAAAGCATCGTCAGATTGTAGTATATGAATTATACATTTATGATAAGCAAATTAATCCAGACCCTATCCTAATTTATCTTGGTGATTTCAATATCATTAAGAATATTACTCTTGATGATAAAGGCACTTTAATAATATCTTATACTCATAATGATAATACTGTATTTGAAAAGAAAATTAAATGGGTAACAGGTGTTGCTTTATCTACTGGTGACGGTGCCGAGGGCGGTCATTTTGAAATGACCTTCAATAATGATTCTCCTGCATATACAACAGACCTTACATGGGTCAAAGGTCTTGAGATTCAAGACAACGGTGACGTTATCGGTACGTTTGCTGGCACTAATGGTGGCACACTAGCCAATAACGGCAAGAACAAAGTAGGCCACATTCGTTGGATTAGCTCTGTTACGCTAGATGAAAACACAGGTCATTTCGTTTGTTCTTTCAATGATGGCACTGCATCTGTAGATAAGCACCTTACTTGGGTTAAAGATATTACAATCAACCAAGAGAGTGGTCAAATCACACTTAACACGACTACTGGCGATAAAGTAAGTGCGGCCAAGCTGAAACTGCTAACTGCCGCACGTGTCAATGATATTGGCGAAACTACTCTTGTTTTCAATACAGGCGAGGAAATCAATCTCAAAACCTTAGACGGTGGTGAGAATTATAAGATTACCACAGTCAAATCTATCTATATGAGTACTGGCATCAGTGACGATAAGAGTATCTATGTTAAATACAATAGCAATCCAACTCCTGTCAAGGTTAGCGACCCAATCAATTCAATTGAGCGTCTTGTAGTTCGTCCTGCGGACTGGCATTTATTTGTCCTATATAGCGACCCTTCACATCGCGTCAAGGTTGCTACAGATGGTTGGATTTCAAATAACGATGCAATGAAGTATGATACTTCTATTCCTGATTATGGCGTAAATGTATACTGGAAAGACCTCGGCACAATTAAAGACCAGGCTGGTATTCTAATTGGTTTCAATATCACCAAATCACAGCTAACTGCCGCAGGTTTTACCGATGCTGATATTGTAACGTATCTTAATCGTGAATTCCCATTCGGCCTTACTGGTGCGCAGAATCAACCCGGCGGTCAATCTAACCTCGGTAAAATTGTGACGTATCAGCCGCAAGACGATGCCAAGAGTGATAAAGAATTCTATGCGTTTGACTATAATTTAAGCACGTGGTATTACCTTGGTAAGATTGCCGATACTGGTATGCGTGATGTTAAACTAATGGATGAAAGTGCGGCTAGCTATGAGAGTCTTAAAACATTGACAACAGAAGGTCTTGCTTTCCTACAGAATTCTGTCACAGTTTCAGATAACGCCATTCCTTCCTATTGGTCTAGCACCTATAAGTTTGGAGCGTAGATATGAAACTTGAACAAATTAAAGGCCCATTTTCAGTAAAATCAAGCCATACATTTAGCGCTGGTGCTGGTAATTCTTATGTACATATCGGTATTCAGATTCCAAAGCGTCAGCCTATTGCGTATTCTGAATACCGTGCTTTAAACGAGGGGAAGGAAGAAATTATCCTTTTCCCGCAAATTCCTGATTATGATGTTACTATCACTACGAATGAAAGTGAATTTTCATATAAGGTAAATGAGACGGGCATTCTAGAGCTTGATGGTAACTTTGGTTCAAAATTAAAGTTTACTTTTGAGAAGAGTATGCCGCCAGAGACAATTGTAGACATTATCTGTAGAGATGCTAATGAATAAGGAGGTAGTAAATGGCTAAAGGTAATCCAAATGATTCTACGATGAAGAATAATTTCGTAGCCAAGGTATATGACCCAACATTAAAAACTTATAGGCCTATTTATGTTGCGCCAGATGCTACCGACAACAAGCGCGGTGAAGTTTGGCTTTCAGACGCGACTGACGGCACAGATAGTGCTGCCACTGGCGTAGTTGCTGCGACACCAAAAGCAGTCAAAACTGTGAATGACAATGCCAATAATAAGCTAGATAAGACAACTGCTAGTGCGCAATCAGTTAAATCACCTACAACCTTTTCTGGTAAAGTTACTGGTAATGGTGGGTTTGCGGGCAATCTTACTGGTAATGTTACTGGCAATGCCGATACAGCTACAAAGCTAAAGACCGCACGTTCCATCAGTGTCAAAGGCGGTAACAATGGTGGTACGGGTAATGCTAATTTTGATGGTTCTGGTAATATTTCTATTACTATCCCTTCAATTGATGCAACAAGTATCACTGGAGTGTTACCATTAAATACAATTCCTCAAGGTGCGCTAGAACGATTAGTTCACGTTGCAAATAAGGCCGCGCGTTTTAAGCTGACTACTGCACAGGTGCAGACTGGCGATAGTGTTATTCAAAACGATACAGGCGTTATGTATGTTGTCGTTGATGATAGTAAATTAAATGTGGATGCTGGATACCAAGAGTATAAAGCGGGTACGGCACTTGAAGCTACTCATGCGACAAATGCTGACAATGCCACAAATGCTGCTACTGCTGGCAAAGTCGGTCATAAGTTAACAGTACAATATGTTAATATCAATAATCTTGGCGCAACGATTGGTAATGCAGAGACGTTTAATGGTTCTGCTGATGTTATCGTTAATTCTTATAATACCGTCTATAACGATTTTACAGGTGCTTCTGCTTCTAAGGCTGGCGTACATGGTCTTGTTCCTGCTCCTGCTGCTGGAAGTCAGAATAAGTTCCTGCGCGGAGACGGCACGTGGCAAGTCGCTGGTAAGGTCACTGGCGTTAAAGGTAATGCCGAATCTAGTTACCGCACAGGTAACGTTAACTTAACTTGTGCTAATATCGGTGCTGCTGAAACCAATCACAATCACGATACCAGCTATCTAAAACTTTCTGGCGGTACATTAACTGGTACACTGACTGGACAAACGATTAAGCCTAGTGCCAATGGTTCTTATGCTCTTGGTGCGTCTAATGCCAAATGGAGCTATGTCTATGCCAATAAGTTTGTCGGTAATTTGACTGGTAATGTTGAGGGTAATGCGACAAGCGCTACTAACGCTCAGTCGGCAAATAAATTCAATAATACGGTTGCGTTAAGTGGCGATATTACAACATCTGCGACAAGTTTCAATACGGTAAGCCCTATTACTATGGCTACTACTATTGGCAATGGTAAGGTTACATCTGTCAAGATTGCGGACAAAGCTATTACTAATTCTAAACTTGCGGATGATGTTGGTACAGTTTATGTCGGCACCGATACGCCAACAGAAGAACATATCAAATTATGGGTTAAAATTTAATACAATTTTGGGCAAAATCCTGTTACGGGTTTTGCCCTTTTTTCATATAGATATAGAATATAATTCTGAGAAAGAAAAGGAGTTTTATGTGAATAGGTTTAATGAATTGACCTCTCTAGGGGTGGGGGGGGCTACTGCTGTAGCTTAGAATCTATAAATCAATTTGATATTATGATTTTAGATAACCTCCCAAATAAGGAGGTTGAATAATGAGTAACTTCGTAAATCTAATGGATATTGTATATCCTGTGCATAGTATGTATATCACCACAAGTTCTGTTTCGCCTGCAACATCTATTGGCGGTACTTGGACGAAAATTAGTGGCGGTGCATATTTGGCCGCATATGATAGCACTACTGGCTATATTGGTAGCAAGACAATTTCTTATAATCAGATGCCAGTACACAGTCATGCTCAATACGTTACTGCAAATAGCGGTAATCCTGCTATTGTTCGTAAAGACTATGGTGCTGACTCTGGAGGTGCTGGCGCTTCGCAATACCCACAAGGATGTAATACTGGCAATGCTGGAGCAGGACAAGACTATTACCCTTATTCATACGCTTGCAAAGTATATGTAAGAACTGCTTAAATCTAAAATCATAATATCTAAACGAAAGGATATTATGAAAGACTTAATGGACTAATCACAGTCATTGGGGGGGGGCTACAGTAAAGTAGCTCCTTCTTCAATGGCTGTTCTGGACATGGTGATTCACTATGTCTAACTTTGTAAATCTTCTTGATATTATTTATCCAATAGGAAGTATATATTTTAGTTCTTCCAATATTTCTCCAGTTAATAGCATTGGCGGCACATGGGTACAAATTAAAGATGCTGTGCTTGCGGCAGGTGGCTCTGAATATTCCGCTGCTATTGGTAGTTTTGGTGGTAATAAAGCTATTACTATCAACCAAATGCCAGAGCATAATCATGATATGCACTTTTCTACCGCCCCGACTACCCTTTCTCTTCCAAGCAATGTCGGTAACTGGTATTGTTACGATAGAAGATGGGCTTGGACACAAGAAGGAAATAATAGTCCTGTAGTAAACAAGGGGGGGGGGCAGGACTACATTCCGTACCACTATTCAGTTGGTGTGTGGAGACGTACTGCCTAAACTCTTTAAAGGAGTTGGTCTATAATGTCTAACTTCGTCAATCTCATGGATGTCGTATATCCCGTTGGAAGTATTTATCTTACTGTTAATAATGTATCTCCTGCTAGTTCCATTGGTGGTACTTGGACTAAGATAGAAAATTGTACGTTAGCCGCGGGTGGAAGTACATATGGCAATGCAGGCGTTTATAATGGTACCGATACGATTTCTACACTGGAGATTCCAGACCACCAACACCAAGTAGTGGCTTGGAACTCTAGCACGGCTTCATATTCAAATTGTGATTTTTGGAGAACGAATGCGGGGTCTGGAGCAGGGTGGAATCTTTTATCTTATGCTTCTACTATTGGCGGCGACACCGGATGGAATTTGTGGACTTTAGGTACATGGAGAATTGATGCGAACGGGAATCTGGTTAAAGAGCAGAAAGCACATATCCCATATCATTACTCTCTATATGTGTGGAAAAGAACAGCCTAAGAAGATTTATAATATTCTTTCTATTTAATTAGAAAGGATATAAATGAGTAATTTTGTAAATCTATTGGATATTGTATATCCAGTAGGCTCAATCTATCACAGCATGAGCGCAACATCACCCGCATCTACAGTTGGTGGCACTTGGACTCAACTAAAAACTTTCTTATATGGGTCTACAACTGCTAAACAAACTGGCGGTGAAGCAACACATACATTGACTGTTGATGAAATGCCTGCGCACGCACATACAGTAAGTATTAATATTCAGCACGTTGATGGTCTTATTACATCGGCTGAAAGTTTAACATCTGGATTACAACAAGGTGGACGTAGAAGATACTTTGATACTACCTCAGTAGATGGGGGGGGGCAAGCACACAACAACTTGCCGCCATACACGACCTGCTTCATTTGGTACCGAACAGCTTAAAGCTAAGCGAGGTGGCGTATGTCTAACTACGTTAACCTCTTGGATATTGTCTACCCAGTTGGGTCAGTATTTATTTCAAACACGTCAGTCTCACCAGCAAGTACAATCGGTGGGACATGGACAAAACTTGACAACGACACGTTCATTTGTTGCGGCACACCGAACGCAACTGGCGGCGCAAACTCGATTAGGCTTACAATTAATGAAATGCCGTCACATAATCACAAACTTGCTGGATATGGCGAATGGCTTGGCGGCAATTCACAAAATTATTTCAAAGTTGCACTTAATGGTGGAAGAAATTGGAACCCACCAATGGATTCAATGGAAAGCGTTGGCGGTAATCAACCATTTGATAATCGCCCAAAATACAGAGCATTTAACATCTATTTCCGCACAGCCTAATTTATTCGAGGGAAACTTTATGTTTCCCTCGTTTTTTTTTATGGGCAAATTCCTAAAATCAAACATAAATTATTTTCATATTATATTAGATTATGTAGAGAAGAAGGGATATTGCCGAGAATGGATGCTTTGTCGCAACTGGTATCGCAATACTCTTTCGGGGCTATTGTTATTCTGGTTGTAACTTTAGCTGTCGCTTTTAAATTTTTAAGTGAGCTATTGGAATATTTTTATGGTAAGTTACAAAAATTTTTCAATTATCAGACACTTAAAGACAAAAAGCACTCTGAGATTGTAGAAAGCATTGCATTATTGCAGGCAGATATTAAAAATCTTAGTCAAGAGATTAGCAATCAATCGAATGATATTAAGGCACTTAAAGAGCATGAAAAACTTACTCTTGAGAGATTGCAAGAAAACTCTCGTAGTTATATCATTGACAAGCATCACTATTTTTGCTATGAAATCAAGGCTATTGATGACCTCAACTTAGAATCTTTAGAGCGCAGATATTTATACTACAAAGCGGCAGGTGGTAACTCCTTTATTGACGGCCTTATGGAAGAGATACGCGACCTACCTAGAATCAATCTTTCCAACCCACAATTTGTTATAAGCCAGAAGAACAATGAAAGGAGCGAATAAATGAGTCAAGAATTAAAAGCGGTTACAGTCAATTTAAAATCTCTTGACCAAGACATTCAAGACCCTATCGTGACTGGCGGCGCAGATGCGAACGGTCGTACTTTTCGGATTATTTTTGACCAAGAAGCTGCTGCGCAATGTGTTGCAGAGACAAAAGTTTATTTGAGCTGGCGGCACATTCAATTAGATATAAAAGGATATAATGTTTTTACAAAAACACATGAAGACCCCATCGTGTGGGAAATTAAATGGCCGCAAGCTATGTTGCATGAAGGAGATGTGCTTTGTTGCATTGAATTAGTTGATTCTGTATCAATTGCTTCCAGTACGAATTTCCTTGTGCATGTATTATCCGACCCAAATGATGGTTCTGCATTTGTCGTTTCTGATGATTTTAGTGCTTTTCAAAATGCTGTAATTAATCTTGCTTCTATTGGTGATAAAATGGAAAAGCAGATGGACGAACAGCGCAAAGAATTCAAAGAATGGACAAAAGAAACAGAAAAAATTAAAAAAGTCGCGGCTGACGCATATGACAAAGCCGTTTCCGTAGAAAATAAAATAGACCAAATAACTATTAATGCAGGAGTTAAGATTCAAGAGTTTTAGTTATATGGTTTATTTTATACATATAAAAATTTTTATACTCGATAGAGAGGGGTTATAAACAAATGGCTGATGCAGAAAATGCAAAAAAGATTAGTTTTTTTCACGGTTCTGAAACAAAACTAAATGACAGCATTACCGCTGGAACTATTGGTACAAATAGTGTTGTTATTTCTACAGAAGACAATATGATTTATGTAGATGATTCTAAAGTGCCGCACACTCTTGGTAACGCTAAGTCAAAAGAGGCTCACACTGTTCAACTAGGTGTTGGCGGGAGCGTTGGCGGTATCAAGACAGGCGATATTATTGAAGCTGGTACTGATTTAGACACGTTAATCAAAAAAATTATTATGAAGCGTGTACCTGCCGCATATACTGCGCCTAAAATTTCTTTTGCGGTTTCCAAAGGCTCTCAACCCGGCAATTATGAGGTTGGTACCGTACTTACCGCGACCATGACTGCGAATTTTACAAAGCAGGACGCAGGCGCTCTTACTGCGATTAAAATTTCTGATGGTACTGTTGATGTACTTGAAGGTTCTACTAGTCCACTAGTCTTATCTGACCATTCAATTACAATCGGAGAAGGTACTACTTCTTTCAAGGCTATCGCTTCTTATGCCGAAGGTGCAATCAAAAAGGATAATCTTGGCGATGATTCTCCAGCTGGTCATATTACTGCTGGCTCTATTACATCAAATGCGCTTTCTTATATTGGAAAACGAAATGCTTTTTATGGCACGGGTGTAGGTTCTGTACCTGAGTTAAATTCTGCAATTGTACGCGCTCTTACTGGTAAATCTCTTAACCCCGCGGCGGGTACCAAACTTACTATTAAAGTTGCTCAAGGACAACAGTACATTGTTTTTGCTTATCCTGCAACTCTTCGTGATGTAAGTCAAGTTAAATACGAAGAAACCAATGATATTGGTATGGCTTCTAGTTTTACCAAGCAAACAGTATCAGTTGAAGGTGCTAATGGCGCTAAAGCAGCTGATTATAAGGTTTATAGTTACGCTATGGCTGCACCCGCTGCTGCTCCAATGACATTTACGGTAACTATTTAGGAAGGAGTTATAAATTATGGCTATTGATAGCACAAAATTATTAGTTGCCGTAAAAGCGTATTCTCGTGGTAATGCTCTTCCACTTGACGCTTCAAGTGTTCATGAAACACTGGCGGCCGCACAGACATATGCAGATTCGGCCATCGCTTATGGCGGTCAAGTCATTACCGCACTGGTTGATGGTGAGTACAAAGCATATATGCTGCAACCAAAAGCCGAAGGTACGGGCTTTAATCTTTCTCCTGTTGGAATTGATGGTAAAATTGACCCAACAAAGGTAAAAGAGTATGTTAAGGTAGTAGAGACTCTTCCAGAAACTGACCAAGAACAGGGTGTTATCTATATCAATACTACAGATAACAAAGGTTATATTTATACCGGCTCTGGTTTCAAAGTAGTTTTTGAACAAGTTGAAAATCTTAAATCAACCATTGAAGCTATTCAGGCTAAGTTAGATAGCCTGACTGGTGAGGGCGAAGGTTCTGTTAAGAAAGCCCTTGAAGACGCAAAGGCTTATACCGATACTGCGGTCGCTGGCAAAGCTGATAAAGCAACTACTTTGGTAGGATATGGCATTGCTGACGCTTATACGAAAGAAGAAGCTGACACTGCAATCGCTTCTGCTATTGCAAAGGCAGACCATCTAAAGCGTGCTATTGTTGAGGCTCTTCCCAGCGTTGATGAAGCTGACGCTAATACTATTTATATGGTTCCAGTTGATGACCACTACGATGAATATATTCTTGTCGTTACTGGCGAAACTAAAAAATTTGAAAAAATCGGCGATAGCAAGGTAGACCTTTCCGGTTACGCAACCAAAGATGAAGTAACAACTGCTAAGCAGGCTGCTATTGACGCTGCTGCTGCTGATGCGAAAACCAAAGCCGACGCTGCGCAGGCCGCTGCTATTGCAGAAGCGCAAACTAAAGCCGATGCCGCTCAAGCTGCCGCTATTGCCGCTGCTGTTGAAAAAGATACTGCAACCCTAACAAGCGCAAAAGAATACGCCGATAGTCTTGCTGCTAACTATGAAAAAGCTGGTGCCGCAGCTAAGGCTCTTGAAGACGCTAAGACATATGCGGATACTCAAGATGCTACAACGCTTGAACAAGCTAAAGCTTATACAAATGGTCAAATTTCTCCCATCCAAGAGAATTTGAATACTAAGGTTGATGCCGCACAAGTAAAGACTATTCTTTCTGAAAAAGTTGGTGATATTGCCGAAGGTACTACCATTAAGCAGTATATTGACACAAGCGTAGGTTCCGGTGGAACTGCTAGTGCAGAAGCAATTGCAGCAGCAAAGAAAGAAGCCATTGAAACTTCTAAAACTTATACGGATAACGCTTTGACAATTGTAGAATTTTAGGAGTTAAGATGGCTGTAGTTCGTGTATATACAACTGTGTCCGCAAAATTAAATAAATTACCAGTTAGCGATGGAAATTTAGTTTTTGTTTCCGATACACGTCACCTCTATTTAGATTATAACGGTCTACGAATTAAATACAATTGTATCCAAGAATTTCCTACAGACAAAGATAGAGTTGATAAATTAGCGCCAGTTGAAGGTTATTACTATGTAGAAGAAACTGGCGTAATGTGGCGTTATAAAGACGGGTGGAAACAGCTTACTCCTTCTAATTTACAAACCATAACTTTTGGTACTTCTGTTGAAGATTTTCCAAAAGAAGGAAAAGAAACTATGATATATATTGCTGATAAAGCAATTTATAAATGGAACGCGGCCCTTCATACATATATGTGTGTTGCTAATAATACAGAATGGACAACTATTTAAAGGAGACATGAATGAGTCAAGTTAAATTTGTAGCTGCTACTCTTGCTGGCTATCAAGGTCTTGAAAATAAAGACGCTAATACTCTTTATTTTGTACAAGAAGAGCAGCGCATTTACAAAGGAGATACCCCATACTCTGGTGGTATTTACGAAAAAGTAAGCGCACTTCCTACGCAGGGTAAGGTTAACACCTTATATATTGTAGGCGACAATGGAGATAATGTTGCCTATTGGGACGGCACTAAGTATATTCAAGTTGTTAAACCGACAACTGTTGCTGCCGACCTTTCTGCTCTTACTCAGCGTGTTACTACCGCTGAAAGTAATATTTCTGCCGCAGATGAAAAATTAACAGTTATTCAAGGCGAAGGTGAAGGCTCCATCAAGAAAGCCGCTGCTGACGCTAAGCAAGCTGCTATTGATGCCGCCGCTTTTGATGCTACTGCTAAGGCTGACCAAGCTCTAAAAGATGCCAAAGTTGATACTACCGCTCAGGTTGGCGCTGCTAAGACCGAGTTACAGGCTAACATTGATAAAAAAGCAGATAAAGCTACTACTCTTGCTGGCTACGGCATTACTGATGCCTATACGAGTGGTCAAACCGATACTAAGATTGCAGAAGCTGTTGCCAATGCACATCACCTAAAGCGTGAAATTGTTGACACTCTTCCCGATGTTGCTACAGCTAATGAAGACACTATCTATATGGTTCCCGATGCTGGTGACACTGGTGCCGCAGGTTCTAACAAATCTGTCTACACCGAATATATGCTCGTCAACGGTGCTTTTGAACGCATCGGTACCTCTGATGTAGACCTTAGCAACTACTTCACTAAAGAGGAAGTAACTGGCGCTATTGGCACTGCCAAGACCGAAGCCGCTGCTGACGCTCAGACCAAGGCTGACGCTGCAAAAAAAGCTGCTATCACTGCTGCTGCTACAGATGCCACCACAAAGGCTGATGCGGCTAAGGCTGCTGCCATTACCGAAGCTGGCAAGAAAGCTGACAAGGCTCTCGAAGACGCCAAGACTTATTCCGATGGTCTAGCTAAGAACTATGCTACCGCCGCACAGGGTGCTAAAGCTGACTCTGCTGTTCAGGCCGCAGACGTTGTTTCTGGTACCGCTAACGGCACAATCTCTGTAAAGGGTACAGATGTTGCCGTTAAGGGGCTAGGTTCTGCCGCTTATGCAAGTACTGGCGATTTTGATGCTTCTGGCGCTGCTACTAGCGCTCTTTCTAGCGCTAAGACCTATGCCGACACTAAAAAGAGCGAAGCTATTGAAGCTGCTGCTGGTGATGCTACAACCAAGGCTAATAAAGCTCTTAATGATGCAAAAAAATATGCTAACGGCCTACTCGAATGGGGCACGCTCTAATTTAAATTAGATTAAGGAGATTGTATGTCTGCGGATATTAAATTTTATACAGGTGTACAATCAGAATATGATGCTCTTGGATTGGATAAAATAGACCCGAATGGTATCTATTTTCTTTCAGATTCCAAGAGCATCATGAAAAATAATATCAAATACGGCAGTGGTGACGTTAAGGTTGCCACTGCTTCTGCCGCAGGTATTATCAAACCCGGCACTGATTTTGATATTACCTCTGATGGCACACTTACTCTTTATAAAGCAATGTCTGTTAATAGTTTTTCAAACAATAGCGGCACGCTTGAAATCGGTTCTTCGCTTTCTTCTTCAACATTCTCTTGGAGTTTAAGCAAGCAGCCTTCTAAACTGACAATTACAGCAAGTAACCAATCTGCTGATGTTGATAAAAAACAAACTGGCTCTGCACTTGTTACATTTACAAAACCTTTAACTGCGACAACTACGTTTACACTTACTGCCACTGACGCGCGTAATGCCACATCTTCAAAGCAGTCTACCATTTCATTCTTAAATGGCAAGTATTATGGTGTAAGCAACATTACAGATATTTCTCAGATGGATGCGGCCTTTGTCAAAGGTTTCACTAAAAATCTAGTATCTGGCCGCACAGGTTCATGGTCTGTTACGGCAAATGCGGGACAGTATATTTACTTTGCTATTCCTGCTTCTTTTGGAACTCCTGTATTCTATGTAGGCGGTTTTGAGGGCGGTTTTGACAAGGTAAAGACTTTCGACTTCCAGAATTCAAGTGGTTATACTGCTTCTTATAATATCTACAAGTCAACTAATGCTGGTCTAGGCACTACTACGGTGGAGGTGAGATAATGCCAATTCAACTTATTGATAAAATCAAGCAAAAGAATAATGGCACTTTCAAACTCGTAGATGCGTCTGACATCAATTGGGATATTAATGTTCCAAGCGATAAAGTCCCAGCAGATTATGTTAAAAAAGATGTAATGGATTCTGCAATTGCAGATGCAGTTGCCGCAGCGCCGCACCTTAAACGTGTTGTCTTAGCCAAAGGCTCTACTTTACCTGCTGTTGGTGAAGATAATACAATCTATATGTTGCCTGATTTAACTGAATCAGATAACGAATATACTGAATACTTTTGGGTAAATGATAAATTTGAAAAATTAGGCGGCTCTAAAACTGACCTTACAAACTATCCGTCCAAAGATGAAATGACTTCGGCTATCAATTCTGCCAAGAATGCTGCATCAACCGATGCACAATCTAAAGCAGATAAAGCTCTTACGGATGCAAAAGCATATACAGACCAAGAGAAAGCAAAGTATCTTCCTCTTGCGGGCGGCACTCTTTCTGGCAAAGTTAAATATGCGGCTAATCAGTCTATCAGTGATGATAATGATTTGGCAACAAAAGTATATGTTGATGCAAAGGTAGCAGGTGCCAAGCCAAATGATATGTTAACCCCTTCTCAGATTACTACTGGTACGGAAAACGGCACCATTAAAGTCAAAGACAAAAATGTTTCAGTGTTCGGGTTACTATCTGCCGCATATCATAATGCCGAGGATTTCTTAACCCCAAACGATTTAACTTGGCATTCTATTGCGTAATATTCAGAAAGGACGTGAGCAAGATAGCAAGAGTAAAATTTATCAGAGATAAAGAACCTAATATCAAAGCCCTCACCGCAAGTAGAAAAGTGTTAGATGGTGCGCTATATATCGCTACCGATACTGGCACTATGTGGATGGGTACTTCTACGACCTCTCTGATGCAAATTAAAGATAATATCAATACAAATACAACTTACAATCTGACCAAAAGTGGCAGTACAATTACTCTTAAAGGTAGCGATGGTAGTTCTGTTTCTGTAACAGACTCTAATACTATTTATAGTAATGCAACGGCATCTGCCGACGGTCTTATGTCTGCCG